GCATTGACTTTTGCCTCATGTGATCGTGTAGCTCCTAACTACTATGGAGTATTGATGGAAAACTTCGGTAAAGACGGTAAGTCTGATTACTCACGCCAACAAGGCCGTGTATCAGTCATGTCTCCTGGAACTGAACTGTTTCAAGTACCTGCTTGGGAACAACGTGCAGAGTTTACTGAAACTGTTCAAAAAGACGGAGATGAGACCACTATCAAAAGGATGCTTAGACTTAAAGCAGCAGACAACACAGAATTTACAGCTAGTCCTTTGTACACTTATCAGGCTATTGAAAACCGTGTAGTTGACTTAGTATTCCAGAACTCTCGTTTAGGTTCAGGTAGTGACTTTATGCGTGCTTTAGAGGACAATGTATTAGAACCAATGATCTATGATATCATTAAAGAAGAATCACGTAAACACTCTACTGATACTTTGATGGCTAATGGAGGATCACTAAGATTCGAGCATATTGTAGAAGGCAAAGTAAAGAAAGCATTTGAAGAAAAAGGATTAGAACTAATGAATTTCTCATCTAACCTAGACTTTAGTGCCAAAGTAAAAGCTAAGATTGACTCTCGTAATGAAGTAAACACTAACGTATCTGTATTAGACCAACAAATCATTGAACAGCGTAAGCGTAACGAGTTGGCTAAACTTAGAGCTGAGGAGAATAGAACTTTGCTTACTCCAGAATTCCTCCAGTATGAAGCCATTAAGAAGTGGAAAGGCATCTCTTATGGCTCAGATCCTGTATTCTTTAAAAACATCAAGTAAATCTAAATAACCATAAATATGCAAGAACAAGAAATGGCAGAAGCGCCTGCACCACAGGGATTGAATGAACCAGGTATGGAACCACCAAAAGAGTATGTACCAACTCAAAAAGAAGCACTCAGAGATTTTGAAATCAGCATTAAATTTCTAAACAGGGGATGTATTGTAAGCGTAGGATGTAAATCAATCGCTTTTGAGGATGTATCTAAAGCTATGGAAGAAATCAATGCTTATGTATGTGGTGATACATACAAAGTTCAGAAGAAATGGCGTAAAATCTTAGACTAAAATGACAACAGCACCATTTACAGGAACTCAAGAAGAGTGGGATGCCCTAACTCAGCAAAACAAAATTGGATGGATTGCTAAAGTATGCCACCAAGCAAATAAAGCATGGTGTGAGTCAGATGGAGATTATTCTCAAAAAGACTGGCTTGAAGCAGAACAATGGCAAATACAATCAGCTGTTAGTGGAGTTAAGTTTCGTGTAGAAAATCCAGATGCTCCTGCAAGTGCTATGCACGACAACTGGAGTAAAGAGAAACTTGCTGATGGATGGGTTTATGGGAAAGTGAAGGATGCGGAAAAGAAGACTCATCCTTGCTTAGTACCATTTGAGGAATTACCTTTGTTTCAGCAAAAGAAAGATAAACTGTTCTCTGCAATAGTTGATGCTTTAAAATAATTAGCCCTAAGTACACGGGATCGAAAACAGGAGGGCATACCGTAAGATCTGCTCACTCGTCCTCTGAATCGTTAGTCAGCATAGTTATCGGGTTCTATGGTATGCGTTAAGCAAAAAACCCGGCAATAGTCAGGTGGCGTAAGGGTAAACGCACTATTACAGCAGTAGGTTCGAGTCCTGCCCTGACTACCATGTTAACCCACAAAGAAAAGAAACGGGTGACAGCTCGGAAAGACGAGCAACACAGTTAGGTGGCGAAATGGTAAACGCTGTTGTACATATAGGGGTGACTCAGGACAGAGACTCTGCAAAGATGTACGACAATTCATTCGTAGTCCCAGAATGAAATACAGGTTCAAGTCCTGTTCTAACTACAAAGTAGAGAGAACCGTGAGTTTGCGGATGGAAACAACCATAAAACGAGCATACGTCATACTCTACTTTATTTAGTCAGGTGGCGGAATGGTAGACGCCCTGTTTCTAGACGATGGCCGAAAGCAAGATTTCGGTACAGGTTCGAATCCTGTCCTGACTACGAAGAGGTAACAGACCGTATATCGGCCTCAATGGATAAGAGGAAAAGCTTTTCGGAAGCAAGTCCAAATTGATGCGCAATACAGGTGACGGTGACGAACGGGGAAAGACCCGTACATAACAGAGTGGCGAAAGCTATTGGTAGAGTGATGATTGATTGGAAGACATTAAGTTGACACCCACTCAATATGTAGCTTAATGCAGGTTCGAGTCCTGCCTCTGTTACAAAGGGCTGCCAACACAGTCCCAGTTCGCAAGGAACTAAAAAAAACTTATCTGTATATATTACTCATAATAAAAGAGCAAATGTTGGTTTGCTCTTTTTTATTTAGATGACAATTATTCCCGGAAATACTTATCTCATAGAGATAACCAAGATTTTGGCACACATGCCTCTTGATAGATACACACAGTGGGCTAGTAAAGGCCCAGGAGAACGATTCTTTGTTAAGAAAGGATCTAGTGGTGTTACATCTATATCAAGCAAAAATGTAATCGTATTAGCACAATCTATTGTTTATTACGATCAAGACAAAGGCTGCCTATAACAGTCGGTTTTCATAGCAATCAAAGGGTTTTATAGGGACCCTTTATCTTAAACCAACCAACTCTAAATTATATGACTAAAAAATTTGTATCAAGCTCTCAGATCTTAGCAAAAATGCCTAAGAACCAACTCGTAAGTACAGCAGACTTAATTACTTCTTTCCCAGGAATGAACATGACTGCACTAAGCTCACAGTTGATGAGATTAACAGACAGAGGTATTCTTGACAAGCTAGGTGCAAGTCTTTACAGATTACCTAACGAATCTGCTTCTAAGCAACGTTACAGAGTAAGCCGGTATGTTGTTCTGCCATTAGATTTATTTAACATTGTAGCCAAGTATTTGAAAGACGGCTACACTTTGAAAGACACTCACCTTATCACTGGTATTCCTTTTGAAAGCGTTAAGTTTGTCCGTAATGTAGTAAACAACACCATTTCACCTCCAATTGAAACTAAAACTCCTATTGAGCTTAAGAAGGAAGAGTTAAGTGCCTTATTAGCTGAAAAAGCAGAGGAAGAAGTAAAGGTAGAGGAGGTAGAAGAAGTAGAAGAGGTAGAAGTTGTTAAGCCAGAGGTAACCAAGGTAGTTGTAAGTGAGCCTGAAACTAACAGAGTCCCTAGTTACTTTACTATTGTAGTACAGGGTGTGACCCTTAAGGTAGCAGAAGGACTACAACTACGCTTTAAAGATGAGGCAGTTTTTATTGACCGTTAACATTATGCTGATTATGACTACCATGGCCTGTGGCTGTGGTAGTTATCGATCAGTAAAACTTAGTCCAATTGATACCTGTGAGTTAGTATCTTATGTTAATCCTTACAAGATTGTAATGGATACAATGTCTGACACACTTGATATCGACGATACTATGTTTGTTGACGAGTTGATAGTATTCGACTCCTTATTCTGTGAAGAACCGGTAGTAGATTCTGCTTACGTATACAAAAACGCAGACTACACGTACTACATTGAGTATTATTTTAAGTCAAAGACCATCACTTACTTTGTATGTGAGGGTTACATTAGAAAACGTCAAGTAATTTATTATGAGCGCATTTAGATTAAACGAACAACTAGAGCTAGTTAAGATTAGAACCTACAGACAATGGTTCCAGTTATCAGCTATAGTTAATTTGATTTTACTTGGGTCACTGATCTACGCAAGCGTATTAGGGCCTACAATCAGAGAAGTTATTAAGTATGTACCTTTCCACTCAATTAACGAGCATGACATCCAGCCTAGTGATTCAACTGTATTAGCAGAATTGATGAAGGAAGGCTGTGTCTTGCCTACTGTGGCAGTAGCCCAAGCAAAAATTGAGTCAGGTAACTACAAATCAGAAGTATGTGTAAAGAATAAGAATATGTTCGGTATAAGATATCACAAGTGCCAGTTTGTATCAGGCCAGAATCTTAATCATGCAACTTATAATTCTTTTCGTGATAATATTAAATGTTATATTCACGTACAAAATCGTTACCTAACAAACATTGATGGTGTGTATGCAGAGTCACCTGTATACATCAGCACCCTTAAGAGTTTGAAGAAATGAATTGTCTAGTCGTATTGGACAGTAGCCAGATAAACCAAGGGGAAAGATACGACCTTTCCCTTTTTTAACTTATGGATTCACAGAATAAACGTTCCGAAATACAAGCAGAAGCCCTTGAAACTATCCTACGTCACAGAAGGTGCGGTATTTCAGTGTCAATGGGCGTAGGTAAAACTTATATAGGTCTGCAGTACATGCAGTCCTTAAACTCTCAGGTAAGCAAACCCTTGAGGTTTTTGGTAGTAGCACCGAAAGTAGACATCTTCAACTCATGGACAGATGATGCAAATAAATTCCATCTTCCCCATTTAGTAAATCAGATTACTTTCAGTACTTACATCTCACTCAATAAGCACAATCCTATAGATTATGACGTGCTTATCTTAGACGAAGCTCATACAGCTAAAGAAAGCCACCGGGTGTTTCTGGAGACATTCCATGGTAGAATCTTAGGCTTGACAGGTACACCACCTAAATGGCTTCAATCTGAAAAAGGTCAAATCATGGAAGAGTTCTATCCAATAGTATTCTCTTATAAGGTAGACCAAGCAGTAGACAGTGGTATTCTTAATGACTACAGAATCTTCATTCATAGTCTAGAACTATCTACAGCTAACACAGTTAAGACCAAACAAGGATGGTTTACTAGTGAGCGTAAGAACTATGAATGGCTTCGTAGACAGATTGAAGAGGCTAGCAGTGATAAGTTTAGGTTCATGAAGCAGATTATGTGTCTGACGGCCTTAAAAAGCTACGAAACCAAGCTAGAATACACTCGTAAGTGTCTTGAAAAGATTCCTGCTGGAGACAAATGCTTAATTTTTGCTAATACAATCGCTCAAGCAGAGGAGTTGTGTAAACATACACACCACTCTAAACGTAAGGACAAGGAAGACCTAGAGGCTTTCAAACGAGGAGACATTACTAGATTAGCAGCAGTTGAGCAATTAAGTGAGGGTGTGACTATCCCTAATCTTAAACACATTATTATTCTTCACGCCTACGGTAACGAGAAGAAGACTAGTCAGAAAATAGGCCGTGTGTTACGCCTAAACCCGGATCAAGTTGCAAACGTTCACATACTTCAGTATGCAAACAGTATCGACGAGACGTGGGTTAAAAGAGCACTAGAAGGATTTAACTCAGAAAAAATTAAATACGTAAAACTATGACCAAGATGAATGTTAGAGGCGAAGTAAGAATAACTGAAGAGATGCTTCAGGGGTTTGGCTTTAGAAAAATAGGCTACACCCAGGAAGAAACTGGTAAAGAATTTTATCATTATGAGTTACCATTAACTCAAGCTAATGATTACTCTGATTTATTACTTATTACCAATGCAAGTGATGAAGATGACTTTCCAATAGTTCAGTTATTTGGAGCTAATGAGTACGAGTTTCTTTATGCAGAACCTATCATACTATTTATGAATATCTTACAGTCAAACTGTGTGGTAGAGGGCTTTCACCTAGATAATCAATTTAACGAACCTACCCAAGATGAAGACCAAGGATAAAACTTTTGAGCAAATTTTGCATGAGTTAGACGAACAAATCAAAGCTGACTTTGTTAAGTTCCGTGACGATTTAAAAAGACTATCAATTCAAGAAAAAATGGATGATGTTTTTGAAAATCCTGAAAATAATATTAACTTAGCAGATGAATTATTGTACGAACCAATAGATCAACATGTCAGTACAGGATCCGACTACGCAGAGAAGGTTAAAGAAACTCAAGAGTAAGGTAACTCCTGAGTTTATAGAGTATTGCAATGATCGTGGTATTAACCCTATTGAGTGGTACAAGTGGCAATTACATTTAATTTGGCAACACAGAAAGTTAAGTAAAGAGATTCATGAACGCACTAGGAATGTACAAGGTAACTTATCAAGCTGGCAAAGGATTGGTTGAAATAATCCAAGTAAGTAAAAAAGTTAATGATAGTTGGGAACTATTGAGAGATCCCGAATTAGTACAGCAGTTGGAGGATAAGATTTTTAAGAATCCATTACCTCAGAAATCATCAAGTAAAATGGGCTATGGGGAAGCCATCTACAATGAAAACCTACGGTATATCACAGGTAGCTTTGAGATTGTGGGTTAAGGTCAAACTAGTCCTTAGAGAGGTAGACAAATCACTTACTTGGACGCAGAAGAACTCTGTGTTTCAGAAATTTTAATTTATTATGGGTTACGACGAATATTTATTTAGCTGTCTTCTTAAGGAATTTGACGAAGACTTCGCTGCTATGCCTTATGACGAGCAGTTTGATCACTTACCAAAGCTCTACAAAGAGTTTGTACTTTCACCATTCAACGAGCGAGAAGAGTCTCTGTACTCTTGTATAGAGAAATACTTGCTTGACCGAGAAGCCAATCAAAACGATGAGTTAGATGTCGACTCGGATGACCCTGAATACATCATCTAATCAAAAGGCACTGGAAACGGTGCCTTTTTAATTTAAAGACATGGAACTATTAGTAACACACCCAGTAAAAAAGTCTGACATAGGCTTTCACGGTAATCTATTTGGAGGCACACTCCTTGCATGGGTAGACGCAGCATTAGCCGCCTACGCAATGGAAAAGTGCCACAGTCAAAATATGATTACCATTGCCTTAGATCAGTGCGTATTCAAGAAACCGGCCAAAGAAAAGCATTTGGTCAAGATTTATGCTCAGATGATTCACGTAGGCAATACCTCAGCTCAGTTCAGAGTAGAAGCAAGGGCTTACAGTGTATTCAGAGAGGACGAAGTAGTTCTACTACAAACCTGTATGACCTTTGTACGAGTAGACGGAGAAGGAGAGCCTATCCCTATCTCTAAGCAAGTCAAAGAGAATTTTCTAAAATCAACTCAAACCAATTAATTAAAAAACTAAGCAATGACTGATCAATACATAATTGTAGATATTATTAACAAAGAGTTTTTCAAAGATGTTGACGGCAATGTTAAGGTATTCAACGATTACGATAGTGCGTTACTGCATTGTGGGATTTATGAACTTGAAAACGCTTGGGTATGCCAGTTAATGCACAATCACATAGAAAACAATGAGCAACAATAAACAACAAACGGCAGTTGATTGGTTGATTGAAAAACTTACGCCATTTATTATGCTAGAAAAATCTAAAGCTAATACCTTAATTGAACAAGCAAAAGAAATGGAGAAGGAAAGAATTGAAACTGCATACAACAAAGGAACAGTTCATGGAATTGATTATCCTGAAAGTACACTACCAATAACTGGTGAACAATACTACAACGAAACCTACGGAGGTAATAAATGAAAAAAGAATTTATCCCATATGAACTTGCATTAGAGTTAAAGCAACTTGGGTTTGATGAACCTTGCTTAGCTTCCTACTATCGTGCAGGTAGAAGATTAAATATATGTGAATACATTAATCACGGAGAATATACTGTTTTAGCACCAACCTACTCACAAGCATTTAGATTCTTCAGAGAGAATCATAAATTGCATTCAAATGTTAAATGTGTTGATACCGTTGCCAATAATCATTTTCGATACGAAATAGAATCTAATGGGGAGACATTAGTTTGTCGGAATAGAATTGAATCTTACGAAGAAGTAGAACTTGCTTGTCTTAAAAAATTAATTGAAATAGCAAATGACAAACAATAAACAACAAACGGCAGTGGAGTGGTTCTTCTTTGAATGCGGAAAATATGGTGATACTGCACAAATTCCAGATAGTGTAATTGATGAAGCCAAGGAAATGCAGAAGCAAATGACAATAAAACTTTATAATGATTATGAAAATTATTTAGAAGAAGCATTCAAACACCAAAATGGTGGTCAAGCGGTGATATTGTCATTTGAAGAATTTTACGAACAAACCTACGGAGGAGGTGAGCAATGAAAAAGATATTAGTATTTACAATAAAAGCAGTATTATTTTTAACAGTTGGTATCATATGTAAATTATTGATAGCAATGTTTGATGATTACAACGCAGCATTTAAGAACGGATGGCATTAATAAACAACCAAACAGAGTCAAATAATTTAGAAAATGCAGAATAAAGTTGAACTACTGGGCTACTATGGTAGCGACCAGGTAATCGCACAGTCCGCTTGGACATCTACCTCACGTGAGTTGAGTGAGGATAAATTAGCACGCATCCCTAAGCTAATTGAGATGCTTTGGACAGAGGGACATGAAAGTCCCTTTGAGAAAGGCAACGTACACTTCTTAGTTACGTGTGACATAGCATCACACATTCACTTACTCAAGCACCGTATTGCATCTATTAATGCTGAATCCGCTAGATACAAGGAGTTGAAGGAGGACAAGTATTACATTCCTGAGGATTGGGGAGACAATAAGACTAGAGATGGTGCAGAAATTATAGGTGGGTATAAATACGGAGCCGAGGTAGGTTGGGCTACTGTATTGCTTGACTACACAACTATGGGCAACGAATTGTACCACAAAGCACTACAAGAGTTAACCCCAGTATTAGGCCGTAAGAGAGCCAAGGAGAGTGCTAGATTCTTCAAGACTTACAACTCACAGATTACTGCTGACGTACAGTTCAACATGCGTTCATTTGCAAACTTTCTCAAACTTAGAGCCTCAGAACACGCTCAGGTTGAGATTAGAGACATTGCATGGGAAATGTACCGGTTAGTAGAAAACATTGAAGGAAACCCTTTTGAACATACCCTACGAATGATTAAACCATGAAGCTTAACCTTAACGGACTCTCACCAAGACATTATGCGTTCTTGATTATGCGGGATGAGTTAGGGTTAACCTTTGGTCAAATTGGTATCAGAACGGGTAAGAATTACGCAGCCGCACGACAGCTTTACTTGCGTGCAAAAGAAAAACAACTAATCTTAGATCAAATGAGACTAATCAAAGACAAAGTAATCAGTTTACTAACAGCTGATGCTAAGTACAGGGAGGACGACAACAAATTAATTGCTCGTATCTGGTATCAAGAATCTTTATTACTTAACTGTAATACAAGTGTCGACCTCCTTACTGCTTTAGCTAAAGGTAAACTTAGTTCCGCTGAATCAATTAGACGTAGTAGGCAAAAAGTTCAAGAAGAAATGCCTGAACTCAGAGGCAGGAATTACAAAGAACGCCAGGAAGAGTCTGGCCAAGTAAAAAAAGACTTAGGATATGGCAAAAACACCTAAAGTAACTATCAGTATTGAAGCACAGGGACCTATGCTAGACATAGTTGTTCACTGTACTACTGAAGCTCAGGTAATTAAAAAGCTCAAAGAGCTTAAAAACCTAGTGAATCCACCACGTACTAAGGTAGTTCAAAGCTACCGAGAAAGATGGACTACCAAGAAACGTACTTACTACGTAGACCACTCAGTAGGTAAGATTCAAGGTAAACACACATTTACTATTATTCACAATCACCCTCAACACCCAACAAACAAACTATGACAATTCAATCATTTCGAAACGCAGAACTAGACAACGTAATCCTAGAAGTAGGAGACCAAGACGAATGGAAGCAGTTAGCTGCTGAGATGGGCTTAGACAAACAAATGGAGTTTGTTCAACAAGCTAAATCTCCCCTCCCTTATCCATACATGAACCAGAGTATGCAAAACATCTTTGGTACTTTGTGTGGAACTAAAGTAGATTTCAAAGAGTATTCTAAGACTCCCATACCTTTGGATGTTATGCGTGAGTTAGCTTTTTGCAGAGCAGAGAAGTACTTCAATGACATCAAAATCTGGTACGACGACAAGACTCCAGATCCTATTGCTGTGGGTACTAGCGTAAGGTACTCTGCTAGTTACTATAAGACCCAAGAAGACAAAGACAAGGGTTCTTATTACAACAGAGAGAGCACAGCCTACGATTTTACTTCTCGTGAGCAAGCAAAGGATTATGTTGAGACTATGGGATTTGTGTTTAACGACACCAACACCCAAACCAATCAATACCTTATTGCTCGCTGGGCCGATGAGTTGCGTCCTATGGAAGAACTCAAAGCATTGGCTTTAGAAAGATTACAAGACAAGTATGTGTCTGAGTGGACCAAAGCCATTAAAGACCTTCAGTCAAAGGTACTTTCAGCTAAAGAGACGCTTAATCTTTTCTTGATGGGAGAGGTTTCAGAGTGGGACTTAAGAAGAAACTTGTAATTTAACTTAAACTAATTAACTAAGGGGCCTAACAAGCCCCTTTTTTATTATGCCAAACACAGAACTATTTTACGATCCATTGAGTGTTGACTTCATTAACGAAGTACAGCAGCCAGTAAGAGATAAAACCCTAGAGGAAAAGTTATCTCTTGTAACTGAGAATCTGCCTAAGCGAACTAGGCAGAAAAAAGTAAAATTTTATTCAAGTCTTGAGTTAAGAAAGAGACTACAGATTTTAATTAGCAGCAACCCTGACCACGATGTAGTTTGCCGTATTGCACGTAATCTACTAGATCTTAAGTATGTAAGTCCAGAAAGTATCAACTACTTAGACCTATCTAACGACGACTACACCAAGATATCATTCATGAACCAGGATAGATATGAGAAAGTTAAGAACGATAGCTTTAAGACCTATTACTTTACTTCTAAATCTAGAATCCTTTGTGCCTACAAAACAAAGGTATCGGGTGCTCACAGAGATGCAGAAGGTAATTTATACCATGGCTTAGAGGATAAGGAAATCTATGCTAGTTTTTACTTCAACAAAACTATGGTACCAGAGCCTATTAAGTTAAAGACTATCAAAACTGTCTCTAAGTTAACTCATTACGATGATGGTACTTCAGATGTTGTTTATGATTACAGCTATGAACTTCCAGAGGATTTTACAGTTGACTTTTTAAAAACCTATGACACAGCGTCTAAATATAGATTTAAGATAGTTCAAGGTAAATTAATCCCAAGTGGCTATGGATATGAAGAGCCTGAGTTTGATTGGAAACTTGACAATCTTAAAGAAGTGATTAGACCTAGCGTATGGAATCCTAGCTTAAGATTTCACAGTAGTATTCACAAAGTGTTGAACAAGCTATTTCCCACAGAGTACACAGAACGTGAGAAGAATATATTTGCCGAATCTTACTACAGGTTAGTAGTAATTAAAGACAAAAGCTACTCATTCACAGTTGTTCAAGGTGAAGCAATTAAACACGCATACCTAGAAGACAACTACTATAGACCTACTAACGGAGGTACGTTGTGGCAGTCTTGTATGCGTTACCAACAATGCCAAAAGTATCTAGAAATCTATGTAAGTAATCCTGACATAGTAAGCTTAGCTGTACTTGAAAAGTATGGTAGGATAGTAGCTAGGGCTATTATATGGACTTCACCAGATGGTAAGAAGCATATAGACCGTATCTACACCTACAACAACGAGGCAGAAGCGATTATGACTGCAAGCATAGGTACACTAGGTTATAGTGAACTTAGGACTTTCCACGGAGGGCAGAAGTATGACTTAGAAATCCCATTATCGTATGAAAGGTTCCTGTCTTACAGTTATTTTCCGTACATAGATAGCTTAAAGCACTACAATCTTAACAACCACAAGCTCCAGAATCACTGTGAGAACACCAGTAATTACATCACATTTAATGAAACTGATGGTACTCACTCAGAGTATGAGTATGACGAAGATACTTTTGAGTGTGACGAGTGTGGTAGTACTAGTTCCGATGCAGATTTTTTAACAGAAATAACTGCAGGTAGACACAGAGGAAATTATGCTTGTGAAAACTGTAGAGTTTATTCGGAAGAATTAGATGCCGACATACTAAGTAGTTCTTCTGAATTCTGTGAGTACTCGGAATCTTATTTCCCTGAGGAGCACATGGTTTATCTAGCAGATGGTTCTAGATGCTGGGGTGCACACACAGACATAGAATCTTTTGAGAATGGTTATGGATTCTTCTTAAGAGGAGATAATAACTTTGAGTACAAAGAGTATGCCGGTCTGTATTACCACCCAGACGATCCTGCTTTCCAAGAATTACTAGATGAAATTGAAGAAAATTTACAAAATCAATCAAACCAAACAAATCAAGACAATGACCAAATCGAAACAACAGACCAGCCCCACACCTACAATGAGTTACTCTAGACCAACTGTATTTAGGGATGAGGAGCAATTATTAAAAATAAACGCAGTTAAAAGCTTTAACACCAATTATGAGTTGTTGAAGGACATCATGTTATTCCAGTCCCCTACTTATGATTCAGCACGTAACAAAGCTAAGGCTGCTTATTTGCTTGATTTAGTTTTTGACTACACAGGTGTTGAGGGCATTAACTTTGAGGGTAACTTATACTTCACTAAAGGAGTAGCAGAGTTTTATCCTACTGTGGTAGCTCACTATGACACAGCCCAAGATTATCATGAAGACCTACAAATCATCCAGACAAAAGACTGGATTTATGGTTTCAATAATTACAACGCTAAGCAGTGTGGTATAGGTGCCGATGATTCTGTAGGTCTTTACTTTGCTATTGAGATGCTTAAGCGTCTTGACCACTGTAAAGTAGTTTTCTTCTATGGCGAGGAACGGGGTTGTGTCGGATCTGGTGCATGCGACATGCAGTTTTTTGATGATTCAATCATCGTAACTCAGTTGGACAGACGTTCTTACAGTACAGATTTTATCAAGTACACAAACGGACTACAGGTATTCCCAAAAGAACACTATGACCTAATCACTCCATTGATGGATACTTATGGTTATTCGTTCAATGACGGTAGTTGTACTGACGTAGGTGCTTTGCGTAGACGTGGATTGAAGGTAGCTTCTCATAATCTGAGTTGTGGTTATCTGAACGAGCATATGAATGATGAGGTAATCCACATCAACTCTATGGAGAATGCATTCTGCTTTGCTCAGGAGATGCTTGAGATGTTGTCAGAGCGTAACATACCTCTATCTTTTCCTGTAAAAATGGAAGTAACGGATGACCTAGTACTTAAAAACCGTTGGAATCAGTTTGATGAATTTGATTCAACCTACAAAAGTCCTAAAGCAAACACCAGGGAGGAGATGGTGGCCGATTCAGATTACAGATATCGTATACTTGAGAATATGTATACCAACCATGATAACTTTGTGCCTGATCTTGACCAACTTTCTTACTACGAAGGCTATTACGGAGAACCAAAAGATTATGAAACTGACATAGCTTGTGGGGATCTAAGTCCAGAGTTATTTGTATGCTTGACTGGAAAAAAGTACAAAGAACTTACTGGAGAAATAGAGGAAGCTGACCCACGTGAGCTAATATATTTAAGATTAATAGACGGAGATAGTCCAGTTACAGGAGAACCACTAGTAAAAGGTGTTACTTATTACATGGATTATGGAGTTATCTACTGCAGAGATTCTCGTACTTACATACCCTATGAAATGAGTCCAGAAAATTGTTTAGATTTTCCTGACGATTCTGCTGGTACGCTAGAAGAGATATGCATGGAATTTGATTTTTAATTAATGGGGGAGAAATCCCCCTTTTTATTTTATTATGACAGAATTTGAACATTACGGAGAGTCGTTAAGTACGCACCCAGACTACTTAATGATGCAGCGTCATTACCAAGAAGAATTGTTGATGAGTGAGTTGCAAATGACAGAAGAATTGAGTAAATTCGTAACCCCCGTTTCTGAAAACGAGGTCAATTTAATTGATATACAACAAGTTAAAGAAAATGAAGAAAACGTTTTACGAAGTACTCTGGGACCTGTGTGAGAAGAATGGCTTAGTTGATGAGTGGAAAGCTGAGGGTCTATTGATACACAAAGATTCTAGAATGACTTGGCATCCAAGAGTGGCCGAGATTCTAGGTACAGATGATTTATCAGTAGTAGGTGGTATTGAAGAATTAAGTCTAAAGCTTAAGCATAAACCTAAAGAACCTGAGGTTGACATCTCTTGGATTAAAGAGTACATGGTTAAGTTTTCAGCCAAGAATCTAGGTGTAACAGCCAAGACTACTGACTTAGCTACTGTACAAACCAAAATGACCAAGTTTATCCAAAAGTACAAGTACACCAAAGAAGAAATTCTAGGTGCAACTGACCTGTACATAGATACCTTGCGTAGAAAAGGCTCTTTGAATTATATAAGAGAGTGCGGTTACTTTATCTTTAAGCGAATTGACGGCATCGACCAAAGCGACTTAGCTAACTGGTGTGAGCAATTTAAGGATAACGGCAACCAATCAACGAACTATAACTCAAGGAACATTATCTAATGCAGGACTTTGAAAAGGTACTAGGCCAAATTGAGCGAAATAAGGCCATTAAAGAAGGTGGAGGTATAACTTCTATCCTTCCGCCTTTTCCTCGCTTAGGTGAGAAGTATGGTGGCTTTACCAAGGGTTCTATTACTGCAATAACTGCTGGCTCTGGTGTGGGTAAGACCAAGTTTGTAAAATACTTCACTATCATGAATATTTTCAAGCGTACAGTCAACTCCAACATCAAGCCTAAAGTATTCTATTTTGCACTAGAAGAATCTGAGACTGACTTCTGGTTATCATTCATTGCTATGTACTTGTACGAGAAGCATAAGATAACCATAAGCGTATCTCAACTGAAGTCCATTGGTTCTTACACAGTAAATCAAGAACTACTTGAAAAGATTAAAGGAGCAGAGAAGTTCATTAAAGCTTTGCAAAACAACGTAGAGGTTATTGATTACATCCGTAACCCCACGGGAATCAAAAAGCACATTAAAACTTTCTTTGACAACCCAGAGATAGGTGAGTATGAGTATAAAGAGTACGATGGAAAACAAGTACCTGTTGCTTATCATTACAAATCAGATGACACCTGGGTATTTTTTATTCTAGACCACATTAGTCTATTGTCTAACGAGATGATGTCTGAGACTAAAACTCGACTGAGTACTTATCAGACACTTGACTATATGGTCAAAGACATTACGCTGGAATTGTTTTCCAAGAAATTCAAGATGGCAAACATTATTGTTCATCAGCAGACTCCATCATCAGAAAAAGCCCAATACACGAACAGAGGCGCACTGATTGAGGAGATGTTGGAACCATCACTAGAAGAACTCCACCTTAACAAAGGTGTACAACAAGACTACGAGATAGTGCTAGGCTTGTTTAATCCTTCTAGACATAACATACCTGTGCATAGTGGGTATGACGTATCGCTGCTAGGCCCTAAGTACCGTTCCTTGATATTTTTGAAGGACCGACACTTTGGCTTAGAGAATTCTGCAGTGGGATTATACTTCAACGGAGCCAATGGTGAGTTCCAGGAACTGCCTAGGGCCGAAGAGATGGCTAATCCAGTAAAGAATTACTACGAACACTTTATTAAGTTATGACCGAGCATTTGAAAGAGATTTACACAGAGATGTGCAGGAGAGTAGGAACTAACCTTTCAGAGGTTGATCTTACAGAGAAGAACTGGTACCAAAAGTACCGCTGGCCAGTCAAAGAAGAACTAAGCTTCAGAGATTGGTTATTTAATTACCTAGAAACGAACCCAGAAGCAATAGACGCAATTGTAAGTGTAGGCATCATTCGTCATGTAGACAAGAAGAAAATGGCCACCGAGTTTGCTAGTTATTTTGGATGGGATCATTTAATAGAAACCGAACAATCGAAAAATTAAAATTATGTCAAGCAAATTAATCGCTATCGTAGGCCCTAGTGGTACAGGTAAATCTACCAGTATCCGAAGCCTAAACCCTAAAGAAACGTTTATCATTAACGTAGCCCGTAAAGAATTGCCATTCAGAGGTGCAGAGAAACTCTACAACACTGAAAGCAAAAACTACATGGAGGTTGATGATATCCCACAAATTACTGCTTTACTCGGAACAATCAACGAGAAAGCCCCGCACATCAAAAACATTGTACTAGACGATGCTATCTACTCAATGTCTTTCCTGATGATGAAGAAAGCTAACGAGGTTGGTTTTTCTAAGTTTACAAACTTGGCTAAAGACGTTACTAACATGCTTACCACAGCTCGTAAACTCAGAAACAACCTGAAGATTTTCTACGTCACTCACTCAGAGACAATTGAAGATGATGGCCGTATAGTAGGTCAGAAGATCAAAACCATCGGGAAAGCATTGGATAACCAAATTGTGTTAGAAGGCTTGTTCACCATTGCTTTGTACACTCACGTAGACGAGGACAAGAATGGTATGGCAACTTACAACTTTGTTACCAATCGTTACCGTAATTACCCTGCAAAGAGTCCTATGGATATGTTTGCAGACACCCTTATTCCTAATGACTTGCAGTATGTGTGCAATGCAGTCGATGCGTATTATGCAGATGAAGAAGCACCAGTTAATCCGGCTCCTAGAAAAGTAGAAGCCAAAGTAGAAGAAACCAAACCAGAAACCATTTAATCAAAAAATCATGAATTTAAACGAATTAGAAACCAGAGAAGTATCAAACCGTAAGTATTATACCGGTTTTGCACCCATTCAGATCATCGCAGTTAACCCTAATGAGGATAAACTGAAAGACATTCTAGGTCTAGATGAAGTTAAAACCCCAGTATATGAAGGCGAAAAGAATGTTCGTCTTGACTTCTGGTATGTGAACCACCCTTCTAGCAAAGTAGAAATGCGTGGTAAGTTCTCTTTGTGGGTATCGAATAACACTCGTATCTCCAAGTCAGACAAGAAGCAATTCATTGACAACTTCACCAAGACTGCATGGGCCGAGAACCTTGCAGGTTTGAGTGACACTATGAGAAACTGGGACGAGTCACGTCGTCTTGATAAATCTAGTATCCGTGAAGCTAAAGAGGGCGAGGAGAATGTTTATTCTTTGATGAAAGCCTATGCTAACGCTAGTCCTAAAACCAAACCATTTGTGTTGGATGACTGGAATGCATTGGCAAAAGGTAATGGTAGTGAGTTGGAAGCTTTCTTCAAGCACTTCAACAAACTTAACGGAGGTATCAAAGTATTGTTTGGTATCAAAGACAGCAAGTATCAAGACGTATTCACTAATATTTTCTTGAACGTAGAAGGTCGTATCACTGACTATGTGAAGAAAGTAGTTGAAGGTGAGTATGGTTACAAGCATTACTATGCTAATTCTTATGACTTAAAAGAGTTTTCACCTGATGCAGCACCTGCTGAGACTGAGGTAGAAAACAGTGGTGTTACTGATATGTTCGGTGGAGGAGCCACAGAAACTCCTAACCCATTCGCAAGTAACGACGACACTTTCCTAGAGTTTTAATTAATATAGGGAGGTGTAACAGCCTCCCTTTTATTTATGGACTTAGAACAAATTGAGATACCTCTGAGCGTAGATGCTTTATACAAGCTAATAGGTGAGGAGCAGATAATGTCCTACTACATGAAGACGGACATTAATCTTAAGAAGCGTTATACAAATCCTTTCAGAGATGACAAGACTCCTGGCTGCTTCTTTCGCTGGAGTTCTGGTGGTCGTTTGTATTTCGTAGACTATGGTACTGCTCAGACCTATTACAGTTGTTTGGATATAGCAGTACTTGTAACAGGGTATTCTTTTCCAGATGTTCTGTACAAGATAGAGTCTGACTTTAACATCAAAGACTTAAACCTATCTGATAAGAATCGATTAGTTCTAGAAGCCAAACAGTTTGTTGCTCCTGAAGTAAAACCTGCAGTCATAAAAGTAAAATTATGTGCATTTACTAAGGCAGACCTGACTTACTGGGGACAGTTCGGAATTACCCGTAGTATTTTAGAATACTACGACATCAGAAGAGTAGATCGTGCTTGGATTAACGATGACTTGTGGTACATCAATAATAATTTTGACCCCTGTTATCGTTACAAAGAGAAAGATAAGTTTAAGTTATACCGGCCCTTTGCTGACAAGCGAGTAAAGTTTAGGACTAATTTCTTTGGAGGTATTTTAGAGGGCTACACCCAGTTGCCATCCAGAGGAACTAATCTAGTAATTACCAAAGGCACAAAGGACGTAATGACTCTACATTCAGTAGGCATTAATGCAGTGGCTGTAAGAAGCGAGAACACACCAGTTTCAGATAATGCTTATGAGTTACTGAAGCATAGATTTGAGAACCTGTACCTATGGTTTGACGCAGACGAGGCAGGTATCAATGGAGCCAAGAAAATGAGTGAGAAGTTCAACATCCCATTTCTTAGACATGATGCTAGCCTAGGCAAAGACCCTAGTGATATTTATCGAGACCACGGAAAAGAAAAATTTTTAGAATTATGCAAAACATTGATGATTATATAAAGACCTCTATCAAATATGCAGTAGAAAAGATGGGTGGGTATCCGGGAGATGCAGTACGTATCTACCGAAGTATTATTACCCTAGATGGGTTTGACAGAAAGATTCGTAAAAGACCTGTGAGTAGTATTCGCACCAAGAGAGTGAACCCTGTTAGATCTACTAGAAGATTAAGTTTAACTGCTGAGGAGAAAACAATTTTTGACATCATTTACTTGCAGACAGATACTACCTTCGAGCAGTTAGAATCAGATAGTCGTAAGCGAGAGATAGTAGACGTGCGGAAGAAAGCCATGGTCATTTTTGCTGTTTACCTTGACTACAACTTAAAACAAGCAGGAGCATTGTTCGGCAATAGAGACCACAGTACGGTGATTCATGCAATCAATACCCATGATGACTTACTACAATCTAACAGTAGCTATGCAATTAAGTTCAAAAGGCTTCTGGATGAGATTAAAGAGCAGTTGCCTCAGTACTTTAACACACCGCCTGTAAGTATTTCTGACTTACGCAAAGAGTTTGACCAGGCTAAGTGGGACAGATTTGCCACTAAATGGATCAAGCAGAGGAGAGACAAACAAGAGTTAGAAGAAATCAAAAAAACTTTACTAGAGTATGAACGAATCAAAGAGAATAAACATACCTGATGACTGGTATGGTCATCTAAAGGATACAATAGAGTCAGAGGAGTTTACCAAGATAGCCATGACTCTTAAGTTGGCTAGAAGCAAAAGACCTATCTATCCTAAATCTGACGAGGTATTTAAGGCTTTTCAGTTAACCCCTTTCCACAAGATAAGGGTTGTTATTCTTGGGATGGATCCTTACCCAACAGAGCATAAAGGAGAACCTGTAGCCTGTGGATTAGCATTTGCTCCTAGATACACAGAGTTTATGCCTCCGTCTTTACGGATGATCTACAAGAACCTAAAGGACACAATCTACGCAGATACTTTGAATTTTCCTGAAACTGACCTAGACTTACATAAATGGGCAGAGCAGGGAGTATTCTTATTGAATGCTGCACTTACAGTAGAGAAGAACCAAGCAGGTTCTCACCTTAGTTTATGGAGACCATTCACAGAAAAAGTAATTAAGACTATCTCTGAGAATAGTTCAGGCGTAATCTTTTGCTTTTGGGGTAAAGATGCACAACAATTTGCAGAATTAGTTAACCCTAAATTCCACCATGTACTTAAAGCACCTCACCCTGTATCAGCTGTATACAAAGGAGGTCAGTGGGAGTGCGACCATTTTGAAAAAATTGACAGTATCTTACTTCATAACAACGGAGACACAATCAAATGGCTGAATTTCTAGACAACAACAATAGTCTTATTAAAGAAGAGCTGCTAACCTACTACCATTTCAGGGCTAGCGTACTCAAACACATTAAAGATCGAATGGAATCACTCAAGAACTCTATACAAGCAAGCGAGTACGACTATTGTACTACAGCCGGCCAGGTAATGGAACTTGAGAGTCTGAATGCTTTTATCAAAGAGCATGGCAGACACACTGAGACAAGTAAAATCGCAGAATCAACAGAAAAAACCAACCCAACAAACACAACAAATTAATTATGTCAGTAGAACAAATTTTAGAACAAGCTCAAGCCAACTGGACTGTAAGTAAACACACTCTTTATGGCCCACAAGGACAAGAAACTCAAGGCTTTGGTATCTTTAGAGATGATACCCAAGCATGTTTAGGTATTGTAGGTAGTAAGTACACTCCTACGCAAAACCGTGAGATTGCAGAAACCCTGTATGAAGCAGCCGGTCAACAGAACCTAGTGATTAGTAGAGCAGGTATGCTCGGTAATGGTCAGAAGGTTTACTTTCAGTTAGGATTACCTGATGTTCGCATCGGTGGTTCAGACTCTAAGCGATTCTTGACTGCCTTGACCTCACACGATGGTTCAGCACCTATCGGTTTCGGTACCACCAACGTAGTAGTAGTTTGTGCCAACACATTCTTCTCTGCTTTGAAGGACATGCAGCGTGTTCGTCACACCGCTAACTCAAAAGCAAAGATCTCTTTGATTAGTGCTCAACTCCGTAACTCTGTGTTCCAGGAAGAAGCATTGATTGAAGTTATGATGCAGATGAGCAAAACAACAATCCCTAGTAAGATTACTGATGAGTTCTTGCTTAGCATTATTGGTGGTGACGAAGAGTTCACTCGTACTAAGAACCGTTTGAATAACTTCCGTGTAGCAATGACTACCGAGTTCAATACTCACGGAGAAACTGCTTACGGATTGTTTAACGCTGTGACTCGCTACACAAACCATATGCTTACCTACAAGGACATTGAGGCCAAGCGTAATGCTTTGATGAGTGGCATTGCTTTCAGAACCAATCAGAAGGGTTTTGATACAATCTACAGGGAATTTGTAGAGCCAACTATCGACAAGACTTACCATTTGGTAGGACTTGAACCTGCTTAACTTTGTAGGTTATAACTTTATATGTTAAGGGCAAGAGAATTCTTTTGCCCTTTAATTTTATTTATTATATTTGTTTTATGCTGAGAAAAACAGTTAAAAAAGTGCCTATTAAAGGAGTAATTGAAAAACCCTTAGTAGAGACAATTTGTTCAGAATGCGGTAAAAAACGCCCGTTTGCTAACAAAACGAAGAAGTTATGTGCCGTTTGTGTGAAAAAATCACAAAAAGAGAAGTTAAAGGAAAAACGTGCTAAAGTGCGTGAGAAGAAGGCAAGTACCATCACCCAAGCCAAGTTAGACCAAATGACTTCCTGGTTGATTAGAGCCGCCTACGAGGAGAAATGCTATGCCTGTGAAGTCAGGTTGCCTAGAAAAAGTTTACAATGCTGTCACTTTGTGAGTAGAACAAAGAGTATCACTCGATTTGACGTACGCAACATGCTTCCTGGGTGCCCTACCTGTAACATGTATACGCCTCACCACGTTTGGAACTTAGGTAAGTCTATCAATAATGTTTGGGGAGAAGAGACAACTGAGACACTTCTAGAACTCGCAGCTACTAGTCTAAAGATGAACAACACGGACCGTAGAGAGATTTATGACATCTACAAAGTAGCACTTGAGAAGTTAGAGTCCCAGTCCTTGTCTGATAGTAAGAAAGCAGACTTGATGGCAGACTGTTACTACCACTACTTATGTGTTATTAGTAAACTAATTAAGCGATGATAGGATTTGTAACAGAGGACCCAGCAGTTATCAGAAACCTCAAGCTGAAGCCTGAGGATAACATTGTTTTCTGTAGCAAAGAACAGGCTTTGTCTTTACTTCAAACAAAAGACACACTAGGCTTTGACTCAGAGACTCTCGGCTTTGACCCCTACACAACCGATCTAGTCACAATACAACTAGGTAATGATGTACACCAGTTTGTGATAGACGTAAAGAGTGTAGACATTCAGTTCTTCAAAGAGCTGTTAGAGACCAAAGAACTTATCGGCCACAACTTGAAGTTCGACTTGAAGTTCCTTTACCATGAGAGGATTATTCCTTACAAGGTCTACGATACTTTCTTAGGCGAGAAGACCACCAGGTTAGGTATAGACAGTCACAGATGTAGTTTAGATGCGTGCGTCTATCGTCACCTGGGAATCGTTCTAGACAAGACCGAGCGTAAGAATATCAACGGTAAGTTTACTCCGTCCTTTATTCTTTACTCTGCACTTGACGTTGCTTACCTGCATAAACTCAAAGAGATTCAACTAGAGATACTTGAGAAGCAAGGTTCTTTGAAGTCAATTGAACTTGATAACCGGTTTGTAAAGGTTCTAGCTTACATCGAGTACTGCGGTATCAAACTAGATGAGGGTAAGTGGCGTGTGAAGATGGCTAAGACCAAACTTGACCTCGATAAAGCTGAGGCAGAACTCAATGAGTTTGTGCTTGAGAATAAGATGGTTAAGTTTATCGAACGTCAGTTAGATATGTTCAACACTCAAATCAAGGCAAGTGTTAATTGGAACTCCTCACAGCAAGTAGTCGAGTTCTTTAAGGCTTTGGGTGTAGATACTAAAGTCGTAGAGAAGGGAGTAGAGAAGGATACAATAGAAGCAAGTCACTTAGGTAAATTTGTTAAGGATTATCCTATCATTGAAAACTATCTCAACTACAAACAAGCTCAGAAGGATCTAGGTACTTACGGAGAGAACTGGATTAGACTAATTAATCCTGTAAGCGGTAGAATCCACACACAGTACAAACAGTTAATGAACACAGGTCGTCTATCTAGTGGTGGTAGAAACAAAGAAACCGGTGAAGCATACCCTAACTTACAAAATATACCTAGCGATGAAGAGACACGCAGTTGTTTTGTAGCAGAGAATGGTAATGTTATCATTGGATGTGACTACACAGGTCAAGAACAGATTGTTCTAGTGAACAAATGTCTTGACGCTAACTTACTAGAGTTTTACGACAAGAATCTGGGTGACATGCACAGCTTCGTTGCATCCAAAATGTATGACGAGTTAGATGGTATGGACTTAGATGAGATTAAAAAGAAGCACAAGGATAAGCGTCAGTCTGCTAAGGTTGCTGGCTTTGCAATTAACTACGGTGGTAGCGGCATAGGTATTGCCGACCAACTAGGATTAAGCGTTGAGCAGGGACAAAAGATTTACGATGCATACTTTGCTGCGTTTCCGGGATTAAAAGCCTACTTTGACCAAGCCAAGAAGTTTGGCGTAGACAATGGCTATGTACTAATCTCGGCAGTAACAGGTAAGAAATCCTATGTGGACTATTACGATGAGTTTCTCGAAGCAAAGAAAGCTGTAAGTGTTAAGGGCTTCTGGGATAACTACAAAAAACACAGAGAACACAAAACAGCATCTTACTCTAAAATTAAACAACAAGTATCTACCTTCTTTAGTAAGAAAGGTCAAATAGAACGTATGTCCTTGAACTACCCTATCCAAGGTGAGTCTGCGGAGATAACCAAGCTATCTTGTGTTTACTTTTGGGAAGATTACTTACTACCGAATAACCTATTGTTTACGGTAAAATTTATTAACACGGTTCACGACGAGAACTTAGTGGAGTGTCCTGAGTCTTTATCAGGAGAAATTGCAAACGCACTAGAAAGTGCAATGGTAAAAGCAGGGGCTGTCTTCTGTAAGCGAGTACCGCTTAAGGCAGATCCTTGCATAGAAAAATTCTGGAAAAAATAAAAACTAAACCTTAAAATTATGGGAGCAAGTCAATTTTACGACAAAACAAGAGCTAATTCAATGCAGCAAGCGTACCAAGCACTAGTAAATGACGCTATTAGTGAGTATGGTCACGACAGTTACAATGGTACCATCAGTACCACAGCAGGGTTTGTAGACAAAACTGCTGAGTGGAAAAAGAGTAAACTATCTTTGAGAGAGTTCATAGACAAGAACTATGATAATACCTCTAAGTTTGCCCCTTGCTGGGGTATTTGTGAAGCAGAGCCAGTAGAAAACAGGCTTAAGATTAAAACTCAAGTAGAAGACATAGTAGTACCTGGTACTAAGAAGTGGGACTTGGTTTACTTTGTATTAGATAATCATGGCAACAAGATTAACAGCAGTGGTCACAAAACTGAGGCTGTTAAATTGGCTCGTCAGTTTACAGAGAAAACTGGAACTAATACTACAGTTATCATGGAGAGAGTGTTGGTTAGTTGTAGTCCTGTTGTTGCTAGAATCAAGTACAAGCACGACAAGAATCAAAGGCCAGGTATCTATCACTTCTTTGGTTGGGCAGCAGAGTAATGGATACGTTTAAAGTAGAGATAGACAGTAAGCACACTGTCTGGTACAGGACAACCATAATAATGGAAGCAGCATCGTTAGAAGAAGCCAAGAAGAAAGCTAAAGTAATCTTTGATGAGGAGACTGAGTGGGATCAAGAAGGATTCTTCGGTGGACCTATGGAAGAAACACTTGAGTATATGACTGTTGCTGATAATGATGAAGCTTCAACTAGAGAGTTGTATGTAGATGGCGAGTTTGTGGCCGACAACTTAGTTGACGAAGACACCTCTGACTATGATGACGATCCTGCCTTTGACCACCTAAGGGATGAGGAGGCAAACTTCATAGCAGACCAAAGAGAACAGGAGAATAACTAATGGCAAATCATTGTTACAACTATGTTAGTGGGTCGGGTTCTGAAAAGGACCTGACTCGCTTACAGGCAATAGTTACTATCTTATCTAAAGAAGGAGATAGTGTAGGGAGTTACATTAGTTGTTGGCGTGACATTTATCCAAAATTCTTCCCTGAAGTAGACGGTAAGGAAGAAGATCCAGATGATAATAAGACTTGGGATGTCTATGATGATTGGGGTTCTAAGTGGTTTGAAGCAGAGTTTGATGTTAATCCTGAAGATGGTTCACTTACTATCTGCGGAGATTCTGCCTGGAGTCCTGTAATACCTTTCTTTATTAGACTTGCGCAAGAGTTTAAGCTAGAACTCGAAGGTTTTTATGAAGAAGGGGGAATGGATTTTGCAGGAGAGTACACTATTGATGCTAATGGAAACTTTGATGAGGTTCAGATGACTTACCGTGAGTTCCAACAGAAGCACAACCCAGAATGTTTTTGGGATGATGTAATAAATTGGATTGATGATGGTCACTTCAAAACCCTAGAAGATATTCTAGTAGAGTTTAAGGATGACTATTGGGGACCACTGACTCAAGAAGAGAAGGACGAGTTAAAGAAAGCATTAGATGAGTTCTTAGCAAGGGAGAAGGAGAGATTAGACGGTGAAAAAACCAACTGAGGAGCAAGTAATGAAGGATGTGAGAAGGGCCTACCTATTAGCGAAGGCCCTTAACATCCAATATCAATTTATCCGTGAGTATCTAAACCCTGACTTAGTCAAGGCTATTAACAGCGCAAAGGCTAGTAACTCATTCTTTATTAAGCAGATTACTTCCGCATTCACCAAGAGAAGAATGGATAACCTGCTAGATATTGATGAGGAGTTAGCATTTAGATTACTTGAAGAATTAGAAAAACAAGATGTCAGTAACGAGAATACACCTGCCGGGGAAACTCAGTAAGAATATCGACGGCAATATCTACCTCAAAGTAGATAAGGAACTTATGCAATCTTACTTCTCAGAATTGATGCTAGGAGAACCAGAGGTTAACGTAGAGATAAGTATCATTAGAGTAGACTCTAAGCGTACTTTACCTCAGTTAGCTTACTTCTATGGTATGGTTCTACCCATTATCAAGGAACGATTCGAGGAACTAGAAGGTACTACATTCACTAAAGATGAGACGATGAGTATCCTTAAAACTATGTACCTGTACGAAGAAGTTCTCTTTGAAGGAGAATTCAAAAAGATACCAATGTCTCTAGCTAAGGCTAAGAAGTCAGAGGTACTTAAATTTATCCAAGATGTTATAGAATTTGGGCGTAACATTCTTGACGTAACAATCCCAGAACCAACTAAAGATTATGGAAAACAAGTCGATTAAAGATGAAATTGAGAAGGAAGTCGATGACTTCACTCAAGCACTGATTGAGAGGGACAAGCAAGCCCTACGTTACAACCAAGGTAAAGTACAATGGTCTTTAGTAGACTACAAGTCTATTGAGCCTATGGTACGAGTACTAGAATATGGCTGTAAAAAGTATGCTAAAGATAACTGGAAGAAAGGTATGCCTGCTTCTCAGATTATTGAAAGTATGCTTAGACATACCTTCAAGTTACTTGAGGGTGAGTTGGTAGATCCAGAGAGTGGCATTGAGCATGTAGGACACATTCAGTGTAATGCTATGTTCCTTGCCTATGTATTAAGAGAAAAGCCTGAGTATAATGACCTCGCATAAAGTAACAGTTGTAGGACGCAGTTTCTTCAGAAGAAAGAACGGACAAAGGGATTATCCTTACGTTTTCTTTTATTTATTCCCACTAGTAGCTTATTCTAAGACAAGCACAAGAAGTACCCACTTGCACTTAGGTTGGCTTTATTTTACCCTTTTAATTGAAATTAGCAAATGATAACCGATCAAACATACCTAGACAGTACGGCAGTGAGTCAAAGCCGTCTAAAGAAAATTTTGATTCACCCAACAGAATTTCTGAACTCTAGTTACGACACAGAGTTTGACGAACCTAAAGCAAACATTGTTGTAGGGGATGCAGTAGATATTCTTATTACCCAGTCAGAGGAGGTATTCCACGAGAGATTCCACATCAGTAACGTAGAGAGACCTACAGGACAGATGGGCGACTATGTGTGGGAGTTATTCGTAAACAGGAACAACCCTGATGCTTCTGAGATTGCTTACAGTGCAGCCGGGTTTAAAAGAGACACGCTCCAAAAAGTACAAGAGAGATTCAAGACAGAGGGTCAAGAGTACTACGATGCATTGTTAGTTGGTGAAACTAAGACTGTGATTACTTCTCAACAGTTGGTACAGATTTATGCTATTAAGGACAGCCTCCTTAATCACCCGTACACAGCTAAATTCTTTCAACAGAACGAAAGGTATGACGTACACTACCAAGTACCAATTGAGTTTGAGTACAACGGAGTACCATGCAAAGGTCTATTGGATATGTTAGTAGTAGACAAAGAAATGGGTTACTTATACCCTATCGACATCAAAACTACTAACGTAAAGACAACTAACTGGCTATCTATGTTCTGGAAACTTCGTTATGACTTCCAAGCATCCTTTTATACTACGGGTTTGTTCTTAGGCAATTACTGTCAAAAGTATGGCTGTACTGTAATTAAGCCGTTTAAGTTTATCGTAGAGAGTCAGACTAGTCCAGGAACTCCTTTAGTATTTGAGGCCGGCCATGAGATTATAGACTTCGGTAGATTTGGCGGCAAGATGGTAAGCAAAGAATATGAAGGATTTGACCAAGCCATTAGACGTTTTATTTGGCACAATGAGAATGATCTATGGGACTATCCTATGGAAGATTATCGGAATGGAGGTCTTAGAGTAATAACTTTGCCTAAATTAGATAATGCAAAGTAACGTGGACCTAAGTAAATTTAATTTGGCCAGTAAGATATTTACTGGCCTTATTTTCAATCCTGGCTCCCTACCTATGCTTGTAGAGTCGGGTCTAGTTAATGTTTACCTAGACGACTACGGGCATAGGTGTAGGTACCAAAACTGTATTTTATTTCTATTCAATACTAGGACTAGATTCTATCCTACGTTAGAGGAAAAAGTGGCAGGATTTCAATCCTTCTACGACTGGTATGATGTAGGAGTAGACAACCACAGGATGCTTGTATTTAAAGTTGGTAAGGTATATCAAGACGACTTTTATAAATTAAAGCATATGATTCCTACCAACTATTCGGATGAGTTCAAAAAAGTTACTAACTTGCACACGGATTTAATTATGAGAATAGATCACTCAAAAGAAATCTATAGGTATAATTTATGAATGCATTAAAAAAGTTAGAACTTTATCTGGATTTAGCATTAAGAGTTGCTGAAGAATCTTACTGTGAGCGATTAAAGGTAGGAGCCATCATTGTTAAAGATGGAAACATTATATCCTTTGGGTATAATGGTACTCCTACTGGCATGGTTAATAAGTGTGAAGACCAAGACGTAACATTTAGTTACGTCCTTCACGCAGAATCTAACGCTATTACAAAGGCTTGTAAGTCACCAATATCAACTGAGGGAGCGACTATGTATATTACGCACTCATGTTGTTTAGAATGTGCTAAGCTTATTATTCAAAGTGGAATCAAGACAGTGTACTTTATTAATAAGTATCGAGATGAAGCAGGTACTAAACTACTCCAGAATTGTGGAGTAAAAGCAATTCAGTATAAACCTAAAACATTAAAATTATGAACGAAATTTATTTGATAGTAATATCAATCAGCCTATTAGTAACTACGATACTTACCTATGCAAGTCTCCTTCACATAGCTAAGAGTAATGCCAACTTTGAACGGAGTCATAAGTTACAACTTGAAGCACAGATGGCAAGTCAAAGGCATCTAGCTATGGCAGAGGAGGCACATCTTATGCAGAAACGCTTCATGGAAAGACAAATCCAAGTGAAGGAAGAGGAGCTTAAATTATTTTCAACAATTAAAACAGAAACAACATAATGAGCACATTCAAACTTAAAGGCAAGAGAGTTCTATTGAACAAGCCTCAAACTAATGATTTGGGTCTAGAGTTATCTCAAGAAACCAAAGAGCAATTAATGCAGGAAGAAATGAAGAAGTACACTGAACTTGAAATCTACGCAGTAGGTGACGAGGTTACTGACTTTGAAGAAGGTCAATTAGTGTATGTATCTCCAAGTGTACTTGCCTACGCAGAAATTTTACCTATCGATGGTGATGATCGTATCATGATCAGAGATATGGACATCTCACTTATTTGGAAGTAATACTAAAGATATGCAAGTTGTATTATACCTAGTCGGATTCATAGTGTTGCTGTTCATTATTGTAGCAGCACTTAGGTCAAGTACTCCAGAGATTAGTCCTACGGAGGAAGCAGCAAATGACATCATGGATGAAATTCTTCAAGCAGAGGCTCCTCAACCCCCACCAGCAGATTTATTCGTTAGAGAAGAGGATCTAGAGCCTAAGGTTAAAATCATTAACCCTACGCCTGCTCCTGCAGTAACTGAAGAAGTTAAAGCAGTTGAGGTGGTTGAACCTGTTAAAGAACCTGTTAAAGAGCCTGTAAAGAAAAAGCGTAAGCATTACCCAAGTAAACCCAAGAACAAAAAATCATGAGACTATTTTATTATACCGAAAAGAAAAAAGTAGAGGACGGAGAAGAGATGGAATTCGTCCCAGAAACTGGATACTCATTTGATGTGGATTCAGTAGTTATGACCTATCCTGTAAAGGAAGGTTTAGCAGTAATCTTAAATCGTAACGTGGATAAGTTGAATCCCGTAGAGTACGAGTACAAGATTGATCCCCAAACTAAGCAAAAGGTTCCGGTAAAAATCAAGAAGTTTGAAGTTACCAGTGAACCAATCACCATTGAGTTGAAAGAAGTAGCTGAGATTAAGGCCTTCTTTGAAATGACCGGTGGTCCTACAGTAGTAAAAAAGTAAAATGAAAAAGGGGAGTTCGCTCCCCTTTACATTTTTAATACCCTAGGTTCTTCTAGTTCGTCTGTAAAGACAACCTTAAGTCCCTCAATTGAAGTGATGAATATCCCTTCAGGAATATCGGAGAAGTCAGGTACCTTGAACATCTCCTTGAGAAAATCTTTATACTGTTCTTTAGTAAGCAGTACACAATTAGGATACTCTCTATTTTTTGACTCAAGATAAAATTCATTTATCTTAAATCTAAGTGCTTGTAAATCCATAGTTTACTTTATTAAATAAAGCTTAAAGTCAGTTGAACTTGGAGCTTCATTTACAAAGTAATAGATTTCTTTTTTATTATCAAAGCTAATTGTTTTTCTAAAGGCTGTAGGGATAGTAGCACCTGTTGGTAGTTTAACTGCATTCTTAGCATAGATTACATCTATCTGCACTTTCACCACCTTTGTTAATGCCAGTTGACGCTCATAAGCTTCAAGCAATCTCCAAGCACCTCTATTTAATTTCTCGTGCTGGAGAATACAATTCAAATACGAAAACGTCTGCCATAGAGTTTCTCTTGTGCAGTTAAAGTCAGCAGCCGGGGCACAGTGTCCTTTGTCCCACACGTTGGCTTCATAATCCTTTCCATTAGAAGTAATCACACTATCGTTAGTGTAGAAGTCCATTCCCTTACGAGGGTACGCTCCTGTAGGGCATTGTACTGTGTACCACACACGCTTAGGCTGTTGGAGAACCTCTGAGTATACGCAAGAGTATATCGGGGTTTTAATGAACACACTATCTCTCTGGGCGTAAAGGCTCACAGAAGCTAGGAATACTAGTAAGAATATAAGTTTTTTCATAGGTTAAATAATAAAGCCAAGAATGGCTAGGATAGACATACCTATAAAACCGTAACGGTAGAACTTCATTTCTGCGTTCTTACGGTCAATGGTTCTGTTAAGGTCATAGACTTCTTTTTTAGACACCTCTACCATCTGTTGATAACTAGGAACAATTGAGTCCTTGTAGAGACCCAGTTGCTGGCTATCCAGGTGAATGATGTTCTTAAGTACAACTACACGTTCCCGTGCTTTGATGCCCTTAAGAAACTCGTTATTCAATTCCTTTAGCGGTAAGCTGTCTACTGATTGTGAGTAGATACTTGGTGCCTTCAATGTCAGGCATAGTATCAAGAGCAATCTGAATAGTGTCATACTTGAGATTGATTTTTTCATAATAACTAAATTGTTCATGTTTAAGTGTAGATAATGAGTCCACCCTGCTTAGGAAGGTCTCGTTACGTTTTTCCATTGAGTCCATGTAAGCCATGAACTTTTCTTCGTTTCCGCTACTTAGGGATTGTCTCTCCCATAACAAAAAGGCTACTGCGATTAACAGTAGCCCTATTGTAATAACTTCAAATCTATTTCTCATTTACTTTATGTTGGTCGATTTTTTCCAAGATTATTTGGAGTAGTTCATTCTTTATTAAGCCAGCTCTAGCAGCATTCTTTAGAGCACTTATTAACTGAAATAAGATAAAGGGAGCACAGATGGTTTCACTTAACCAGAATGTGCCCTGGAATCCTCTCTCAATCATAAGTATACCTGTAAGCATAAATACCCAAACCATTAAGGTTTTGACCACGCTTACTGCTTTAAAGGTTTTGAACCCCTCTAATTTTGTACCTGCCCACACACCGAAAAATCCATCGATGAATACTACCGCCACAATGGCCAAATATTGTTCGGCATTGTCGGCAGTCAACTTCAAAAAGTAACTGCCAACGAATGCACAAACTGTAGTTATAGATATGGCTAACAAAGAAAGCTTCATTATGCTTGAGCTTCAGTCCAAGATAAGCGTCCGAATACGTTAGATGTACCTGTAGTCAAAGCCTGTACCACAACCGTAAGAACGTCTGGACCATCAGGATAGAACTGACTATTTACGGTGGTTGTTCCTCCACCCAAGATTGAGTTACCTAAGTCACGAGTCTTACTCAAATCGTAAGTAGATGTACCGAATGTAGCACCACCAGAGTTTACATAGAAACCACCGACAGTTTCACCACCTGCTACGGTACGAGCCGCTCCGTGAAAACATACTTGAGCAAGAGAAGAACCTCCCACGTTAAGCCAAGTATCAGCAGCACTTACTGTTCCGTTAAGCACCAGAGTTACAAGGTAGTTACCTTGAGCGTAGATACCGATTGAATTTAATGACAACTGCATTCGGTTAATAATCTCACGAACACCAAAGGCACCAGTCAAACCAGAACTTACCGAAGGAGCAAGACGAATTGACATCAAAGCATAGCGTAAACCTGCGGTAGGAACTGACAATGTTGTAGTTGTACCAGAGGTAAACAAGAACTGCTTATCTTCATCGAAACGACCATCCATGATTACTGAAGAACCCCAGTGTGAAATGATTGGAGCAGCAGTAGGACCACCGAACTCAACTGAGATAGGAGCGTTAGCGTTGAAGGTAAATGTCTGACCTGTAGTTGCAGCCATAGGTGAGAAAATAACACCTGTTGGGTTGGCTGTGATTGCAGCGTTGCTGAATGTAATAGAAGTACCAGAGATGAAAGCCACATAAGTACCGTCAGGGAATGCAGTAGAAACAACACGCTGTCCTACTTGCAAGTTAGTAGCAGATACAACGGTACCTACAACAGCACCAGCGGCAATTGTTACAGCAATACCAGCGGTTTCACCTGCTTTAGCACGAGTCAAACCAGTCAAAGTTGTTGCAGTTTTTCCTGTATAGTTAACATACTCAACCGTTGCACCGTTGCTAATCCTAGCGATACCAGCAGTTGGGAAATATGTAGCATCCAAAACAGTAATTGCAGTATCTCCAGGGTTGATTGTAGCGTTTATACGAGTAGCAGCAGGAATAGTACTTGTTTCATAACGAGCGGGCAAGTTACCTGTTCTCATATATGCCTCAAGGTTCACGTTATTGTTCGCTAACTTGTGGCAGTAAGTCACCTGACCGTTAGCACCACGGAATCCCCAACGAATTGCACCTGCACCGTACCAAGAATAGTCGATGTAAAACATCTGCATCTTAGACAAATCTAAGTTAAAGCTAGATGGGTTAACTACTCCGCCTGCTCCGTTCATTCTATCAATGTTCCAAGCAGACTGAGGAATTTTAGTATCAACTGTTTTGGTTACAAAAGCGTAAGAAGGAGCAGTAATAGATGGGCCTCTGTAAGAAGGATTAATTACAAATTGAGTATCGCTGATGATTCGCTCTACTTTGTAAGATTGTCCTTTGATTACAACCATATCTCCAGGTAATAACTGAGTTGAGAATTCTGAACCAACTCCTGTTACTACGTTTGTTCCGTTGTTAATTGTCATAGAACCAGAGATTTGATAAGTAGATGCTCTACGAACAGCGTACAAAGTAGTTCCATCGAATTCAAAGAACAAACCATTCTGATCGTCAAACATGCCCAAACGTACGTGTGAGCCTACCCAGCTGTTTACATAAACTTGGTATTGACCTGAGGCCGAAGCAGCAGATGGTGTAGAAAGAGCAGTATATGTAAATCTTGTAGGACTGATAACACCAGTTACGTTGAATGTACCGTTATACGCAGTTTCTACGCAACCTTGAACTACAATCTGAGCCCCATACTGAAGGTTGTGTGCCTCCTTAGTGTTTACAGTAACTAAAGTTCCAACAGAGGTAATCAAGTCGGGGTTGAAAGATGGCTTCAAGATAGAACCTGTAGACATCTGAATACCTTTACCAGACTGGTAACGGAAGTATTTACGAGTTTGACGAATCAATTGCTCGTTAGAAGACTGAGCGTTAGATGAGAATTTAACACCACCATCAAATGCTCTGTGCAATGCAGCACCTTGAGGACGATTGTAAACCAAACCACCAGTAGGGTTAGCAGCAACAGCAGTTGTTGTATAGTAGATGAATTGGGTATCAGAAACAATTCGAGCAACAGTCCAAGCACCGTTTGCGTTTGCTTGAGAAGAACCGATTACTACAATTTCATTACCAATTGACAATCCGTGAGGAACTGTAGTGGTTACAGGAACAGCCAAACCAGCAGTCCATGCATAAGTAGGAGCACCTCCAATTGAAGCACCTGTAAAGATTTGACCTTGATAAACGGTTGTTACGTTTGCGTTCAAGATAGAACCTGTGCTTGGAGCAGCGTATTGTGCGGTATAGGTAAAGGTAGTACCTGTGCTGTTTGCGGTGAACAAACCATTAGCACCTTCCCAAGTTGCGTCTTGTACAAATACAGGAGTACCAGCAGAAATTGATACTGCTGTAGTTACACTTACAATACGTGAGTTGGCAGTACTAGAGATTGCGGTAACAACCAAAGGGGTTTGTACGTTATAGGTTGCATATGGTCTGCGGTTAGTCAAGTTGATGGTTTCCCACTTTGTAGGCTGAGTGCCATATTCAAAGTCGGTATCAATCATTGACTGAGGCTGAGAAACACGGAAACGATCTACTGGATCAGTAAGGTTTTCTGAGGCCCGAATTGGAAGACCAAACTGCAAGTCACCGCCAATGGTGGGACGCATGGTAGCAGTACCTAGTGTAGTAGTTGTGTTAACAGTAGCTGGAGCAGACTCCAACGATACTCTTAATCTGTTTTGTCCGTTGGTCTGGTACGCTGTAGCAGATTCCAACGTGTGGGCTAGTTGCCTAAGCTTCTTCGCCTGTTCGTTTAGTAATTGTGAATTATCCATAGTGTTATCTTTACAGCCCGAAGGCTCGGCTTATGCCCGATAACACAAAGTTAAGTTTATTTACAAATAAGTCAAGAGGTTAATCAAACTCGTCAGAACTCGGAGCTTCGACTGCTTGAGAAATTTCTTCTTCCTCTAAATCTAATCCTGGCCTTGACATATAGAATGGTTTCACTCCTGTAAATACTTTGTTGGGTTCACGTCCTGCTTGAATCTCACTTAATCTTACAGAGTAGTTAGAGTTTAATACTTCCATCTCATCGTAGATTTCCTGAGGTACATCCTCACCAGCGGCTTCAAATGCAGATACTCTCTTCTGAAGTTGCTTAAGCTGTTTCTTGTACTGCTTTTTAGCTTGGGCTTCTTCTGTACGAGTCTTCATAGTCTCAAGACCATCGTGGTTTTCAAGATAACGAGTACGCAACTCTTTCGTGTAGGTCTTAGGAGTGTAACTGTTAAATGCTCTGTTCTGGAACTCAATAGACTTAGCATCTAATCCTAACATAGCACCTTTAGTTCCTAGTATCTCCATAGCAAGTACACCTAAACCTGGCTTACCTGCCTGAGTTGGGTGTGTTTTATCCCAATCAATCTTATCAGAGTTTGGTCGATACTTGTAGTAAGGATCTGTGCTGTACAAACCATTGTCCCAATCTACAAACTTTCTGAATACACTGAACGGACCAAAGATAGACCAACCTAACTTCTCGAAGAATCCTGTACCGTTTGCTTGCTCTTGTACGTAGGTAAACAACATCTCATTCATACCCCAAAGAGTAAATACACCTTCAGCTTCGTTGGCTATTTTCTTTGACAAGAAACAAACGTAGTCCTTCCAGTCAGCCTCTCCGTCATCCTCACACTCAAGAGACAAAGCCATCTGACTAATAATATTACCTAGAGTCAAGTAAGCAAAGAAGTTAAATCTGAATTTAGCCAACGCTGCTTTCTCTGCCTTGGTCAAGTTTTTACTTGCTTCCCAGAATCTTCCATACTCAAAGAAAGTCTGTTGAAGGAAACGCATCATTGCTAAGTTAGCACCTACAGTCTTAACACCAGCACCATAGTGAATGTTTCCAACACCCCATTCTGTCTTAGCGTGCATAGGAACCCATTTCTTTAAAAACAAAAGTTGGCGTACCAAAGCATACTTCGCTACAGTAGGTTGTCCGATATTATCGTATACACCCTGTGCACGATAGTTAGCAGTAGATATCTCATCCTTGATCTTTCTAAGCAATTGAGGAGAAACTACTACATCAGGTTTGATAGCAAGTGCTCCGTTTACTATATGGAAAGCATCTTTAAGCTTAATCTCTCCACCAGTAGTTAGAGGTACACGATACTTATTAAGCATGGCAAACGTTGTCTGCGCAGCGATATCATATTCAGTATACTCTCTTAAGTTAGAGACAAACTTATGGAACTTAGAGTACTTGAAGAAACCTTTGTTAGACAACTCCTTAAACTCTTGCTCGTAATTAGATTGAGTTCCTCCAAAGAAATCAATGATCTGCATACGTAGAGGCTTGTTACCTGTCTGAGCATGACCAGTGATAAAGTCTAAAGACAATCCCATAGTCTCTTTATAGGCAGCCAAGTAATCGCTATAAGTCAAGTCGTAGAATCTACGGTCTGCCAAGTTGTTCTTGTAACCGTTAAAGTAGTTAGGGAACAAAGAGATAGCGTTGAAACCCAAACTTTTAGCACCAGCAAGTCTACCTGCACCATGTAGGATACCATTGGCTACTTTAGCAAAAACGTTCTTGGGATTATTTACTCCTTTACCGTATAACTGACGGTCAATCAAGTCACCAATTACTTTATTGCTTGAAGAACCTTGTTTATTTAACAAAGAAGCAGGTGCCTTTCTACCACTAAGCAATTCTTCCATTGCCAAGATAGTAGATTGGTACTTACGATGAGTTCTAAATCTAGCAGCAGATGCTGAGTAAGAAGCAATGGCAGTCATAATATCATAAGACTGTTCTTCTGCAGCCATAGGCCGACTGTATCTTACGAATAACTTACGAGACTCTCTAGTAATAGGTTCTCCAAAAGCATCTGTTTGTTCTGCAATACCAAAAGTTTCATCCTCATCACCCAATGCCTGACGTGTTTCACCTAACAACCACTCCTTTTGTTGGTTCCACCAACGTTTTAACGGATTAGATCTACCTGTAATCAAGTCAATGAACAACTCACCGCCTGTCTTATAGATTCCAGGAATGATATCACCTAACTTATCCTTCTTATAAAGTTCAGACTGTGCACTGTTCAATGCATCACGCATACGACCAAGCAGAACTTTCTGATTGCTTCTTAGACCATCATAGTTAGCGTTATAGTAAGGACCTGAAGTAGTCTCTTTGAAGGTAGTTTCTCCCAACACGTGGTTAGGATTCTGAAACTCTGTACTTACTTTAGGACTAAACCACAAGAATGAAGGGGCTTCTTCCTCAATATAAGACTCATCATTAGGTCTAGTTACTCTCCACATAAAGATAGGCTCCTCTACGAGAACAGTTTCTTCTCTTTGGGAATCGTATCTTACTTTTTTGATGTGGTTATCTGCGTACCAAGCAGACTGTTTAAATGCCTGGCTTACAAGTCTCTCAATAGAAGAACTATCTAAAGTAGGATTAGCTGTAGCTATCTGAGTACGCAAACTTGCTTTGATGTCCTCTACAGTTTTCTCGTAGGCTTTTGAGTTGACGTTACTCTGTAAGTCTTGAAGCTGCTGGACAAGTAATACTAACTTATCTTTACTGTCTTTATCTAGGGGAGAGTTTTTACGAGTAAGACCTTTAATCTCCTCAATACGTTCTTCTAGTTCTTTAGCAGTCTGACGTTGGCCATCACTAACTTCGTTAGGCATGTACTCACCGTTTCTATCTTTCTTACCCTTAAGCAAGTTAAATAGATTCTCATACAACTCGGTTAGGTTATCACCTCTGTCGCCCAACAACTGTTGAATCTCACTAGTAATTAAAGCACGCTCGTCATAGAAAGCCTGAGAGTAAGTAGTACGTGTGTAGATAGAAGCCCAACGATTATACTCATCGTAAGCATCTTGTTTTAATCTAAGAGCCAACTGTCTGCCAGAATCATTCTGTGCAGCCTTGTATTGATTCTCAGCAGCAGCAACAGCTGCCTGTAATTTTTGTTTACGAGAAGTAAGTGTTCTGGTGAATACATTTAAGGTCTCGTCAGATAGTTTAGGGTAAACAGTAGTTGGTACTATCTTTACGATAGGTTGACCTTTGGCATCCAGTAACGGCATACCATTGGCATCAAACTGAGGAATCTCGGTATTAGACTTAGCATTCTTCCAATCAATAATTGCCTTTGCTATATCATAGGCTTCTCCCTGTTTAAGATTACCCAATGAATCGTAAAGAGATTCCATATCATCTAACTCTGCTTGATTTAAGCGGAGTAACTCAAACGCTTCTTCTGTAATCTCACCGCCTACAAAAGCTTCTCTAACAGCAGCCATTTCTTGGTAGATGCTGTTACGTTTGTTACGAATCTCTACAGGTAACTTAGCTTGAATCTCGTAGTATTTATCAGTGAATGGGCGTTCAGTATACTGTTCTTTGAACTTCTCAAGATTCTCAATTGCCTCTTGTACCTTCTGTTCCGCAGCACTACGCCTAGCAACTGCCTCAGCACTCATGTCTGCTGGGTCCAGATCAGCTACTTCATCCATACCATGCTGAATGATGTAGTTCTGCTCAGTCATATAGTTACGCATCTCTACTGTCTTGGTGGCAGTATTTAAGACTAAGATACGCTTGTCTTTGTTAAGTACTCCATCAACTACCTCGTACAAGAAAGTCTCCCTGTAGTAAGGCTTGTAGAAACTTTTAACGTCTACAATAGAACCACCAAACTGTGCACCTTCCTCAGCTATGATGTCTTGCATCAAGTTCTCCATCTCACTACGCAGAGTAGTCAAAGAACCTCTATGCGAGATATCCATGCCTTTCAAGTAACTAGCTACAAGTTGTATTCCTGGATTCTTAGTGGTAGTGGCTGTGTCAAATGCAGCAAACAACTCACTGTTGGTATCCATAAGTAGTTTAGACAGGTTCTCCCTCGTAGGAAGCTTATTGGTGTAATCGTCTTTACTGTCTTGAATTCTGTTCAGGATGTTACCTACAGATATAGGCAACTCAAATGACTGCTTAAACTGCCTAAAGTTTGTAAACTCTTGAACAGCTCCATCTGCATAGGTTACTACAAACTTAGAATCTACCCCGTTACCTACTTTACTAATAGCACGTACAACACGGTTTCGGTAAGTGCGGTCTGCATTGTTTTTATTAGCTTGACCTACTACATCAAAAGACTTCTTAGACAACTGAGAATCTAGTTGCTGAATGTCTTGGTTAATACTTTCAATCAATCCTTTGGTAGCCTCTTCGTAGTACTCAGAGAGTTCATCTAGAATAGGCTCTTGAATGTATTGGTTGTGCTTCTCGACAATAGAGTTAAGCGATTGTTTCAACCAGAACAAGTTCTTCAAGAAAGGATTAGTGTTTACTTGCTGCTTAGCAGAAGTCTGAGCCAACTGTACGATAGATGAAACTGTGTTAGGCTTGAATACACTTCTAGCTAACGCTCCTTGGTTGTTAAATCTATCTCCGGTGATTTCTTCTATGTGTCTCTGTACAACTAATGCTTGCTTGAAAGCCCTATGAATATCGCCTAGCTTTTTTCCAGGAGGTATATTAGGGTCTTGGCTAAGTGTTTGCAAGTGGTCAATCAATCCTTGAAAGTAGATTGACATGTACTGCATGTAGTTTGCCAAATCCAATACAGCCTCTGCTACATCCTCCTTGGTAGCCATGGCCTTTATACGACCTTTAGAAGACTCGAATACGGCACCTGCTTGTCTTAGAGAAGTTGACTTTCTAATCTCTTCACTAGTAAAGTACTTGTTGGTGTCCATCAAACGTGCAAACTCTTGGTCAGTGATTGCATCAGATATTAACTGAATCTGTTTAATGGCAGGACTAAAGTCATCTGGATTATTTGGGTCACGCATCAAATGCTCAGTGAAGGCATCTATATCCTTAGGCATAACCCTACTAAACATGTAATCGGATACTTCAGAGTTAGTTGGATAGAACTCAAACTCAAAGTTAGGATTATACAACGCTGTTACGATGTCCCCCAACGTATCAAACTTAGGAGTTACAAATCCTAAATCAGTTAAGATATCTGTAAAGAACTGTACAATGGTATTGTAAAGACCTGTCTTGGGAGTGTACTCGGTTGCTTGAGAACCAACCTCAGTAGCAATTACTTCCTCCCAGAACTCTGCAGTACCTTTTAACTCAGGGTAGTTAGCCTCTACATAAGCTTGAGATGATCCTGTAGGATTCTCTGCATGCAGTTTCTCTACCTCAGCGACAAGTTTACTAAAAGCTTCTGGATTAGAAGTCTTGAGACCTCTGATAATGAAGTGTGAGAACTCATGCCAAGCAGTATCTTCTTTTACCAAGTAAGGATTAACAAGTATCTGGCCGGTTGCTAAATCTACACGGGCAGCACCATCAATGCTAGTATCCCATGCCCAAGTTACACCCGGGAACTTAGCTACCAACTTGTCAAAGATTTGCCCAAACTTACGTACGTTACCTCTCTTAAGAACATTAGATAACTCCATGGTCTTTTGGAACATAACATTACTTAGCGGCAATACCTCCCCGTCAATTAGCAATTCATTTGACTGGATTAACTTCTCCATCAATGCATGCTTCTCAGCATCTAATGCTTCCTGCAAACCCATCATTTCAATCTCAGCACGTATCTCTTCCTCTTCTACGGTTTCTACTAGGTCAACTATATCAGCAGCAAAGTTGTATCTAGGATCAATCTCTACGTATACTCCAGAGTCATCGTACCTTGCCCAAGCAATCTTCTTACCTCCGTTGATGATGTACTTACTATTAATCTTTAAAGCAGTAGTATCAGCATAGCCAAGAATCTGGTGTGGCTTTACGTACTCAGTACTAGTGTGGTAGATTCTATTACCAATCAAGGTCACAGAAGGCCTTTCTTTAATCTTCTGAGTTTCAGACTGCCATACTTTGTTACATATGTAAGCAATCTTCTTACTGTAAGTATCTAGGCTAACATACTCAGGGTCTTTAAGTAAGTCCTGTGCAAGCTTTAAGTTTATCTCTAACCTAAGAAAATGATTTTTAATATCTTCTACACCAACCTTACTATACATAACGTTGGAAAGATTGTAGTATTTATTAGGGACTTCTCCCTCATACTTATCCCAGAGGTAATAAGCATATTCAGGTACTACACTAAGCAGTTGATCAAACTTAGCTTTTACCTCTGGATCATTTAAATTAGGACAAATCATCTTTACAAATATAGTTTAATAATAAAATTACACAATCAATTAAGACCCACCACAGAAGTTTTCATGGTTATTACTGATGTCTGCTAACTCTTGGAAAGTATCCTTGATAGCCTCTATTTTGATTGCTTCGAAGTTCTCAGGTACAAGTGGTATGATGTTACCAGATTCATCGGTAGTTGTAGTAGGAACAATACTGTCTCTAACTTCAAAAATCTTAGGAAGAATTACGTTGTCAGGTATGATAGCATTATGCTTAGCAAAGATTGAACGTATCTGAGGAGTGGTCCAACCAGCTTGCTTAACTCCGATAGCAGTAACCAAGAACTTCAAGTTAGGATTGTCGGCAGCAGTCTTTAACATACCTACCACTGACTCTTCTACAGCACTCAAAGGAATACTATTTTTAGCACCTATCTTAAGTTTACCGTTCTTCATTGATGCGAACTTGGTAACAACTCCATAAGACATACCATTCGTACCTTGCATAATACGGTCAGTAACTCCATACTCAGACCAGTAGCCTTTGGTTCCTGGCTCTAGTACATTGTAGTTAGCTTTACCGTTTTTATACTGAGCGTATCCTGCAGAACCTGATCCGTGGTGGCCGAGTGTATTAGCACCGAATACAAAAACTTCGTTAGGCTGAAGTTCAAGTACTTCTTTAGGAGTGTACTCACGATTTGGGTTATCACTACGAGTAGTCAAGCTAGACTGAAGTACCTTACTGCTAGGAGTAATAGATTCTCTAGTCAAGTCGTAGTCCTTAAAGTAGAACAAGTCAATGTTAGGGTCTTTAGTACGGCTAAACTCTGGATGTACTTCCTTGAACCTACGAACAAACTTAGCTATGTGTGACTCTCCCAAAGAATCTAGCAAGGTATCCATCTGTTCAGACAATACGTTATTGATAACAGTACCACGTTCTTCGCTAGTGGTCGTCACAGTTTCCTTAAGAACATCAGATAACTCTTTGTTCTCCTTAGCGTTATAGTCTGCAACCAAAGCATCTGTAATGGTTTTGATGTTTTCGGCCAAGCCAACTGTAAACTCCGAAATGATAGAAGACATCGGCAACGTGTAAACCTGTTCAGGAATCAAAGGCAAGTATGAATCATAGCGTTTGTTCAAGTTAGTACCAATGATACCTGCGTAAGCATAAGCCTTGAAGAACGATTGCATATCTTGAATCAATCTTTGGTCATCCTCGTTAGTTGGATCTAGGCTAGGATGAGACCAGTTGAATCCATTGCTGAAGTCTTCACGAAGCATATCTACTGAGTAGTCAATCTCTGACTGCACATAACCGGCCCTGATAAACTGGCTATCCTCGTTAGTGGTAAATACTACCCCGTCAAAGATTAAGTTATCAGACTGAATACCTCTTTGTCCTAATCTAACCTTAAGGTTATTGTACAAGGTACTGATGTGACCAAGATTACGCTTATCTAGAAGTTTCTCGTACTCGGCTACTTGAGGTACGTTGTTTCTGAACAAAGAGTACAGCAAGTCATTCTTAAATACTCTTGAGAAAGTATCATAATCCAACCTGTAGTTAAGAACCTTCATACTTCTGTGAAGTCTGATGATAAGACTAGTTAACGTCTTGTTTGCAGATACTGGGAATATAGTCTCCAACTTATCAAAGATGTCTTGTTGAAGTTGGAAGGGAGACACTACAGATTCAAAAATTACATTCTCAACACCCTTTTTATTAAAGAAGTTAGACTTCATCAAGTCAGCCAACTCTTGACCACCCTTACGGAACGACTCAAAGTTCTGCGGAGTGAAGGTATCAAAGTCTGTGTTAGATGAGAGTATGAATAATTTATCCTGCTGTTCTTCAGTTGCAATCCATCCTACAAAACGAAGCAAGTCACCCATCTCAGTCTGATCGCTGAGCAATGCGTCAGGGTTACTGATACGATACGCATTCAGTCTCTTCTTAAGAGCATTTACCATAATCTCAGTACCAAACTGATTCAAAGAAGCATTCAAGAACTGAGCATACTCTGGAAGAGGCTCCCCTGTTTTCTGAGACCAAGCAAAAGCTTTGTCTAGTTTTTCATTTAGAATAGCTTGTATGAAGTCACGTTTGGATGAGTACTTAGCACTACCTCTTGCGTATCTAATGATTGAAGAATCCTTCTTAGCACCACCAACGTTCTTGTAAGATAGGTTGATCATCTTTACAATATCCTCAAATCTGCTACCAAGCATGTTCATATAGTTAGCAGTTGGGGTAAGTCTATTGTTAAGGAAAATCTTAGCAATGCTGTCGTCTCGTTCGATATCTACGTGAGCAGTAATCAACTGACCACTGATATCCCCAATACGAGTTCCTTTCTTGCCGTTAGTTTTGTTGTACTCTACGTCAAAGCTAGAACTGAAGTCAAGGAAACCTGTTGACTTACCATTAGCATCTAGAGGATAATCTTCTACAGCTTGTTTATCAATTACAACCAAGCCAGCTTTCTGGAGGATTGCATGTAATACGTTAGATTTTGCATCAACACCCAAAGACTTCTTGAACGCATTCAACTGATGTACGTACAATTGGTACAAAGGATTAACAATATTTGTGTAGGAAGCCGTAGTGTACTTATTAGAATCACCAAACAACTCCGCCATCTCAGTCACAGTGTCTGAACTGTTAGGACGAAGTAACAAAGTAAACAACGATTCGTCAGTCAAACGTTCTGCTAAGTTAAACAGTAAGTTGTTTGAGAAACGACCACGGATAGCCTTAACCTCGTGAGTTAGGAATCTCTCACGCTCCAATAAAGCAGACAACTCCTCATCCAAGGCAAACAAAGAAGCACTCAGACCTTCATTCTTAGCTGTTCTAAGAGCGTTTAGAATCTTTTTAATCTCTGTGGTAGCTTTCTTCTTTTTAGTCTCGTAGGGTTCCTTAAAGAAGTTAGCAAGCCTAGCTACATCTTCTTGACTAATAGGTCTGTCTTCTTCCTCTTGCTCAGCGTTAAAGTCTGTGTACATTTTGTACAAGTTTTTAAGCCTTGTGTTGCTTGCATCGAATCCTGCTATAGTTATTACTTCCTGGATACGCTTACGAATAGCATTGATACCTTTAGATAGAGATTTCTTAGTTTCTCTGATAGCCTCTAACTCTTGTTTAGCTGCTTCTCTTGCTTCAAAGGCTTGTTGTGGTGTGATGTTATTAGTCAACACACTGCCGTTCAACTCAATGAATGGGTCATAGCAGAACAACTTATCAATATCATAATCCGAACCAGACTTGATAACCATTTCATCAGGTACCAAGATGATTTCTCCTGACTCTTCGGGTAAGAACTCAACAACACGGAAGCTTTCCATAGAGTTGTAATCTTGGCCGGGTACACGAATCGCTGCAATAGTCAAGGCTTTATCTAGGATAGCTGCGTTAGCTTCTACGAAAATAGGATTAGTCAATGCTTCGTTAAGCCTTCTTACAGCACTAGACATGTTTACTGGCTTACCCTTTGCATCAAACTCACCAATAGTCTGTCCGTTGTACATTAAGTTCAACAAAGGATAATAACCCTTTGAGAAAGAAATCATGGCTTCGGCTTGCTTGATTACTTTCTTGTTCTCAGCATTTGTTACTAGGTCATAGTAACCAAGTTTTCTTCCGGGTCTAATCAATGAGGCAGGGTATTGAACTCGTTGAGCACCTGGTACTTTTTGCTTTAAGATATCATTTGTTACAGAGGCTACGATAGCACTCTCCATAACAGTACGGTCAATCATAGCATCAAGTGTATGCTGGAGTTCACCGTTCTCTTTAAGTTTAATTAAGTCTTTAGTTGCTTCAGCTACGTTCTTCTTAGAGAGTTCTTTTAGCAAATACTCTACAAGTTTTTCTTTGTCTTCTAGTTTAGAAACAAAACTAATCTTATCTAGAGATACCAACTCATCAATGTACTTTCTATAAGCCTCGTAGAGTTCGCTCTTCTCAGAATCTTTATAGGCAAGTTTTCTGAACTGAGTACTAAAGATACTCATGAAGGTTTCCTTGTTCTCTACCAACACCTGTTCTTTAAGGTATCTCATGTCGATAGAACCTGTAGGAACAAAATTAGTATCTACACTACCATCAGCGTTAAACAAGTTAACTGGCTCAATAGTCTCGGCAATCTTAGTACCCGAAGAAACCACAGCGTAGTCAGCACCTGATGCATGCATCTTTGCAAGTATCTGAGCCAACTCTGGGCTAGTAACTAATTCAGAAGGTAGGATAGGCTTAACAGAGTACTTGTGGAATACAGGGATACTTTCACCAGATTCTATAGCTGCGTGACCTGCATACTGAAGTTTCTTAATGTTAAATGCATAGTAAGGACCTTCGTTCAATACTTTGTCTAACTCTTCTTGATTATCTACACCAGATTGTTTCTGAAGAAGCAGAGCATAGATTCTATCCTGTCTATCAAACTCTTTACGCATTGCCTCGCTAACACCTGTAGACAACTTGTAGAAACGTTTGTAGAAGTCCATGGTACAGAACGCAGCTGCATCGTGACGCTTAGAATCCTTATCATTGTAGTACTGTCTTAAGGTAACTTTCTTACCGTTCTTAGTGCCGCCTACTTTCTTGTAAGCATCACTGTTGTTAGCCGTATCAGAAGAAACAGCAGTATCCTTGAGGACTATGTAAGAAATCTTAGACAAGTCTCTGCTCATACCAGTAGCAACATCCACAGGGGCATTGCTCTTTGAGTTATGATGTAAGAAAGCATCACGTTGTGTGTATGCGTCCTTAACAGACTCTAAGTTTTGTTGATCTATTACTGCATAACTACCGTAAGCATTCCAAGCACTGATACGCTTTTCAATCTCTTTGGCATTCTTATAGTAGTAAGGGTGGCCATAGAATAATTTGTGTTGTTCTACACGAGAGATAAAGCTTAGTACGTGATATTTTGCCAAGTCTTCAAAAGGAACAGAGTATACGCCTTGGAAAAAATTATTACTTGCCTGAATGTTGTCGTAGATATACTTACTGAATTGCTTGATTACTTCATTCTTTAAGTCAGTAGGTAACTTGTCATAGACTAAAGTGTAGTTAGCTAAATTCGGTTCTTCCTTTAAACTAGCAAACAACTGAGCACGAGTAGCTGGGTCAAGAATCTTCTGGAAATAAGATAAGATAGGGGTAGTTTCATTCTCCATTACAGGTACCCGGAACTTACTAGAAGGATTCAAGGTTGTGTAGATCTCACCGAAGAGTATTGGCAAAATACTATTTGCAAATACTGCATCTGGAATCACCAAACTATTGTTGTAGGTAAAAGCAGACTTCATCCCTAACTCATAGCGGAATCTGTCATCAAATACTAAACCACGTGTAGTGCTCTTACCTGAGAAACGGTTAACCTCTTCAACACCAGAAGCTAGTAAGCCCATAACATCTGTGTAGTGTTTTACAGGGGTTACAACGTCAATGGTCTTCTCTCCATCAAAACCTTCTTTAACACCCAACAAGTTAGCGATATCAAGAGTTCTGGTAGAGTTATCAGGATTCAATCTTCTGTTACCAGCTGGATTAAACATGTACTTAATCACAGCAGAGAAAGAAGCAGAAGGGTTCTTAACAGGATCTAACTGAGGCAACTCTCTGTATACATCATTTAAGGTAGGATACAAGATAGAGTCATTCATGATAGAAAGAACTCTTGTCATGTAGGTATGAGGGTTTACAGACCATACTTTCTTACCCAAGGCATTGTATTGCATGTCATTCACATACTCTACGTTAGCTTGTACTTCGAACTGGATAAGTTCTAGCAAAGCAGTCTGCTCAGAGAAAACAACTTCGTCTTCAGAGTTAGTATGTTCGGCAGAAATACTAGCCAATGGAGTAAAGATGTATCGTTGTGTTTCACTTAGAGATATAATCTTCTTATGGATACGTTCTACCTGTCTACGGAAATCCTTAACAGGCATAGTAAACAAAGCCTCTTTACCAAACTCACTGAAGTTAAACCCTAGTGGAGTAAGCATAGCATACAAAGACTCTTGGTAGTTAAGCTTAGCTTCTTCTGTAGTAAAGATAGGCTCGTCTGGTACAGTTGGGTAATCCTCAAAGTACTTATCTACGTTCAGATAATAACTACCGGTTTCTCCATCAATACTCTTATAGAATCCATCGGTAACATAGAAGTCATTATCCCAGGCACGACGCAAGTTTTTAGAGTCTAGTGACTGTGCTTTGTAGATAGCGTGGGTTACTTTAGTTTGACCATCCTTTTCAGTAGTGGTTGTGATTTCATTTGTATACCCATCTATGTATGGCATAGAGAAGGTATTGAAGAAAGCGTTCTTAAAGTTTAGCGTACTCTGCTTTACATCAGTCTCAGAAGGATTAGGGAGGTAAGAAAGGAGTTGACGGAACTGACCATAACGAGTAGTCAAGTCTTGAATCCTTCTGTACATATCTGCGTAACTGTTAGTACCAGATAAAGTCCTCTGTAAGATGTTCCAGTTAGTATCAAAGTCACCAATCTTGTTTACTCCAAACACTTTGTCCTTTACAGGGAGGTTGTTTTTATACTGAGGCAAACTCTTGATGGCGGTGATAATCAATGGGGCTGCTTTAAGTTTTTGAGACTGCTCGTTAACTGCATTCTCAAATTGACCAAATGCAGGCATGTCATCCATCAACGTAGCATCTACTACTTCCTCGTTAAGTGCTTGTTTAACTTTATCTGAGAACAAGGTAGAAGCTGTCTTATGGAATAAGAACAATGTCTGACGATTACCTACCAACATATCAAGATACTCTTTACGGGCAACTCGTAGTGGTGTTGGGTTCTCTGCAACCAATTGATTGTATTTAGCTTGGGCTAATTGTAGAGCACCATCTACTGCTTTGTACGTACGAACTATATAAGCCTTGTTGTCAAGTACGTTAACCACAGAACCATTAAGTTGAGAAACCAAACGGTTAGCCATGCTAACAAAAAGAGAATCAAACTGGTTTAGAATCTCATCACCCTCTTTGAAGCTAAATGCTTTCTTAGTTCCATCAGCTAGGTTGACTACAAGTTTGCTACTGTTAAGTTCCTTGAAGTAGGCTTGGTCTTCGTTACGAGTGTAGCTACTGATTTGACCTTTGTACAACTGACCAAAGTAAAAGTCAACTGTTTTCTTATCAGAAACAAAGTTGGTAATGAAGTCCCAGATTTTCTGGAACACACTCTTAGCTTCTTTGTTGGCTTTGATTCCTTCAGGGAATACCTTACCATTAGATAAAGCAAATTGTCTGAAGTCTTCTGCAAGTTTTTCTTCAAGTTCTACTAGGCTTAGATCTCCGTAGATTTTTCTAGCCTGTGCATACAAAGAATCTTTCTGTTCTTTAGTCAGGTAGTACTGGGAGAATTCATGCCACGCTTCGTGATAACCTTCTGCATAGTTTGCTCCTTCAAATAAGAACACACCGGCCTTAGACCAAACTGCATAAGCAGTAGGGTGTGCTATAGTTTTGTCAAAGATAAATCTAGTGCCTTTGAAGATAGGACTGTTCTCTACCCAAACTTGAGCAGCATTGTTCTCTTGTTCAGAGATAGCGTTTTGCAAAAGCAAAGAACGTTCTAGTACTTCGTCAGGTGCAATATCACCGAAGATAGAGTCGTAGTCGATGTCGTCATCTAAATCCTCAATCTCATCAATAGTAGAAGTAGTATCTGCAGTTGGATGCGTAGTTACCTCGACACCTGCTTGTTCTGGAAGAAGCGTGTCCTCTGTATGAACAGTGTACTCACTATCTAAAGCAAAGGTTTGGTTTATAGTCATACTAACTTTGGCACCGAACTCATCGCTTTTAAGCATACCTTGGTAACTACTAAAAGGTATTACAGCTAACTGGTTTCCCATCATCTTGATCAAAGAGAATGGACCATCTAAATCTAGGTTATCTTTGTTTACGTTGTAGCGGATATTAGTAAAAGCTTCTGCTACTCGTTTTGCTTGAACTTCTGGCTTACCTGTAATGTGCTGATACTTACCTGCCTTGTTTTTAGCTTTGTATGTAATCTTACCTTTAGAGTTAGTACCTAGAATCAAACCTCCATTATTCTTAGGAGACAGATAAAGTAAAGCGTTAACATACTCTACAAATGCTTTAGGGTTTTCAGATAATTCAGTAGGCAAACCAGCAGGTAATGTTCCGTTGTTAAATGCATCTACTAAGGTAGATACAAATCCATCAGGAGCACTAGGCAAAATTACCGCTTGGAATGGGTAGACAGAGTCATTGTTTTGAATGTATACGCCTCCTTTGAACAAAGTGTATTCTCCAAAAGCACTCGTAATAACACGATTACTTTCATCTGTGTTCAAAACAATAGTGCCGGGAGTTTTACTTGCATCTACTATGGATTCTTTACCTGACCTAAGCCCAACTACTTTAGTAAATAGTATCTGTCCAGGAGAACTAGTAATCTTTTCTCTAAGAGCTAATTCTGCAGGAGTATTCTTTTTCAAAGTACTAACTAAAGGAGAACCTTCGCTAGATACTACACCTGCTTGATTAAACTTAAGAATCTGTTTATCGCTGTCTACAAGTACAGAACCTACACCAGTACCGATTGTTGAAGGATTTTTAATAATGTAATTGAGGAATCCTTTGTTATGCATAGGAAGTCCTTCAGTACTAAGAATTTGTCTGATTCTAGCACCGTCTACAGGAGTACCTTTAGGACTGTTCTTAGCATTAACTAGATACTGATAATCTTCGGCATTTAAAACTAATTTGTAGATGTCCATCATAGAACCTACAAGAACGTTGTAGTCTTGTCCAACCATACCAGTCTCACGGTATTGGTGAAGAACTCGATAAGCAAAACTTACTGCAGGATCATCCAGTAAAGACTCATCAAATATGTTAGTATCAATTATTGATAAACTAATCTGATAGTCATTGTCTACCTGTACCTGGAAGGTTTTTTGAGCAGCATCTATAACCTCATCGTAGGGATTCTCTATTTCTTGGTCTGTGCTGACATCAGTAGTTTCCTCCGAAAAAAGTCCGCTAATGTCTTCGTAGGTGTTGAGGGGGTAGATTGTGTTGGTTGCGTCTTCATAAAATTCATCTAAATATTGTAAGTATTGTGGGTCTAAAGCATTTCTAAATGCTGGAGTTTCAAGTACATCTCCAATCATTCCAAGCATGATTGGGTCATAGAAGTTAAGTGCTGAGTCAGTAGAAGGAATAAGTTCTTCAAACATAGTACCTCTGTTACGCTCACGCATCACTTCTACTAGATCATTACGTAACTCAAAAGGTAAGTTGTTCAAGTCAATAGTTGCATTTGATACAGGGTCTACTGTAAAGCGAGCTGTGTATGCAGAAACTAACTGACGTACTACGTCATCACTAATAGATACACCGAAGCCATCAATAACCTCATTCTTAATTATTCTATCAGCAACAGCTTTTCCTACTCTTGATACATATTTCTGAGTCTTATGGCGTTGCAAGAAATCAACGATGTCGTCAATAGTTAATCCTGCTGAATCCAAAAGTTCTGTATCACTAGCCAAGTCTTCCAAAGACATAACTGATAAACCGTTTTCTTTTCTCTTATTAGATGTATAAGGAGAGAAGTTAAACGCAGTGGGTCTATCTGCAGATGCTAGCATATCCAAAGAGGCTTTGTTCAAATACACTCCACCTATCTGGCCTAAGAACTGGTCAATCAAGAAATCAATTTGAGAATCCTCGCTAGCATATCGAATGCTTTCTGATTCAGTCAAGGCATACCTAAAGTCATGCGAATCAAACAACTGACCAGAGGTAATCAATTGACTAACGATTGTGTCTACTACCTTACCACGTTTAAGTGACTTACCCGTGTTAGGATCTACAATACGCAGTTCTTTCTTGTTGTTAGGCTGAGGAATAATCTGAAACAAGTATGTCTTATTTCCTACTTTTATAGAAGTAAACCCTTGATTCTTCTTCGTGTCAAATGACAAGCGACTTTGAATCTCCTTACGCTTAGCTCTAACCATCTTACTGTTGATTAAGCGTCTGTCTGGATCTTCAGGGTGTACAGCATTGTCAAATGCTTCTAGTTCTTCTATGCTTTCGATTGCGTAGAAAGACTGTATGTAATTCTCAACCTTCTGATATGGAGTCAGTGCAACCGTAGCAACTTTTGCCAAGTAGAAGATTTTACTAACCATGGTAGGGGATAAACCTAAACCATCTATAGTAGAGATGTCAAAGTTACCCTCAGCTGCTTCTTGGAAAAACTTACTGAACGCCAAGTTTGCAGAAGGATAAAGTGCAGACAAGGCACTGTACAAATCTTCAAATGTAGTTAATCCAGACAATGCCTGTACAACTGCCACTGAGAATGCTGCCTTCTCTTCTTTCAAAGTAGACTCGTCTAGGTCAGTATTCTTAAGGATTGCTTCTAAACTATTACGGTACCCGGTAAACTCATCAAATACTATTGGGTTTATAGCGGCCAACCCTCGGAAGTTCTCGTCTCTCTGAGGAACTGGCGCAGGTTGTCTGCGTCCACCAAAGTCTTGGCGAGCAGGATTCAATGCAGCCTTTTCTCTGATTGCTTTATTTATCTGAGCAATTTTAGCAGATGGGTCAGTTTCCTGTAAGGTTACTCCGTAGAAGTTAGTAAGAGTTCCTTTTCTCTTTTTCTCTAGTTCAGTCTCATTACCGGTGTTGGTTTTTTCAGCTATGTGGGCTTCCAACATACCAGCAAGTACTGCACGTACTGCAGGCGACCACTCAGGGTGAGCATCTTCTTCAATAACACCTTTTGATAACTCATCTTCAGTAAGTTCTGCCAAAGCCATGTCAAACTCTTGCTCTCTCTTAACATCTGGGATGTTAAGGTTCATAGCACCTTGTTCAATAGCTTGTAGTTCTGTAAGTGTAGATCTGTTAGCCAACTCAGTACGAATCAACTGAGCAAGTTCAGGGGCAGCAAATAAAGGTTGAGGGCCGGGAAGATTTGTTAATTCTGCATTCTGTTGTGTTTGTGCAAGCGGAGAGAATGGTACCTCCATATTTGCTTGTTCCAACTTGTCAAGAGCAGGTGCAAAAACTTCTGCCATAGTAAGAAGCTCACGTACTGTGAGATTCTCTGGGTTATTCAGAAGAGTGTCTTTGAAGTTAGCAACACGTCTAGCTAAGGTGTTTACTAAAGCACTTTGGTAACGGTCATTCAAGTCAGCAATGAATTGGAATCTCTCATCCTTCTTACGTCTTTCCAAGTCAGTTGGATCTAGCATAAAGCTAGCGGTAAGTAATTCTGCTATAGTACTATTATCGGATTGAGCCTCGGCTACCTTTTCATCGTACCTTTTCTTAATGACAGCACGCTTCTCAAGTTCAGTCATGTTAGAGTACTGGTCAATGATACGCTCGGTCTTTTGTAACTTGTTAGCCGTATTGTTTACAGAAGCCTCGTAAGACTTTCTATCTTCGTCAGATAGTTCGTCTATGTTTACATTAAGCAACTCTTCTGCAAACATCTTATCATTAAAGTACTCAACCATAGTGTTGGGGTCATCCAACATAGTATTCAAGTTCTTAATGCTCTTGATAGAAGGTAGCATCTCATTTAACTTCTGAGACATACGCTCTACAATTGCTGTCTGCTTAATTGCTTCTTCCGGAGTGTATTCCCCAGACTCTTTTTTCTGTGAGATTAACTTCTTATAAATTTCAGGATTATTGGCTACGTTCCAACGTGCAGTATTTGCTCGTTCATGTGCTAAAGCACTTGTACTCCAGTCAGTCACATACTTAACAGTACCATCACTATTACGGATAGTGTTACCATCAGAGTCTTTGGCTTCCTTCATACTACGACGACCAAACGCTGTTCCTCCGCCTATAATAGCGGATGGACCTAGGGAGGTAACAAAGGTTTCCCAAACAGAACCCCAGGTAAGTTCGTTGTTTTGCTCGTACTCAAAGTTTTGAGTAGCAGCATACTTATCAATAAAATAGTTAGCAACCAAAGAACCTACTTCTTCTATAGACTCTTGAGTACCTGCAGATAGAGTTTTACGTAAGCCAGGAGCAAGCAATGCAGCCATTACCTTACGATCTACCATACCCTTAGGAAGCATGCTTAACATTAAATCAGTCTGAGCAGTAAGTTTGGTATTTAATTTACCTAAAGAACCACCTGTAAGATTGTCTACTTTACCTCCTACATAACCGGCACCACGCTTGAAAGCATTGTCAAGCAATCCGACACTTCCTCTAGAACCTAAAAACAAATCTGTATCAGGTAAAATAGATTCAGTCAAACCTTCTGCAGCAGCTCTTAAGAATGCAGTACCTGCCGCCCCACCTTCTTTAAAGTTACGTTTTTCTTCTGCATAGAATCTAGGGAAAGTACTGGCAGTAACAGAACCAAAAGTAGACACGTAAGGTCTTACCGCATTCATCCCTTCTGCAGTCAACCCTACAGTTTTTCCAATGTTGGACCAACGCAAAGCACCCATAGGTGCAAGTCTAGCAAGACCACCTGTAAGACCACCTGTAGCTCTACTTACCAAAGTAGTAACTGCTATGTCTGTAACAATAGGTAATACTTGTTCAAAAATAGCTTCACCACTCCAATGTCTCTCACCACTAGCATCAGTATAAACAGGCATATCATGAGTGACAATGTTACCATTAACGTCTCGTGTTAATTCACTCTCATCAATCTGATTGTTCTTGTTAAGGTCTTTACCCATACGGTAACTCAGTGGAGCTAGGCGATCCGCAGCTAATCCTGTAAAGAAAGCAGACTTTTCAAAACCTGTAAGAGACTGTAGACCAGACCAAGTTCTAGCAAGGTTGGCACCTACCATTTCAGCGGTACGACTGAAGAACTCGCCCGGATCACTGTTCTCCCCAAAGATTACAGTTTCATTAGGGTCTACTTCGTTTTTGTAGTACTCCCTACGCTTAAGATTTTGTTTCTCTTCGTAAAGGTCTTTATAGTTTGCTTTGAGGTAATTATCCTCGTTAGCAAAAAGACTCATCTGCTTACTAAGGTTATCTATGTTAACAGCAGCTTGTTGTACCTGTACCCTTTGATTGATTAATGCTTGTCTCTGTTCATCAGTAGTTGCTCGTTTAATCTCATTATTCAATCCGTTAAGTTTCTGAGATAACTCACCGCTCTTATCACGGAGTACATCAGATACAGCACGATTGTATTGAGTCTCTAATCCAGCTACAAGTGCACGACTACCTGCAGTGCTGCGTAACTCTTGGTCAGAGGTACTACGGAATATCTGTAAGTCAGCGTTGTTGTAAAGTTTAGAACCAATGTTCAATCCATCAAAACCAGCAACTATGTCTAGGATTTCTTTGTCAGTAGTTTTCTGACTCTTAAGTCCTTTGGGTGTTACATTCTTTGGGAGTGCACTACCTTCAGACATCCACTTGTTTACGTTGTCTTGGGCATACTTATACATAGCAACACTCTTACCGTAGTTTACTAGGTCTTGATAAGACTTAGTAAATCCAGCACGATCATCGTTACTAAGATTACGGTTAGCCGCACTATAACTACTACGCAAGTCATTGATTGCTTTGTAAATTTCACTAGGTGTACCATTCTGGATTTTATCCTTGTAAATAGTTGCAGCCCTAACAATGTCAGGGTCTTTGGTAAAGTCAGCCAGATCTTTTTTCTTCTTAAGAACAGATTCTGGTGTACCACCTAAGCCACCCATGTTATCCAACTCAGCACCAGCAGTAATTAAATCACCAAAAGATGGGGCAGGGGCTACATCAATAGCAGCCTTAGTAGCCAAGATATCCGTAATACCTTTACTAACTGACTGTTCTAGTTTAGCTTTATCAGCCTCAAACTTTTGTATCTGATCTACGGCATCGACAAACTGGGTTGCACGGATACCTGAGTCAGCAGTATCAATAATGTCTTGGGCCTTTTTAAATTCAGGTGTGTTAAGTGGTTTACCTGGAATAATTTTATATGGATCGTTTGGCATTGTTTTTAACTTTATTCTTCACTTTCTGTACTAGCACTCACTTTGTATTTTTCAGGTCTGTTTACCTTGTTGCTTGCTTTAGTAGTAGTCTTGATTATTTTCGAATCTGTCATAGGTTTACCAGTATTAGGATTCATTACTGGCTTTCCTTGTGCATCCAATCTAGGTACTTGTACAGTTTCTTCACTACTGTACCCAGTAGATTCAGGAGAAGCAATAGCAAATCTTCCTGTCAAGGCATCCCCATTAAGAATAAAGTTCATATTCTCAATGCTACCAACAGAGTAATCAAACGCATCGTTATAACTGATTTGTCTTGAACGAGCTATGTCTCCTTCTGCACCAGGTTTTTTACCTTTAGCTACTTCAGCAGCAAGCATCGCAGTAGTTGTATTCAACTGTTGGCTAACCTGTGTCATAAAGTCATCGTACTCAGCTGCAGTGTTCACGTTAGTAAAACCAAAGATACTAGCAATATCTTGTTTTAGTCTTGCATTTATTTTAGATGGGCCTAAATAAGTTACTGCTTCCTTGATTTTATTCAACTGAGCAACACCTGTTAATCCTTGAGCTTGTCTAAGAGCCTTTTGTGCTCTCTCCATATTCATAGCAGCACCCGAGTTTTTAGGAATACCCATTTGATTTACTGCCTTACCTATAACTGTGTTAAGCTGATTAATTGCATGAGGCACGTTTTTAATTACAGCAGTCATCTGAGGAACATCCAACTCAAGATCTTTCTTAGTAGTAATGTAACGGTCTTGAACCTCCATCTGGAACTTAGCCTTATCTCTCTGCATAGAAAGGTTGTGACGCATCAAGATACGGTTATCCTCCTTCTGTTGTACCCAGTACTCGTTCTTAATTAAGTCTCTAGATACTTTCTGACCTGCGTACATGTTAGACATGTTGCTGATGAACTCAGACTTGTAGATACCTGCGTAGTCATTAATGTCAAACTCTTCAAAAGGAGTTTCTGATTTCTGAGAAGCCATAACTCGTACCTGATTCTGATAGTCACGCATAGACTTGTATTGGTCTATTTGTTCTTTGATGACAGGTGACTTAGTTTTTGTGTACGACTGTTCCAACTCACCAATAGCTCTATCCAAACTATTAACTGTAGATGAAGCTGCATCAGCTGTCTGGCGCATATTCTGTACGTACCCGGTGTAAGCATTCTCTTTACCTAGGTTATCCAAGTTATAGGTTACATCAATCTGTAGTTGACGAAGTGCTTTAGGATTGTTAGCAAGGTAAGCTTCGAACTTCTGAGCAATCTCTGCCTTTGTAAACCCGTCCTTAGTTACTTTCTCCATGTAAGCAGGTCCGAACTTAGACTGCATGTTTATCTCCTCTGTTTGGTTAGAACCTTTGATGGTACCCCAGAAGTCTTTCCAGTCTTTGCTAATGTCGTAGTACTCTTCGTAAGCCTTACCGTAGGAAAGTTTTTGACCTAACTTATTTGACTTCAAGTAATCTTGAACGTCCTTCATGTAAAGGTGATCGTTAGCGGCAGACCGCTTAGAACCATCTACTTTAGCCAAGGCTTCTTGCCTACGTTGAACTTCTTTACCGTTACCTATGGCAGTTAGGATATTACTATCTCTTTCGAGTGTCTTACCCATACCAAGAACAGCATTTACGTTTCCTTTGAATGAGAAGTCAACACCAGCGTTCTTATTGATACCTTGTACAAGGTTAGTCATTGCCTTATCGTAGTATTCTCTTTCTACGTCAGTTAAGATATTTTGTCTTAGACTTGCATAGTTATCTACAGTCTGTTTAACTTGGGCTAAGCCTTCATCATACATTGACTGTTTCTTCTCTGCATACTTGATGTACTCATCGGATGGCAGAGGAGAGATATAGTCTGGATACTTAAAGGTTTTGGAATTATGCGAAATCATGGGTTAGTTAACTTTTAGGATATGTGAAGTGGTAAATCTTGCCACCTGCTTTTAAGTAAGCATGTTGAAGACCTCCGTTTTTCTTTTGGAACTTAGTACCTAAATTCTGTGTTGGGTCAGTAACCATTCCTTCTACTTCATCTAAAGTAGAAGTTGCAAATGGGAATGTACCGGGAGCAGAGGGTTCTGCAACACCTGGAGTTCTAGTAGATACAGGGAAAGTACCCGGAGTAGAAGGTTCCATGATTCCCCTAGCTTTAGGTGTATCCATAGCTGTAGTAGGTTGCGTAGATCCTGAACCAGTACTAGTAGTGCTAGTAGTGGTAGTTCCCGTAGTACCAGTAGTAGTTGTTTTTCCAGTAGTACCTGTACTTTGCTTTTTGTTTGCGTAGTCTACTATATCACCAGGATTAACAACAGACCAAGTCTTTGTCTTAGGGTCCCAGTTATAAGAGGGCATGAAGTTGTTATGGTAGAACTCCTTCATGTTTTCATCTGCATTGTATTGAGCACGGCTTTCTACCAAACCAGTAACTGCTGCTAACTTAGCTTCAGATTGATTAGACTTAGCAGTAGCATACATGTCATTGTAGGTCTTGTTAAAGAGTTCTGCATTCATAGCATTAGTCTTCAACTCAGCATCAAAGTTAGTAGCATCTGCTTTCCAACGACCTTCAGCATCATAGTTCTGTTTGGTTTGGAATGCTTTGTTCTTAGCATCCAACGACATTGCATAGGTCATGTTTGGATCGGCACCTGCACGCAAAGCAGAAGCCTGCATGTTATCAATATCCTGCAACTCACTCTGAATGTTCAAAGTCTGTGGCTTTATGTAAGGAGACTGAGCCTCAGGAATTGCATAAGGGAATATATCCTGTGCTTGAGCCAAACCATAAGCTCCAGGAATAGCCTGCATTGTATCGTAAGGAGTTCTAGTATACTTACCTCTTTCTGGAAAGTTAGGGTCGCCAGGCTTACCGGGTTCTTCTGGTTCTTCAGGTACATCCTCGTATACTGGATTACCTTGGTAGTTGATTGCATCGTAATGCTCCCAACCAGACATCAAGTCGTTGCCCATAGAAGGACGAAAGTCACCTTCTCCAAAACTCTTTTCAATGTTCTTGGTTATATCTGCGTACCGATTCTTGTAGAAGTCATCTGACAACAAAGCTTCGTCAGGCACTCCTTCGGTATTCATTCCGATATCCTTCAAGAAAGTCTTACGGTTTTCTGCACGAACTTTAGGGTCTTGAGACTCTGCCAACTCAATAGCTTCATCCTCTGACTTACCTTCTGCCTTGGCTCTTGCGTAAGTAAAACGCTGTTCATATTCTGCAGGACTAAATCCAGCTACAAATGAACCTGTACCTCTGATGGTACCAGTCTTAGGGTCTCTTTGAGAGTATCCTTCAGTTCCTGTCTGTAATCCAATTTGAAACTGATCTGTACCAAAACCTTTACCTGACTTGTTGATTACGTCAGACATAGCCAAACGCTCTTTCATGTTGGCAGGCTTAAAACTACCTGTAATCTCGTACTGACCTTTCTTAGGTCCTTCGTTGATTAACTTGATACTTCCCTCGTTGATACCACGCTGGAATGCAGCATTAGCTAGTTCTAACTTCTTTTGGTTCTCAGGAGATTGACCTGCCCAAGATTTAATGAAGGTCTTACCTTCATCGTAGTTAGAAGCCACGGAAGATTTAGAAGCCTCACGTACACGTTTGGTTTCCATCTTGGTCAATTTCTTTACTGTACCGTCTGCTAGTTGGATATAGTCACCAGGTTTAACTGTCTTATCGCCTTCTTTCTTAACAACAGTTCCTTCAGGAAGTTTATACTTACGTCCGCCCTCCTGCATGTTGGCAGTAATCTTAGCTTGTACATAACCAGGAAGTGCTTCAAAGCCAGGATTGTTAATACCACCCTTAGCCATCTGCTTTTGTTCTCCGTTAGAATTTCCGTTAAGAAACTGCTGGTCTCTGAACAATTGGTCAAGCACCTTCTCATTACGTTCCTTCATCAAGCGAGCAGTCTGCTTATCTACTTCTTTAGCAAAAGGATTCTTTAGAACTTCGTCATACTCAGAAGTATCGTAACGTTTAGCAATTTCTGCAAACGTCTTGTTACTGTCTTTACCCTTCTTAGCACGGAACATGGTAGTCATGTCTAATTGACTAAAGTCACCTCCTGCCTGTAAGTATGCACCTATCTTAGCAAACTGTTCCTCAGGATTAAGGTTAGCTACATCAGAAGGTTTCATATGGTTAGAGAATACTCTAGTGTTGTTTGGTAGGATAGTATTAACCCCACTCATAGACTGACCATCCGCTTTATAACTTTGCGAGTGAGTAGGTCCTTTAGCTATCTCAGTAGTACCGTCAGGTAGAATCAAAAACTCTCCGTTTTCAATTTCTACGTTATTGTTTACTCCTTCTGGAGTATTGTAACGGTTTGTAATTTGTGCTCCTTTTTGTGCCATAACAATAGGTTGGTACTCAGTACCTCCACTCGTAGTACGACCATACATGTAGTTGTAGTCGTAGAGAGGCTTTGATTGTCTAGATTGAATTGATTGATTTAGTTCAGTTTCTTTACGCTGATCATCCATATAATTAGCAGCACCTAATGCCCCCGTTAATCCAACAGTAGCGTAGTCCTGCCAATTCTCTTTAATGTCATTGCCAATGCTTTTTATGTTACTCTTTAACTTATCCTTGAAAGAAGGTTCGGGGATTTTATAATCCGACATAAGACCACGCTTCTCAGTCTCTGGCTTAGTCAACGGACCTTGCTCCATTTCTGGAGTGTTTTGATCTACATCATAGATATTTTCAGGATTAATATTACTGAAAAAAGGTGAGGCATCAGGAGTAAACATACTGTTAGCTTTGTCAGTATTGAATGTTCCTGGTGCATATGAAGCATTGCCAGTTGTAATGGTGCCTTCAGGTTGCTCTTTAGTACTGTAATTCCCTAGAGGTGCAGGTGGTTTGATTGATGGGATACCAAAAGGATTCTCATCACTACCTCCTTCCTTGTAGAATTTCTTACCAAATTTCTTATAAAGAGAATGTCTAAGCATTAGTTTTTAATTTTTTAAGTTATAATATTAAATATTAATAACTAAATAAGTTATACTTATTATACAAATATACAAGATTAACATAAAAAAGCAAGGGGTAATTGCTTACCCCTGTCCTCTGCTTTTCTTTAGATAGTTTTTACTCGACTTGAGTTTAGAAGCTCTTGTCTTTGCTACAACTCCCTTTCTACGAATCTTAGGTTTAACTTTAAACTTAAGAGAGATGGAACTTGATTTAGATTTGGTTGATTTTGATGGAGTTGCCATAGTATAGTTTAGTTAGGTTTAGTAATTAACACTTCCAACGTCTACGTGCTTGACGTATTCTTGAGTTGGGATCATTCTTAGTAGCTTGAGAAGATCTCTTTAACTGTCCTAGTGAACGAGCACAGTAAGACTTCCTGCGATTAGCTGCTTTGCTACCTGGCTTTACATTGCCTGTAACAGCCGTTTGTAATTTAGAACCGGGGTTAGCTCTTCTATAAGCTGCCACACCCTTAGCTGTCATACCTGCACCCGACTTAGTGGGGCGGTAGTTAGCACTGGGACCTTTAGTAGTATGACGGATAGTTCCTCCCTTAGCCATGTAAGACTGGTAAAGACTTCCTCCACTACCCATAGACTTAATCTTCTTCTCTTGCTTAAGCATTTCAGGTGTAGGCTTTTTGCCACTACCTTTATTAGCACGGATGTTATCCCAAAGACCTCTTTGGGAATAAGAACCGTCTTTACGTTTGATCATCTGTTTCATTTCTTGAGTATGTATTTTTCGTAAGCTGCTTGAGTTTTAGGACCCCAGGCTCCATCTGCCTCTAGACCTGCATTATATTTACTATTCAACATCCTTTGGTAGTTCTGCACTTTACTCTCCTCACTATTCATCTGACTACGTGAAGGTGCTTGTTTAGCAGGAGTTGTTTGCTTTGATTGAGTTGTAGTAGTAGTTAGAGTCTTCTTGATAGAAGGCTTAGCTTGCTCATAACTCTGTTGGAGTTTAGACTTCTGTACAACAGGTTTTGATACGTTTGCAGGTGCTTTCTCTGCAGCAGGTTTAGCTACAGGCTTTGCTTGTTCCTCAGACTGTTTTACCTTTGGCTGAGCGTCTTCCATGGCTATCTGCTTTCTAGCGTCCTCTACGTACTTTGTAGGAACTCTCAAGTTAGTTTCAGTTTCTACACCCCACTCATTTGCAAATTTCTCAGCTCTATCAACTATAGACTTACTATTTGGATTATAAGAGTCAAAGTTATACCTATCGTGTATTAAGTACTCTTCGTCGTTATACTTCTTAAAGTTAGCTTTACCTAGTGTAGGTTGCATCATTGCTGATCCCCAGTACTCGGTTACGTTATCCAGACGTTTACCTGTTTTTCCATCCAAGGAGGGTAGATTGAATAAGTTAGATAATGCAGGGTTATGTGCAACTCCTTTCTCGTCTCTGTATCCTGCAGGATAATCTGCATAGTCAAAGCTTCCTGTATAACCGGCATCGCCTGCCTTTGATTTTCTTGCCTCCGCCTTAGCTATAGCATAAGCTGCAGCTTTTTTCTGACTCTCTGTAAAATCAGCAGTTGTATTATCTTCATCTGCTAATCCCCTTATGTAAGAAGCTAAAGGAGTAGGAAGTACATTCAATACTCTTCCTGCTAATCCAGACTCCACAGATTGTCTATAGTCTTCCTCAACATCATAGTTTGCCTTCTTTGATAAGTCCATAGGAGGAATAGAATACACGGCAGTATTGTCTGCATAGATCCTATCCTCTACCTGGGACATAGCTGCTAGTCTATTATTAAGACTAGGGTTAGGCTTTGATCTAGTTACAGGCTTCTTAGGAATTACCACCGGTGTAATAGGTTTATTAGACATAACCGTGTTAACCCTTGTGTTATCTGAAGTACTCGGGTTATCACTACGGAACGTTAAAGGTCTTTGACTAGGTGGTACGTACTTAACGTAACCAGCTTGCTGCATGTATGCTTTCTTTAGTCTAGAAGTACTACCAGAAGCAACTACAGTACCGTTAACTCCAGGTACAGACATTCCTCCCATTTGTAACTTTGGAAACCCTGCCGCTTTCCATTTATCATAGCCACCTGGACCATACTTAGCGTATAGTTTTTGTAAATCAGAACTACTCATATTAACAATGTTTTCTCTCTTAGATTGATTAGAATCTGCTATTTCTTTACCAAGACTTTTTTCAGTAACATAGTCTAGGAATGTAGGCACAGCTTTACCTGCTAATCCAGGAGATGCCATACCAACAATACCTTGATTCATTTGGGTTCTATTACCACTAGCTGCTCCCTGAATAATGTCAGTAAAATCCATTACATCGTTTACTCCAGGAGTAATCTGTGGAATTAACTCAACTAAGCTTCTGGAACTTTCTTTTTTCTTGCCTCCATTTTGAAAAGACTTACTGTACCTAAATCCTGCAAAGTAACTCTTATCAGTTCCTTGCTCACCTTTGTTGATGTTGTAGTTACCAGATAAAGATAAGTTAGGAGTGACTTGGTATGAACCCTCAACGCCTGCATTCTCCAACATGTTGTTACGCATGGTAGCATTGGCATTGAGATTAACTTTCTCTGTGTTGTACCCAGCACTAGCTGTTCTGTAGGTATCTTTTCCTGTAGTAGATTGAGTATAATCTATATAACCTTTGTCACCTTCATATCCGGCACCAAAACCACTAGGAGATACATTAGCGTTAAATCCTTTATTGGAGTAAGCTAATCTCGGAGTCAAGGAATTCATCTGTAGTGAAGGAGCATTGATTGATCCTACTACTTGACCTGAAAGTTTATTCTTAGATGCTACAGAGAAGTCTACGTCACCTCTAGAGGAGATATTATCAATCCTTCCTCCGAGTTGCATTTGGGTCTCGTAGACTTCCTTATCTTCAGGAAACTCATACTCCTCACCAGGCTGCATCATTACTTGCTTACCTGACTGCATGCCTACACCAAGTATAGGTTCTTCAAAGTAATCGTCCTCACCATTAGGACCTTTCATAGTAATCTTATTAGACGGAACAATGACATCATCATTTTGATACCACATCCCTGTCTCATCCACGGGCGTAGAAGATACTCTCTGTTTTAATCTATCAAGAAAACTACTTACTGACATAACTTATGGTTTCTTTTTTACTACTCTTTTTTGTGCTTGTTTAAGCAATGCTTGGTCGGAAGGTCTACGAGAATCAATAACCATTACAGTGTCTCTGTCTGCTACCTGATTAAACATTGTAGATACATCACCGCAACGTCCATTAATGCAACCATAAGACTTGCCTCTTTGATCTCCAGGCTTAGTATAGAACTGTTCTCTGTAGGCAGGATCGTAGGTCTGATGCATAGCAATGTTAGTAGCCTTGGCTTTCTTTGTACCAAAAGCATTAATAGGCTCTAGGTGTCTGATATTACCGTTATACTCTTTATTGTCCGCAGGAGTTACTTTTCCTTTATCCATTACATAATAACCTGTAGGAGTCACTCTACCTGATTTATTCTTTTCTAACTCAGCCACACTATAGTTATTAACGTCTGCATACATGTTGCGGTTTTGACCAGTCAATACAGGGATTTGAAAGTTCTTGTCTTTACCAAAAACAAAAGTTTCATTTGTACCTCTATCAACCACTACTCCTGTATAAGGCAACTGACGTTTATCTACTACCGTTGGCTTTTTTTTTTCAGGACTGCCAGGGGTTTGTATAGGTGTTCTACTCTGTGTTGCTTTTGCAGCTTGGTACAGGGGTTTGCTAGCAGTCTTGTTAATAGAAGTAACTGGGGTATTAAAATTCATTTTAAAATTACCCGGCATGTCAGCCCTAGAAGGACCCATAGTACCTTTAGCAACAGGCGTGTTAAAGTTCATCTTGAAGTTACCTGGCAGATCAGCTCTTGATGGTCTCATCTCACCAGTAGACTTAGCAGTAGTAGAAGCAGGCTTTAGCATGTACTTCTCATAGGCAGCCTGTGTCTTTGGTCCCCATGCACCGTCAGTAGCTAATCCTGCACCATACTTTTTGTTAAGCATCATCTGATAGTCTTTTACCTTAGCCATCTCAAGAGCTTTGTTGTCTTCTTTCAACATAGCTTTAGCTTGAGTTAACTTTGGATCAATTGACTCAACTCTTGGAGTCTGGTCCATACCTTCAGCATTAGACATAGCTTTAACTGCAGGTTTAGCATCAACTGGTGCTGGCTTAGGTCCTTGAATAGCTTTGCCATTCAACATACCTAACTGAGCATAAAGTCTACCACCACGCATCATAGACAAAGGTGCCATTTGATTCTCAGGAACTCCGTTCTTCTTCTCCTGCAACTGTGCTTCTCTTTCGCCCAACATTTCTTTTCTACGCATAGTATTGGAGTCCATCAAGTTAATCTGGGTAGGATCAGTGCTTTCCATCTCCATACCGTCTTGACCGTACTTATCTTTTGATCTTATAGTAGACATCTTAGGTACTACCTTTGACTGACCTTTATTGCTTTTTATTGCAAAGTTCTTGGTAGTCTTAGTAGCTATAGGAGTTGAAGTAGTCATCATCCCCATCTCACCCTTACGCATTCCTGCAAGAGTCTTAGCTAGGTTAGCTCTCTTTACAGTCGTTGAAGAGAAGTCTTCTTTATTAGCAAGTACTTTATCACGGAACGCAGGGACAGTCATGCCTGCACCTTTAGCCTGGGCTGTAAATGAGCCTGGCTTCTTGATAGCAGATTGAATCCAGTTACCTCCGGATTTCATTTTTGTTTTGCCACCGCATTCTAAACAGGTTGAGTAGGATTTCCTTAAACGATTCATTTTATGTAAGAGTTAATTGGTAGATAGTACTAGAGATTAAAGCTAAGATTTCGTCCACAATATTTTGAATGTGGGTGTTGTCTGAACCAAAAACACCACGGTGCTTTTTGAGGTAGTCAAACATCTGGGTTAAGTGCTGATTAGCATTCACATATTCAGATGCAGGAATCTTGAAGTTAATTCGCTTACCACCCAAGGTTCCAAAGTAAGCTTCGATTAGATCGTCGGTTAGTCCTAGAATTCCACTGTAGTAAGCATCCAATGCTTTATGCTCGGAATAGTTAAGTGTCTGAAGGTGAACAATGTGCATTGTATCCCTAGATTGAAACAACTGTCCAAATACTATCTCTGGCTTAACAGTTGTAAAAATTTCTTTGTCTTTCATGATTATAAGGCAGTTTGGTTGATTTGATTAATTTGCAAACTGTTCACAAATTTATATCTATTGTACTTATCTTGAATTAATCTTACTTTAGTAAAGTCGGCCTTGATCTTATTCTTCTGATAAGATAATCCTACGTTACGTATTGCTTTCATGTTTGGCAACTTATCAATAGGGTAACTAGTTAACAAGTCTACCCACTTAGTTGTCCATAGAGGCTGTCCGTTTGCTTGAGCAGCAATGTTCCAGAAACCATTGAAAGTATACTTGTTTTCTCTGCGAGACAACAAAGTTTCAATTCCAGCAGTTCCCATTCTAGGATACATAAGTTTCTGTCTAGTATTACCAAACACTTCTGGTATCAAGTTAATAATACCTGAAGACTGTTCTCTGTTATAGATAATAGCCTTTGTGAAGTTCGCAACATTCTTATTGTTCGTAGTAGCCAATGAGTAGTACTCGGTCTTGCTGTAGTACTCCTGAATCTCTGCAATCAAAGAAACTGAGTTTAAGATAGAGTTTATTGGTAAGCTATTCACCACGTACTCGATGATGTATGGATACAACTTACCATAGTAAGTTTGGTACAAGTAAGGATGTAGGTTATGGTTCCACAAAGAACTACCTGCACTAGTTGTTCTGATTGTCTGGAAGTGACCTAGTTGAGCAACGTAGAAGTTAGGTAAGAAAGAATAGAACGAGATGAAGTTCTTCAACTTAGGTGCGTAGGCAACTGTCCAAGACTTGTTCTCAAAGTAAGTACTGTTAGTCAAGGAAACTCTAGTAATAGTGGTTCCCGTCTTCAGTACATAGTACTTATAGTTAGCATCTAGTCTATCGGTGATATAGAGTATCTCTGATGCGTTTCCTTTTCTAAACTCAGGTCTAACTCTGTAATCCAACTTAGTGATGAACACACGCTCAAATCGCTCATCCCATCCCATAGTAATCCCAATACCCAAAGAAGGTACGTCAACATCTGCTTCTGGCAAATCTTTAATTATCTGGAATGGAAGGTTCTCTTTGAACCAGTTGTAGTTAAGCTCTGATTTGATTTCGTTAAAGCCTTCTCCTGTGATCTGATATACGTGACCACGCTTAGCATCTACCCAGAAGGTTCCATACTCACAACGTACATAAGCTTTGTGTTGGCTTCCGATATAACCTAAGTCAGTAGCGGCCAAGTCAACAGGCTTTTGCTTAAACATATCTGCATTACCTATCTCCAACTGATAAGGAGAAGTAGAGGTAAGTACGATACGTGCGTTGTATACTTTAGTAGTGTTTTCAAAACGAGCATACACTCTCTCGCTCTCACCAGCATTCAAATCAATTAAGCGACCACCTTGCTTAGGGAAATCATAGAAGTTACCTGGGCGGAAGTTAAGCCATTTATCTGTCAACAGATTAGACTTACTAGCTTGGTCTGAATAGATTACACGATTCTGGTGATTCACTAAACACTCCAAGGAAGGATACTTTAACCTGTAAGGCATGTTAGGACTTAGGTTCTGGGCCGAGTAGGTAGCGTTGTAATGGTAGAAGTTATCGTATTTAATAGGTACAGTAGCTTCTTGCAACCAATCGTCAGGAATACCCCCACCTACGTTAGGATAGAAGTTTTCTTTATCAGTATCTCTACCGTGACGGAAATGGGTATTAACGTCAGACTCTACAAAGAATATCGGAAGTCCGTAAGAAGCTGTATAGAAATGACCATCCTGATAGTATCTGTGGTCACTAGAACCGTCGAGAGTAGTCTTCTTAGTAAACTTACTCCAGAGTTCATTCAAGCCTTCCATGATACCTAGGTTAATTGTGTACACACCGATGACAGCCAATGCACCTCCAGCACTTATCCCAGCAATACCTAAGACAACACCTGCAGATAACAATGCAAAGGCAGTAGCAACTTCGCCAGCACTAATTGCATTAACATTACTAGTAGTACCTATGTAGTAGGTTGGATATGCCATGTTAGGGAATAACCAGTAATCAAAAGGTACTTCATCTACTTTGGCAGGAAGATTAACTAGGTTTCTTGTAAAGAAAGAATGTTTACGTTTGAACGAGAATGGTGTGATGTAAGTATCCCCACCGAAAGCAGGGTAGTACTTGTATTCAAGACTTACACCTCCCCCAGCACTTCTATACAAATCAACTGCATAACCAGTGGATACGTATTTAATGTTTTCAATCTGTCCGTACTGATTAGGAAATTGACGTTTAACAGAACTATAGTAAGCACGACTTGCACGTCTTTGGTGTTCTGTAGTTGCGTTTACTGTGTGTCCCTCGTCATTAACTGTAGCTCCTGTCTCGTCAACCAAGGTTGTAGCAGAGGTAATATATCTAGAGTTATCTACTAACTGAGATTCAATGTTTTTAATAAAGTCTTTTACCTTAAGATAAACAGAAGTTTCTCTCAAGCGGTTGTGAAGCGGGGCATCATCAAATACTTGTACAATCCTTTCGTTAGCATAATAACCCAACTCAATAAATCTACGACTACTACCAAAGTGTGCACCAGTAACCAAAGGATTAATGGCTACATATTGGTTATAGTTTGCAATAGAATTATATTGGTAAGCAAAGTTTACAAATGGAATCAGCTTCTCAACTAAGTCAAGCATTACCTGTTCGTTGGCAAGAAGCTTGTCGTAGCGAATATCAAAGCGAGCATTATTAGACAAGCCTCCCATAACAGATATATCTGTCTCAGTTGTACCAGAAACGTTTGCTGATAAGATAGCAGACAAACGTCCTGCATCTCTAAACGCACCTTCTTGGAGGAATCTATACTGAGGATGTTCAGCCACGGGAACAAAGTGCCCAAGTACTCTACCGTATTCTACAGTTTCAAGCTTCAACTCAGTTCCTATTTTTGGAAACTGAAAGCTTGTATCAGGAGAGTAAAAAGTAAATCTGTTGTTACCTCCGTTGTATCCGTAAGTTCTGAATCCGCCTACACGACCAATCCCATCTACAAAAGCAGAATCGGTAATAAATACTTGTCTGGATTCATCATACCAACGAGAAGCATTCATCAAATAAGGATCTAGACGCAAGTCATTGTATGGGTAGTTAGAGTAATAGTACTTCTTATCATTAGTGCTATCATAGTACTCTCCTACATCATAAAGTAATCCTTTAGCAATTACAGATTTATTACCTACACGGTTACCTCTTACAATCTCATATCCGCAAATAACATCTTTGATAGGTATCTCTTTGCGTTTGATAGGATCGTATACAGTGTAAGCATAAGTTCCATCGGCATTCTTCTGATTTAACAAACTAAGCAAAGATGCTTCGTCTAGACGAACTCCGATTGGATGTAAAATACTTTGACTCTCTACATCAACTGATGAATCGGCCGGAGAACCAGAAGCAATGTCATGGTCATGGATGTGGGTAACAGCTGAGTCAGGAAACTTGTGATGGCGAATAGGTTTACCTGCCAATGCTTCTGGGTTGTAGTAAGGAGCGTTAGGGTCGGTAGATTGTTCCCAAATCTCATCATAACAAGGATACAACTCGGTAGATTCCCAATAAGCAAACTCTCCTCTAACGTCACTAACAATAGCACAGTTGTATTGTTTCTCAATATCTGATGCTAAGTCCTTATCACTATTTACACTGGTTCCAGGAGAAGCAGTGTTATAGGTTTTCCAAACAGGTAATTGATCTGGGATAGTACAGTCGGTCTGTGCTACAAACACGTCTTTGTTACTAGAACCATCTAGTAAAGTAGTATCACCAAAGTTTGAGTTCTGTGGTAGGCTAGAGAAAGCAGTTCTTCCGGGAATGTGGAATACGTCTGTGTACTTACCATTATTCATTCGGAACTTAATACCAAATGGATACACTTCATCCCTCTGGTAAGTTCTGAAGAAGTAAGCAACTTCAGGAGATGAATAATCAAACTGACCATCGGCCGGCATCTTTACTGTTTCCCAAAGTAACTTTAATCTGCTAGCAAAACGTTGGAAGTTGTATCTAGGTGCTTCTTCAAGGTCAGCAAGCATCAGGATGTCATTCTGCTTCTCAATAATGTTAGCAGTGTCATATCTAGGACTTCTAACTACAGGAGCGATTGTAGAGAAAGTAGTCTTATAGTCGCCTGTGTAGATTACAGTGTCTTGGTCTGTAATTTGATTTACTCGATACACACCTACTAAGTGGTATGTGTTCGTTGTATTCACTGTCTCCGCTACTACTAAACTGAAGTACTCAAATATGCGAGTCTTGTGCTTAATGTTAACTGTAATAGACTTGGAAGTAACGTACTCCGTCTGCTCTGTTATCGTTCTCTCAAATACTGGAATAGGATTACTATAGTCTGTATAGTCTACAAACTCATCTCCATTCTCATCACAGTATGCTATGGCAAAAGAGTAAACACCTGCTGCCAACATACCACCACTGTCTACAGAGGTAGCGTGAACTTCTGGGATGCAGAAATTAGGAAATAACTTAGAGTCCTCACAACTTTCCTTAATGCACGTACGATTCTTCCCACAGGCGTCTTTTCCATAAGGATACAAATCAGAAAAATAGCGAGGTGGATTATTCCTACTAATATAATAAACTTTGGTTTCACAATCATCTATACGATACTCTGCATTTACTGGAAAGGCAGGATCAAAATTCAAACAGCAGTTTCCTTTAGCAAACACTCCGGTTGAAGTATCCTCTACTTGAACCTCTTGAATTATTTCTATGTAAGGACCTTCAATAAGTACTGTGCCTTTTCTAGCTGTGAATCTCTTAGACTCACCTAAAATAAAGTCACGAACAATGTTACCGTCACAATCCTCATAAGTGAATTCTTTCTCAATGATAAGATTTTCATTAGTCAGATCCGTTGTTAATCCGATTACATACTCATAACAACTTTGTGCACATTCATCTAGGCAGTTGTCAATGATTATATCCTCATACTTACAACAAGTAGATGGGACAGTGACTTCCTCTCTTTCTGCTGTAATTACGGTACTACAAGATGCTACGCAGTTTTCGTCTACAGTTAGTACGTATCCATCTGGACAAGCATTCTCTGTTTCTGTAAAGTAGGAACCTCTTTTTGGCAAAGAACTAATCTGCTCACCATTACTACGAGCAATAGATGCGGTCAGAATTGCTTGGGTAAGGTTTGGATCCAACAACTGAGCTAAAGAAATGTCATACACTTCATAAGCAAACATACCAATACCTGCAGTGTTCTTATACTCAAATCGGAATACGTGTCTACCTGCAGTTAAGGTGATTGGGAAGAAGTGAAGTCTTGACCAAAGATTAGATGCTGCCCCACCTAGAATCTTAGAAGGAGTTACAGGATCAAAGTCAAAGATTAAAACGTTGTCTACAAAAACACGAAGTGAGTCATCTGCAGCTAAAGAGATGTAATACTCCTTAGTTTCATCAATACAAACAGTCTCAGCAAAACCAATATACCCAGAAGGATTCTCAGGAGTTACCGTGCTTACAGTATGACACTCTCGGCACAAACCTCCTGTAGGGTTTAAGTCTGCTTGAACTGCAATACTTTTTAAGTAAGTACTTACGTTAAATGTACCTATGCCATTAGGGTTCCAGAAGTTAGTACCACTCGGTGTAGGTAATTCTGTCTTTATTGTGTAGTAGTCAACAGGGTTTAAAGTAGAGTATGCACTGGTGTATACGTTAGGCAGATAAGCCCCGTGAGTAGAAAATACACCACAGCCACTACCGTTAACGCAAGTAGCAATTACAGGTAGTGTCTGAGAACTCTCAGCAATAGGAACATACTGAACTTTCTTACAAAGGTTAGTAACGGAATCATAGAAATACCCATCAGGACATTCTAATGTAATTTCATCAGGTGGAAGATCCGTAACAACGTTAGCCGTAGTAATAATAGTACCTGCCTTACATCCGCAGTCTTCTTCTGTAACCTCTACGTTTAAGCACGCATCCCCTAAGGCAGTAATCTGACCTATGCGAGAACGTCCGTCTGGGTGAGCAAGAAATAGAATTACTTTAGATTGCTCAACTATGTTTGTAAAACCTACTACTATAAATCCTGATAGAGTACCTTCGTCAAATCTAAAACACTCTGTATTGCTAGGTTCGTTTGTATAAGTAACAGAGTCACCGTCATGAGCTTGCACGTTAGCATTTAAAGCCCATGTAATCTGGTTCTCCTTAACTTGCCAGTTAATAGAGTCCAGGTTAAGACCAATGATATTCTGATTTACTTTATTTTCCATTAAATGATATGGTATTTAACAAACTTATTACGTGCCTTTACAACGCTATCGGCACTCTGTTGTTTAGTCTTAGTCAACAAATAGCCGAATGCTGCTTGTAGTTTAGCAAGTTGGTCTTGCTTGTAGTACTGGAATTTACGCTCAATCTGAGCAGCAGACTCATCTAACTGAGAATGCCAAAGCATCTCAAAGAATTTAAACTTAAGATAAGCCTTAATGTATTCTTCGACTTCTAGTATTTCCGGGATCTTAGGAATACCAAACTCATCAGTAGGTCTGGCAAAGTATCTTACGTAGATACAACCTTCCTCAAAGGAAGCAGACATTGTCCGGTTATTATTAATCTGGATTATGTCTGGGCCTGGTGCGTATAGATTAGCACACTCTTCTGTGCAAAGTGCTTTAGATCCATGGTATACACGGATAGGCCTAGGCATCTTCATGCTGATTTTAAAGCCAGGGTTTGATACAAAGATCTGCTCAAAGTACTCTGTCTTATTACTGCAGCATTCTCCACTAAAAGAACAATCTGAAGACAAGTAAAAGTATCCGTTCATGGTAGTAATACCTGAACTAAACTCTATGTGGGAATCATAAAGAGCAGCTCTATCTAGTAGTGCAAAGTCACAGGGAAGCTCTGACTTATAGTTTACAAAGTGAGCTACAGTCTCTTCAGGTTGAAGAACCATTACCTTAAGCTTACGCAAGGACTGGTCAATGAAAGTAGGAATCAAAACTTCACTAATAGCACCTGCCTCAAAGTAAGACTTAAGTTCTTGTTTAACTTCCGCCACGATTGGCTCAGAAGATATGAAGTTTATATTTTCGTACTTCATCGGTGTATTTCGTTATTTTTTATCAATTGGGCTAAGTGTCTTTGGTGCTTTATTGCGAGTCTGAATTTAAAAAATCCTAACTCAGGGAACTTCTTGGAATAACTATAAAGGTGAACCTTATAGATATACCCGTCAGTATGGGTGTTACGATACGGTGCCCAGATGCCTGTCTTACGATATCTACCCCAGTCAATGATTGCATGCGATTCACCAAAGGGAGCTACCTTAAGTAAACGAAACAACCCTATCTTAGGTATGCGGACAGAGTAAGCACCTGAATACATTTTACTAATCATCCTCTCATGCACCATTTGAGGAATCTTACTAAACATTTCGTAGGTAATATCAGAACGTTTTGTTTCTTTGAGAAACTGATTGTAAGCTTTTTTGTTAGAGTAGTTTACGTCGGATCGGTAGGTCTTGTACTTTTTTGGGCTAACTTCCATAATTACATTTGTTCATCCCTATTGTTATCTTCTTGTTCTACAGGCATCTTATGGTAGTTAATTAGCTCTTGGTTAACAAGTTGCAATAAACCATCTACCAAATAAGCAGCTATTTTAAACTCCTTATCGTACATGCTTAAACATTGGCTACCGTCCATGTCTTCGATGCTTTCAGTAAAGTAAGCATACATGTTTACAGACTCAACGTCTGGATTCAAAACATAGAGATATCCATTACGGATAGTATAATAGGAACGGTTGGTTTTTACTCTAAGACGACTGTGGTTGATAAAGTCACGGATACTGGTAGGAAACAACTCCTCAGAGTTTGAGGTATTAAATACACCCTGAATAAAGTAAGAATATAATCCCTCTTCAATCTTAGGTAATTTTTTAGCTGTTCTGCGAATAGGGCAACCTAAATCACATTCCGCACCAGGTGCTTCTATTAGACAAATACATTCGTATGCCTGATAAATACTGTCAGACATCAACAATTTTTTCAAATTAATCTCTCTCTTAATCAGGACAGATGCCTTTGATTTAAGTAGATTATAAATGAAACGGTCACTAATAAGGTCATCGCTAGTAATGAATTTATTAGCACTTTTCACTCTTGCGATTAAATCTCCATTAGTTAACATAACACTCGTTATTACAAATATAATTAAATTTCAATTTTAGTCAAGTTTTACTTAAACCAGTAGAGCCTAGTTTCCTAGGCTCTAACTAGCAATTAGACAGGGGTAACCAACCAAAAAATCCTGTCAATATCTTATATTGCGTAACTATTGCCTCCTACAACAACCTCAATTAAATCACCTGATGCAAGAGACAACGATCCTGATGGGTTCATCAACACAATAGCAAAGTTACCTGCAGTGTCCAATTGAGCAGTAGCCCTAGTGTATGTAGTAGCATAACTAGCACCTACCTTAACATAAAGTTCTACGTTAAAGTATACTGGTTCTGTAGGTCTAATTGCTGTAGGAACAGTTGCTATGTTTAAACTACCTAAGTGGGCTAGTGAAAAAGGAGCAGTAATATTCATTTGAAGTACTCCATGCAATGTAACAACTTGGCCATGTTTATACCCATGAGGGAAGCCAACACTACCCGCAGGAAAACGAACAGCATTTGTTACGTTAAACGTAGCAGCACTAACACCTGCCAAAGGATGAGCCACAGGAGTACTATCAAGTACTGCGAGGTCAAACTCAACATTACTAGATGTATCTGTACGAGTTACATTGGTAGTAGCGCCATTCAACTTAATAGTAAAGCTTTTGTTTCTCCAGTGATTAGGGCTGATAGTAGAATCTCTTACTAAGAAGTCCCCACCTGAAGGAGTTGGAGCAGTTACATCACCTAAGTTATCCAGTAAACAAACGTTCAAACTAGCGGCACTGAAAGCAACACCTGCAGCTAAAGCAATAGTAGGGCCGCAAGAACCGGTAGTAATTGTAAACTGGGTAGCATCAAACTTCAGGTTTAGTGTCGAAAGAACTGAAACAATTCTATCTAACTGAGTCTGAAGACTTACTGCAGAATTTGACCAGTTCCAAGTCTGGGTTTTGAATACAGAGTTAGTACCATAAGTACCACCAAAACAAGATGCCCAAGTAAGACTCATGTTGTTAGTAGTCAAAGTTGATACAGAAGTATTCAAAGAATCTACCTGAGAAATCAAAAGAATCAAAGCAGCAGAAGCTGTGCTAGTTGCAGAACCTCCTACTAATACAGAAGTATCGACGTTAGCTGGAACTGCAGATCCACCAGAGATATAGGTCTTTAGTGAGTTTGCAAGTGTAGATACGGTACCAATGCTTGTAGTAAGACTCTGGAACATACCACACATGTTAGTAGTAATCCAGTTAAAGTAGTCAGCTACTACACTAGTACTAGGTTTAGTAGTAAATGCGTAGGCTACGCAAGGATTAGAAGTAATAGAAGCGTAGTTTAGTCCGCTATTTATAGTAGTGATTGCAGTTGCAACCCCACCGAGTACTTCGTTAAGATTGTAGGGAGCAGTTACTCCAGGCAAAGAACCTACGTTAGTGAATGAACTAATGTTTACAGTAGTATCGTAAGCATTCAAAGTTGTGTACAAAGAACACAAAGCAGCGGATGCAGAGGTTACAAACTGAGCTTCAGTTGTGATTGCAGTACCAATACCAGTCAATACACCTGATTGACGAAGGCATGAGTAGTTCAATGCAGAGTAGTCCAAACCACCGCCAGCTAATCCACTACACAAAGCATTGTGGAAGCTAGTGATAATATCGTCTAGAACCGCACCAGAAGCAATTACTGGATTCAAAGCAGTAATAGTAAATACCACATCATTTGCAGGAGTAGCACCACCCAGTGCTGTACCCAAGATTTTAACTTGGTTTCCTACTGCATACCCAGAACCACGGTTAGCAATAGCTACTGTGTAGGTATTGGTACCCACTGTACGAGTTACTTCAAAGGTAGCACCTGTTCCAGAACCACTTACGTTAGTTCCACCTAGAGTGTAAACTGTAGTAGTTCCAGGAACAACTGCAGTACCAGCAGTAGTAAAAGTTCCAATGGCTCCTAGAGAGCAATATAAATCTACGCCAGAGTAAGTGATACACTTACCGTAGTTAGTAGATATACACCCTACCGTAGCACATGGTGCTATTGTAGAGGTTCCGTAACAATCAACGCAATGTCCCATTTCTTATATTATTGAATAGTGCAGCAGTCGCACAGTTTATTAATAATTGCTTTCAACAAGTCACCTAAAGTAAGCAGGCCTGTGTTAGGGTCACATACATTGTTTCCAAGACACTGAGCATAAGTTACGCCTGTTTCTGGGTTAACACTGTTAAGCCATGCAATGAATCCCGCACTTAAAGGCATTTCCTCCCAATGAAGATTACCTAGGTTAGTATCCGTATTCTTGGCAGTAAGGTAGTTAAGACGAGATCTCAACTCACATACAACCTCAAGCAACTTAAGTACAACCTGAGACGAGTAATACTTCTCATCTTTTACAGTAATAGTAGTTGTGTTGATTACAGGAGTAATCCCACAAGAAGTATTGACTGCATCCAGAGTAGTCTTATCAATACCTACTCGTACATCTAAAGAGGTCAAGTTGTCATCAAACAACTTGATAATATCATTAAGATAAGGGTCGCAGTAATCCTGCTTATCAATAAGCCCGCCAGTAGTAGGCGTGCCAGTGTACTTGACACAACCAGAAGGTTCTATCTCTACACAGTTATTAGTTTGACAACATTTAGCCATTTTAGTGTTTTGTTTTAAAGTTTAAAGTTGTGTCGCAGTCTAGGCAATGCTGGTATCTAAGGAAACTAGCATACTTTCTAGACTTTCTATGATATGGTTTTGTCAAGTACTTGATATGCTGCAACTCTTTGTAGGCAGCATTGGCAAGTTTTTTCTTAACAGTCAAGTTCAATTCTTCTGAGTAAGTCATCAGCTTTACGATAAAGCTCGGTAGCTTTTACAGGGTTACACAAATCAGCTTGAGCCTCAGCTCCTCTGAGTAAGAAATCCACTTTATCTAGGTAGTAAAGCATTTTTTCGTCGTCGCAGCAGTCAACATACTTTGCCCACTGTACTGCAAGACGGCAGTCGATTTTGCAGGTCCGCAAATGGAATCTGCTATTAATGCCTAAATCAGGGCATGTTGTCAATACGAAATTATAAACCCCATCAGGTAACTCACCTACAGTATCTTCAGATGCTACCCATCCAAAAGTATATGCATTTAGAATGTTTACCTCTCCTAGAAAAAACTCAAACTCAAAAGGAGTGTCGTATCCGGGGACATCTACTTGTAGGTTAGCAGTGTCAGGAGCAATAGGGTAGAAAGATGTGTCAAGTACTGAGATAAATCCGCAGTCTTTGGCTTTGTATACTTCGAGGTTTAATTTTACGTTTGGCATAGTTTAAAAATAAGGGGTGGTTTCCCACCCCGTTAAATTACATGATTGCAAATCCAACAGTTAGAACACCGTCAAGTGCAGCAGATGCTGACACGTTTCTGATGCTAATCTTAAATGAACCAGCAACAACATCATCTACGATGATTAGAGGGAAACCAGTACTACCTGTCCAATCAACTACGTTAGCAAGAATCAATGAATCTGCTTTAACATAAGAGTTGTTTACAGTAAAGGTTGCAGTAGTATCTGCAGCTATAGCAGCCAAAGAGAATGTTACAAGTTCGCCTGCAGGTTGATTCAAAGTAACTGCAGTCGTAACACTTGTGCCTTGAGTTACAGTTCCTTTGGTCAATACTACAAACTTAGCGCAACAGCTAGGGTTCTTCAGCAAGTTAACTACAAACTTTTCAAGAGAAGTTCCTGGGATTCTTCCAGAAGCTACGTCCTTGTTAGTTACAGCTACGGTATGGGTGCCTGTTTTTAGAATAATATCTTTCATTTTTTATTTAAATTAAAGGGTGATAAAAAGGGGAGGAGGTTAATCCTCCCCGTTAAGATTATACCAATTGAGGCAACGCAGAACCGCTCAAGAAGTTGTTCAAGAAGATCTGTACGTCAGCAACCAAACTGGCAACTGCAGCATCTACCAACAACACAACCGCATGCTCGTTCAAGTCTTTCTTCTCAAATCCAACTGGAGAAGGATCTGTGTAGCAGATTTCGAACATAGTGTAACCACTTGCAGTACGAGTCTGATCTACGAAGAAGAATGGGTTAGCAGCTTCGTTGTAGATAGGGTTCCAGTAGTAACGAGCTTCTGCAACTGCAGGCAAGTTATTAGTGAAGTAGTTACGCTCCATCTCAGCCAAAGCACTTACGGCACCGATTGGGTACTGGATGTTTTGTACAGTGGTGATAGCCCAAGGAGTTTGTACATCATCGATGTCAAAATCTTGAGAGTTGAAAGGACCTCTGTGTACTTTAGCTTGGAACTTAACCAAGTTGAATACGTAAGGAACTGCATCAGGTACGCAAGCGTTACCGAAAGCATCAACTGCTTTACCAGTTACTTTGATACCGCAAGAAGTTACTGAACCTGCAGATACCAACTGTTTTTCCCAAGCAACACCGTTGTAAACAGGCATGTTCTCAATTGCAACCAAAGGAGTAGCAATGATGAAGAAGATTTGACCAGTAGAGTCAGCATCTTCAGTGTTGGTCTCAGTGATGGTACCATAAGTTCCAGATGGGTAGTAAGCTTGCAACGCAGTCAACAAGTTACCTTCTGCAGTTGCATCACCTGCGTCAGGCAAGTTCAATACATAGCGGTAAGTTGGAGCAGAACCTACAATAGAGTGAGTAGCACTCAAGTACTTACTCAAGATAGGGTTAGCGTTGATTTTGTCAGTCAATTCCTGCATGAAAGCCCAGCAGTTCAAAGCATCGCAACCACCACCGCACTCTGTGCAAGAAGTAGTTTTAACACGAACTGACTCTTGGATCAAAGGTTGATAAATACCCTTAGACCAGTACTCGTCAATTTTGAAAGTTACGAAGTACTCTTCGTCACAAGCAAAAGAAGGAGTTTTGCTGGTAGTGATTTCATCATAACCAATGAAGGTAATTTGCTGCTTAACAGTGTTGTTGTAAACACTCTTAGTAACACGAGTCAAGTTCTGCTTTTTAATTACAGAAGATTTGAAACTACCAAACTTAGAACCTGCAGTATCTGAAGTTCCTACGGCAACAATAATATCATTACCAATAGTTGCAGTTGCAGCCGCACGGGCAATTACAGAGTAATCAGGTTTGTAGAAGTTCATCTGGCGAGCCTTCAAGGTATCTGTAGTTCCAGTACCTGGGAATGCTTCTGCGGAGGTGTCTACGGTCGCAGCGGATCCACCAACTACGAACACTTGTGTGATTTTGTGATTCATATTTTTATGTTTTATTCTGAGTTTTTAACTAAACGATCCTCTGCAAATGCAGCTTGGATTTGATTATCATTAGACTGTGCTGCGAACTTAACTGCTAGGTCAACAATGTCTCCCTTAGCATATTCAGGTAACTCACAGTTCTGATTGACAGAGTCAGTTCCATCCAACTTACTGTAGCCATCCATGTCTATGTTTTTTGGATACCTTAGGTAAGTTAAAAAAACCTTCTGCACAATGAACTCGCCTGCTGTGTACACGAACAACTTATTATCGCCTATGGTAGCTAGTGTGCTTCTCCATTCAAATGAAGGGCTAAAGTTTGCGTCGAGATACATAGTATCTAAGTCACCTTGTCTTACGAGGTCAATTGAAATGTTCTTGGAGCATTCTTGCTTCTTTCCCACACAATTTGATGACACGTAGAACATATAGTCAGCAACATCTTCTAGTGGACATTCATATCCGACATGAAAGAGGTCGTTAGTTTTAACGGGTTTTAAGCTAGCACCTGTTACCTTCAAAACTTGTAGGTCGTCGATACGTTTTCTAATAGATTCGTAACCTGTTTTGTAGATGTTGTTAGGATTAATTCTTGTCTTAATCCAAGACATTTGGGCACGGTTCAAATAGAGAATAATGTCCTCCACAGGGATATCAACGTTATCCTGTCTGTTGACTTTATTAATCATCAACTTAAACTCGTACACCAGATCTTCTACAGGTATCATTTATTAGAGTATGCTTATCTTTAGTTTGTTTTTCAGTTTGTCCTTAAAGGCATTATATTCTACAGTGTTTTTGGGGTCAGCCAAGAAAAGTTCAAACTCTTCAAGTGACTTAGCCCAAACATTGTCACCTTCGTAGATGATAGAACCTTTAATTCTAACAATGTTTGTATCTAACAAGTCCTTAACCAAGGCTTTAACGTCTAACAAATCATCGCTGTATGCAGTGATTCGAGAGAAGTTCTCGATTGGGTCCATTCCTAAAGATGATGCAGGAGTACGCAAGTACTCGTCTAGGGAGATGTAGATTTCTTCTTCTGAAGAATCTGCAGATAATCCCAGACCAATCAACTTTTGGATCTTCTTACGCTTAGATGCTGTCATCTTATCTAAAGATGCAATTGCACTGTTGATCTTCTTCTTACGGTCAAACGTAACTTTAGATTCAACGGTACCATCAAACACGTAGAATTTTACCAATGAGGTGTCTACAGTTCCGGTCTCGATAGCATCAAGATTCTCTGCAATCATTTCTGTCTCCATGAGCCAGTAAAAATTCACAGCGTCTCTTGGGTTATCCAAGTTAAAAATGTTATCGCCATCTTCCAGGCCGATACCATTCTCTTTAATTTCGTCATAGAACGTGCTTGTAGGATCCAAGGACTCATCTAGCAAAGCTTCGTAGTATTCCTTCAGTTGCTTTACTCGTTGAGTTTCTTGCTCTCTTACTTTCAAATCCAGAATAGATTTCAACTTCTGAGAAGTCTCATCCAATCCGGTTCTGATTACTCCTCGTGAATCTACCCTAGGGTAAAACTTACGAGCTGTTCCTGGAATAAAATTGTAACCATTCTGGTACAATGATCCTTCTAACGTACGCATGTTAGTTCCGGGATCTTTTCTGTAGGGTTTAATAATACGTACCCCTCTGGCAATATCTTTCATTATTTTGGTTGGTTTAGGTTTTGGTTTTAATCTTTATCCTTAGTAGGGGGAGTGTTACCTCCCCCTCAAGGACCGCTAAGATTACAAGCGTGGGTATTCTTTGATGATTACGGTACGGGTAGGATCTTCCAAGAAGATACCACAGAAGTCCTTCATGATGTAGGTACTGTATGGATCTTTGTTGGCGATAACAGTTTGTGACTGTCCGAATCCTACTGAACCAGCGATGTACTGATAGTACATGTTAGGACGAGTAGACAATTTCACCTCACGGATGTTAGCACCACCTTCGTTGCTTACGTCCATAATGATGAAGATTGGAGGAGTTTTCTTGTTAGGGCCCAACTCCAAGAAAGTAGCATGCTCATTCAACTGTTCCAATTCGATGAATTCTACTGGACCTGTCTCAGTAGTCATGAAGTGGTCGAACTGCAATGCATAACCTTGCTTCAAGCGATCTTTACCATCCATGAATTTCTCAGCATTCAAAGTCATGTTTGAGCTGTTGAAGTCTTTACGGATAGCAGTAGAAGCCAACTCCATACCTGCACGGTTGGTGTATACTTTTACATAACGATCAGCCAATTTAACACGGTTGTAGAACAAGTCTCCAATAGCAGAACGCAAAAGGTTCAAAGAGAACTGGCCACGGTCATAGTAAAGAACGTTACCCAAGTGCAATTGCTGCCACAAACCTGGCTTCAAACGAGTTGGACGACCTTTTTCATCTTTAGTGTTACCTTGACGACCCCACATCAACATGTTGGCACGCATACGCAACATTTCCATACGCAACAAGCGAGATACTGTAGGCTCCCAACCAACGATTTTGGTCTTATCACCTTGAGCATTAGGATCAGTTACAGAGTAGTAAGTGATATCCAAAGGATTACCAGTAGCATCAGTTTGTGCACCCAATTTGGTAGCATCAGCCCAGTCAGTGATAGTGTGCTCTACACCATATTGGTTAAGAACATCAGCCATAACTTCCAACTGACCATCGAACAAGCCAAGACCAGAGAAGCTAGTGGTGTATTCACCCAACACGTTACCAACCTTGAAGTACTCAACCCCTACAACGAGGAAACGTACGTTAACAAAGTCAGCTGAAGTTGAACCAGCGGCACGACAACGGTATTTGAAACCGTTCTGGAAACGCTCAGGCTCAGCAACAATTTGGATTTGGGTTTCTTGCTCGTAGCGGTGAGCAGTGATAATGTCGTTCACGTTGAAAGCTTGCTTGTCAAAAACAACGTCAAACTCTTGTCCGTCGATACCTGGTCTAGCAGGCAAAGCAGAAGTAGAACCGGCAGCGTAAGTAGCAATTACTTTAGGCAACTCAGCACGCTTCTTGATCTTGTAGGTGAAAACACCATTAGGATCGTTAACAGAGAAAGGCTTGCCAGACTTCATAACAAGGTCGATCAAATCGTTAGAATACAAACGAGTGTCTGTAAACAAACGAATCATCATTTTGTCATACTGGTCAGGCTTAGACTTCAACATTGTCTCAACGAAGTTCTTTTCGGTGAGTTTGTTCAAACCATTCTTAGAATAGTAAGAACTGGTCATGTGGGCGTTAGCTATAACTGACCCGTTGACCCTTGGCATACTTAGATTTGGCATAGTAGTATTTTATGTTTGTTTTTTTATTTAAAGTACCTAGAGAAAACGTCTTGGTCAGACTTTGAACTCTTGGTTGTCTTTTTGGTTTTGGTCTTCAACTCATTAAAGATGGAGTTAGTTTCTTCTGTAACTCCCTTTTTCTTTACGGGAGTTAAGTCCAAATCATTTTGAACTAAACGTGCCAGTGCTAAAAATTTTGAAGGGTCTTCTTGACGCATACGAGCAAGTTTGTATTCAAACTCAGTAATGCGTTGTCCGTTGGGTAATTGGTGAGGCTTGGCAAGAACGAATTGGAAAAGGTCGCTAGCTGATCTCTCATTAATGGGATACCCTTCGATATCACCAGATTTGATAGATTTTTCTAGAACAGCTGCGTAAGACTCTTCACGTTCCTGGTCACGTTGCTTCTGCAACATAACTTGCTCACGGCTTTGTTGAGCTAAAGCATCTTTCTCTTGGTTTAGTTTTTCAACTAGTTTACCATGATACTTCTGTGCGTAAGCTCCCAACTTATCATTGTTAACAGCAAACGTAACTTGGTCCTGAATCTCGTCCTCGTCCATTCCTGTTTTAGCTAGGTAAAGACGAACAACTCTTTCTTGGTTAACTACGTCATCCAGGTCAACATCTTCTACTACTTGCTGGTTAGCAAACATCTGAAGGTATTGTTGGATAGGTGCTTTATTAATGAAGATATCTTCAACAAGTTTAACTCCGGCTTCTCCGTAAGTTTCCATTGCAAGTCCTTCTAATGTGTCCCAAGCTTTCTTTTCAATGGTTTCATCCATTTTAGACAAGAAGGTTTCTTCGGTCCACTCTACTTCTTCGTTCTCGTCTAGTTCAAGCATACCTGCCTTTACTAGTCCTTTTCCGAAAACTTCAAAGTAGTTAACTTCATCATCTTCATCGTCCTCTAGACCAGTAGACTCTTCTTCTTCTTCTTCATCCTCATCAATAGGATTAGCGGCAGGTTTGGGAGTAGACTTAGGAGTAGGAGTTGGAGTTGGAGTTGGATCTTCTTCCTCTTCCTCTTCTTCGTCATCTGGTTCTAGGATGGGGTCTTTAATTTTACCATCTGCACCTAAAATGTCAGGTGCAACGTTTTTGTTGGGATCATATTGAGGATTAACATCAATTGGATCGTCACTGGAGAATGTTTCAAAGAACTCTAAATTCTCTAATGGGTTTTCATTAGTACTCATGTTGGTTGGTTTGGTTAGGTTCAAAAGTAATATATTAAAAAATTAACGCAAGAAGTTAAAAAAGGCCGTTATTATTATAGAAATAGTTGACGGCCTTTATTTTATTTCTTTCTGTCGAAGCGGTTTTTATTAATCTCAGCAATTTTTAACTTGGTGTCAATGTCCTTCTCTTTCAACTGAAGTTCTTTCTCCTTCAGGTTGATTTCACGGGACTTGGCACTTTTAGCAAAACTTTCTTTAGAAGCAGCTTGTGATAACTTGGTCTGCTCAATCAGAAGTTGAGTAGTATCTGCTTCTGGGTTATAAGAACCTTCGTTAGCGATACCTTTCAGTTTCTCAACCTCAAGTCTGTTCTGACGGTCAAGTTCTTTGTTCAAGTCCTCACGCTCAGCTTCTTGCTGCTTCATTTGTGCTTCAAACTCCATCTTCTGCTGGAACTGTTGTTGCTGTTGTTGCAACTCTTGCTGCTTCATAGCTTGTTCTTGTTGACGAACAGCTTCTTTACGTTTCTGTACATCGTTCAAGGTCTTACGAAGACTTCTTTCAGAAGCGGCAGTAAACAAGTCAAGCATCTCTGCCAACTCTGCTCCATTCTGCATAGCAGGTTGAGCCAACTGTTTCATTTGCTCCAAAGTAACTTTGTCTTCTGCGTAAGAGGATACAAACACGAACAACTCATGAAGCAACTCATTCTTGTTCACTTTCAAGAATACAGACTCTAACTCAGAGTTAAGATAGTTCAAAGTAGAGGTTGGCTTCTGCAACTCAATGTACTGAACAACGTCTAGCATTGTCTGGTATACTTTCTGAAGAACAATGTCGTGGAAAGCAAACCAGGTCTCTGTTTGAGAGAATGACTGTTGGAGAGAGTTGTTAGCTGCAGTTGCTGTTTCTGAAGGAGTTGTACTACCTAGACGTTGGCGTGTGATACCAATCAACTCGTAGGCTTCCATACGGAGTGTCTGAGCTAACTGGATACGGGTTTGTATCTCAGCGCTACGACTCAAATCCTGACGAGAGAACTGGTTGAACTGAACAGCTCCTCCGGTGTTTTCAATTGAAGTATCGATAAACAATGCTCCACGGTTCTTAGCGTTCCAAAGCATCATCTCAATTGGATCCTGTGAATCTTTCTTAGGTACAACTTTCAAGTCACCCAAGAACACCACACCAATCTCTTTCTCAAGCAATTCCCACAACTGGTTCATACAGATGTTGTAGAGAATCTGGTAAGGTTTAATCAAATCTAAAAGTGATTTACCTTGAGTGTTACGGGTAGTATTGACAATACCTACAATAGGTACGGTCTGTGAAAACTCTAAAGGTTCGATATTAATGTAGATATCGGCCCCAATCTTAATACCTCTCCACCACTCGTTTACCCAGATTTCTTCTAAGCTTACGTCACCAAGTTTTTTGTCAAACTTGTAATCCTCAGATACGAACATCTCTTGCTGGAATCCTTCCTCATCCAAGTAGGTTCTCTTGTAGATTAGTTTCTTAGACTGCCAGTAAGCAGTAACTACTGTGAAAGCATGTTGAGAGTTAAATGAGAATACGTTGTGGTCAATACCTCCATTGGCAAAGTCACCTACGTTTTCAAAGGTCAACTGCCACAAGGGGTCATTTGGGTTAGGAAGGGCAGGAGACATCGGTGAGTACTCGTTGTTACGCAAGTTCTGCACGGCCCTCTCTTCCAAGTGGTCAATTTCCTTAGCACTCAAAGAGTATCTGTCTACAATCTCAGTCAAGGAAAGAACTTCGATAGTTCCTACTGCCCAACAGTCAGAAGTGTAATGAGCGTTACGGTTGGCTAAGTACCATACGTTAGATGGGTTTTCTACCTTGTAGTTAAAACCCATACGAGAGTTGTCGGGGTAGAAGTGGTGATACTCTTGGCCAGTAATAAGAAAGTCTAGGAATGATTCTTGAGATTGAGCTTTAAAGTTAAAGTGGTAACGCAAAGCATTCAATACTTTGTTACCCCACTCTTCAGCTACAGAGGTATAATCCAGGATATCATTCTGAATTTTTTGTTCTCTCTCGGCCCTTTCTTCAGGACTCAACTGCTGGCCTTCTAACTCACGAGCCAAGTTCTCCAGGAAGTAATCCTTGATGATGTTGGTACGAAAGTCAATGGTCTCGTTGATTGCCTCGTCATCTACAGCCTTTACCTTGTATTTGTGGGGCCTATTAATCAACTCACCCTTAAGCTGGTTAAGAGGAGAAGTGACAATAGAGTAGTGCTTCAAGTACTGTGGTACATCTGGTTCTTGGTCAGGTACATCAGACAGGTAGTCAATTAACTCCTTGTACTCCGGTTGGTTAACGTAATCGTTAAAGTTAAACTCTCCGTTATACAGTCGGTAGTTTTTGCGGAACTTGACGTTCTGTTTGTACTGAGCAAATGCAATGTTTGCAAAGTAGTCCATAGTGGACTTTATGAAGGACTCCGTCTCCTTCTCTTTTTTGGTTACAAATTGCTTAGGATAAATGTACGCATTATTTAATGGGTCATTGAATTCCTTTAAAACTTCTATAATCATGGCTTGTTATAATCTAAATGGTGATGAGGTACTACTTCTAAAAGGTGAATAAGGTTTACGACTCCTAAAGTATTCTTTGAGTCGGTCATCCTCGGAAGTACTATGCACAGTAATCTTGTTAGCAAGAGTTCTAGACATAGCTAATGTCAATCCAAATGCAATAATACGGTCAACGTTAAGTTTTGGTGTAAATTTTAGTAATTCTTTTAATAGGAGAGGATCTAAAATTCTAGATACACCTAACCTAGTTTTTACAATATTACCGTCCGCATCCCGTTCAATATCAATCTCTTCTGTAAGGTATTCAATAATTAAACCTAGCAAGTGAGCTTTAATTTCTTTGGTCATGTGAATTCCGTAGTCACGATTAACTGTAGAGTTAGGGTGAATATCTGTCAAGAATGAAGGAGTTCGCTCAAGTACTCTAGGTCCAATGTTCTTTTCTACGCAATGCTGGATGAAACCGTAGTCCATGTTTTCACATAGGGTTTTAGCGTTGTAGTACATCAGAAGCATCTTGGTAGTTTCATACCATTGCTCAATCTTCTTAGGGCGGCCTGTGTATGCAGCTACTACTATGTTTTGCCAACCTTCACCCGAAAGATTATGAATTCTTTTGTAGATGTAGGTAGAACCCAAAGAAGTTGAGTAATGGGCTTGTGATTGTTTATATGGGTCAGTTCCTGCCGTATAAAGCCCATAAGGTGCGTCTGATATTGGGTACTCCCAAATAACTACGCAACCTTCAATATCGTCTGCTGGTTTAACTGGGAAGTTTACTACTGGCTTCTTGTCGGTGAATTTATGAGCAACCTTACCATCCTGCTTGAAGTAGAGTTCTACATTGTCTCCTTTAATGTCTTGATTGACTAACTTCTGTAATTGTTCTTGAAGAAGGTCTACTGGGAAGATGTTCTGAGACATCTCCATAAAGCACTCCTCATGAGTTAGAGGGTAGTACATTATCTCCTTCAGGTAAGCTTCTAGTCCAGATGCCTTCTTAACGTTGTCACGGTTCTTAAGAATCATCTCCTTACCCTTCTCTTCGTCACTTACCCAGATAGTAATGTTATCTAGTTCTGAAGACTCTTCCTTGCCTAGGTATAAACCTAAAGGTTTATTTTCTCTAGGTACTTTCAAAGATTTGGTTCCTGGAATAAACAATCCGTAAGACTTGCCTGTTTCATTAGCCTCTACAGATAGAAAGTTATAAGCTTCAGGGTTATTGAAAAGTTCTTCCAAGTCCCCGGCCTTAGTCATATCTCCAGAAGTCCCAATTACAATGGGAGAACAACGCCATCCAAACTCTGAGTCAAAACAGGGAATGGTAGCCGACAGACAGTTAAGCATGTTGCCCTTACCTGCTTCTTCTAACATAAAGGAAGAGAGAGTAAGACCTGCCGCTGCCTCCGTATTGTTACCTTCGTCAAAGTTACGTTTGTTACTAGTTTTGTCCTTGAAACCTAGGGTTACTTGACGCTTCCAGTCATCCTCAATACGCAAGAATCTAAAGTACTTAGGTAAGTTCTGCAGAACCAAGTCTACCGCTTGAGTAGTGTTGCTTAAATCCGGTTGGTTTAGGGCTGAGATAAGGTTATCACTACCGTACTGAGTTACGGCCTTGTGAGCCATGTAGGAAGAGGTTATGATAGTTTTAGAGATACGACGAGATCCTACTATCACCAATCCTTTCATGCCATCAGGATGATTCTCGGCCTTACCAATAGCATCGTCAATCTGCAAATAACTATCCCAAAGTTGAGGCTTGCCTAGTTTACGTACCTTTCGAGTACCAATCAGTTCATCCTTGTATAACGTACCGTAGTTTAAGTGCCAGTAAATAAACGGAGAAAAGTAAAACCCATTGATGGTTACTCCCTCTGTAATTTTCTTGTATTCGTTATCCCAAAAAGGAACAAACTCCTCAGAGTTCTCGTCCTCTGGGATGCTCCTCATGTTGATTAAGAATTCAGCACTGTCTGGGTTATACATTACATGAATTTTTTCATCAAACCATTAACCTCCTGCGAACCACGAGCAACTGTCTTCTGCTCTTCTTTCTCACGGAGTTTATCTACTGTCTCTAGTAATGCAAGATACTCTTTCATAGTATCACGCAAAGACTTAATCTGGGATTCTATAGAAGCAACTACCATAGGCATTGCTCCACCTTTAGCTGTAGGCTTCCATTCTATCCTATCTTTTAATTCTGCGATAGGATTCTTGTCGATATAAGCACGCCACTCTTGGAGTTTGGCTTCTGCCCACTCTAATTCAGCTGATACGTATGTTTGCTTCTTAACTGCCATATTTATTTAAAAATTCTTGATAGGATAAATTCATAAAGTCCTCCAACGTTCTAGCGTAGAAGTCCTCGTTATTACCAGTCTTTCCGTAAGAGTAACCTGCCTTCCAAAAAATCTTCATAGTGGCGAATAAATCGTCCTGGAAGGTTCTTGGAGGTTCAGGTAACTCCTTACGGTTAGACTTGATAGGTTGGTTGGTTTCCATGTCTAATTACTTCTTAATAGCTTTCGCTACGTTGATGTTTCCATCGTTAGGCATGATGTACAGTTCTACTGCGCATTTAGTGCCTTTGTTGCCACCACACTGGTTAGTGATGGTTTTTGGTTTGGGTTGTGCCTGTGTTTTCATTTTATTATGGGTTATATTTTTGCCACTTTAAAGGTAATTGCTTTTCTGGGTTTTCCTCATTCCAATCTGCTATACCGCAATCTGAAGAAAGGGAAGCGGTTTTGAAGTCGAGGATGCAGCCACAAAATGCACAGTGATCCTCTGGACGGGATGTGTCATAGTGCTTGCCTGTAAGTTCTGCATACTCCACAGACTCTCTAGCTGCCCTGGAGTTATAAGGACAGTTGAGACAAATCTCCATCCGGTTTGCGATGACTTCTTGCTTCTCATGACTCAGTAGGCGGAATTGGTGAGCTATCTTGTTGGTTACCCCATGTAGGACCTTGTCCGCATTCTGCAGTCCTTTTTTGCTCATACTCAGGTATTCTTTGAATGGATTCATATAGTTGGTTTAATTTAAGGTCAATAGATTCTATTCGGGTTATTTTATTCTGATAGAGGGTCTCATTAATAATCCCTTTTTCTAACATAATACTGGCTCTCTTCTTTAACGAAGAACTGGCTGCCTTAAATGCAGTAGCCCTTTCGTCTAAATAACTAAAGCTCATGTAGTCTTTAGAATTACCACTAAGGTACTTCTGCAAAGACTGCTCTAAACCAAAGGCACTCCTACTCAGATTGTTTACAGCAGAAGACAAGTTTATCTGAAGCATGCCAAGTCCTCGTAAGAAGATCTGGCAAGTTGGCTTCTCTACCAAGTCAGCAAACGTTTTGTTCAGGTACCAAGAGTAGACAGTATCTATCTGCGCAGTAGTATACCCAGATTGTTTTGCAACGTCCGAGTATAATCCATAAGATCTATATTCTACTTCTTTATGATACATCTGTCTTCGTTTTGTCTAAGCTCAGTAATAGGGTTATGCTTGCAGTGTCTTTCTGAGGTAACTTAAGTTTATTGTTAATTACGTTCTTTTCAAGCAACTTCAACTTTCTAAGTTTGGTGATTACGTTGGAGATAACTTGGATTGAAGTATTATTTTTTGCTGCTAACTCATCCTTGATTTCTTTGTTGATGGTTCCATAAAAAGAGCTGTAGGCCAGCACACGTACAGATAAATCAGATAGTCTGTAGCCTGCCAATCTAAGCAATATATCTATGTACGATTGATGCAATTCGACTCCTTCTTCGTATTTTCTAGCGACTTTCATTCGGGTTGGTTTTAAACAAATATACTACCCTAATAAAAAAAGTCAAGTTTAAAGTTATAATTCTGTAGATTAATTCTATCTTAACTTAAGAAATTAATGGACAAATTTTCAAATAAAACTATATTTGTGATAAGAGGTTACTATGAAAAAAGTATCTATACCTACTAAGGAAGAGTTGATGGAGGTATTCATTGACGAACTCAAAGACTGCGAAATCGGACTAGCTGGTGAGATAGAAGCATTTAGTACTAGCCTCTACAAATCGTTTCGAAAGTATATCAAGGGAAGGGAGTATAAGGACAAGCTTTTGTATGAGTTTGTTTTTGGCACAGTAGACGACCTCCTATACGACGACTCGCCCTCACAGAGAACTGACAGTAACTTACGTCAGCAAGCTGCAGGAGAATAATTCTTTGCTCCATTCATTTTTCTTTCTATATTTGCAGCGACACCGTTTCAAAACGATCACCTGTGAGGGCTTATGGTAGGTAGCAGGTCAGAAGTCGGATAGTATGAGTAATCCTTAGAGGTGAAAAGAGGTTTCTCCGATAGTGTCAAAACGTTATTGACGAAATTTGCAGTGCCCTGACCTGGCAGACCCAGGCAATAAGTGGACACAACAGGGACTTGAGGCAACTCATTTGGTAAAAACTGCTGCACTATAAGTCGCCAACGGTATAAAAAATCAACTTGATTTTTCGTTTCTGGAAGGAGTAAATTATTTCATCCGACCAACAGCAACAGCCAAAGACTTCTCAAGTGCTTTGGAGTAGGCTTTTTTGTTGTGGGGAATCTGGTCGACTGTCAAGAACATTGCATTTACAAACACTCGTTTCTTGGCTTGACCTTCGTAAACTTTATCTCCTGCCGACAGTTTAACCATAACAATGTAATCACGCCTCAGTAACTGGATGCCAATAATATTAACTAGTTGCTCAGGCATTGCAACTGAACAGATCTGCACTTTAAGTAGCTGACCTGTATCACAGAGGCTGAACTGGTCCGCCACTAGTTGCTCGGCAGTTGTTTGAGCACCAAACGTTATGGGTCGGCCAGCAATTTCAGAGATAGAAGCAATAGATGTTACTGAGTCTACTTTGTAGCATTGTCCTTGTAGGCTTAAAGCCAATAAGGATACGAGGGTGAATAGTATAGTTTTCATTTTAGTAAGTTACTTGTCCTGCATAACCAGGTGCTATGAGATAAAGGTTTAAGGTTCCACCTGAAGTAAGAGTAGAGGTAGTGTAAGTACTAACCCCTGAGTAAGTCCCTCTTACATTTGTGGTGGCTGCCTTAATAGAATTGTACTGTGCGGTTGTAAAGATACGAACATCCGGTGCTGTGCGCCAGTTAGAGAATAACCCAGCTCTTCTAGCGGCTACATAGTACTTGTCTGCTACTGATATCCTTCCGTCATCGTTTACGTCAAACATATGGAAGGAAAGACCGTTACGCACAGTTTTGCCTAGGATGACATTAGATACTCCCTGAACATCAGTTAAGGAGTAAGATTGTACCCGAGTCGGTGCTGGGATTTCTATGTAGTATTCTTTGGAAGGATCGTAACTTTCAGAGATTGAATAGTAACCGTTCGAGTTAGTATAAATGGTTTTGTAAAGAGTCCAAGATGAAGTTGTTACTAGATATTCAAACTCTAGAACATAAGCAAGACTAGAAGTTCCATTTAAGTCATTCCACCTACCACCTGATACAAACTGAACGTAATCTTCGTTACCTGAGTTATTGGGTTCTCCAGAGTTCCAGTTTGTGTAAGAGTAAGTTTCTCCTGTTACCCATCTCCAAGTTCCTTCATTTACTTCGTCTGTAAGTCCTATCCATCCAGAAGGCCACAATCCATAAATAAATCCTTGTTCTCCTGAAGAAGTGATGGCTACTAAGTGTCCTCCCATATTAGCACAATTCGACTTAGCTGTTTGCCAGTTTGCTGTTCCTGTAGAACGGTAGTAGGAGTGACCGTTGTAATTCTGTTGGTTGGTGAATCCAGTAATTGTTGAGTTAGTTCTACGGTAAAGCTTGATTGGGACATTGACAGCACCTGAACCATTACCGTTATACATATACCCTGAGTAGGTAAACTGAGCAGACAGATCAACTGCCCAAAGTAAAAGTAAGATAAGCCACCTCATATCTTTAGCTTACCTCCTAGTAAGATTTGATAATTGACAATGTCCTGGTTAGCGATGTATGTGCCTCCTCCCGTAAGTCCAAACTTAAAGGTCTTGGTAATTGAGTAGTTTAGATTCAAGAACGGAACCACGATTGGCTGGCTCTTGAATAAACTCTCTGTGTAGTATTTTGTGTAGGGGGCGTAAACTGCCGCAGCAATGATAGTCGCATCAACATTTCTAGAGAGTTGACCTTTGTACATGAAACCAGCAATAGCCATGGTTGAGATAATCTCCTCCTCAAAGAGTTGACCATACGAACCGGCTGCTCCGTAGAGTGCCGTAAAGTTCTTCAGGGAGTTCACTCTTACAAATAGAAGTGAACTTGTGTAGGACTTCGGCATAAGACCAAGTCCTGCTGATAATACGTTAATGTGTTTGTTGCCTTTAGAATTGGTACCAATCCAAGATTTGATACCACTTACATTGCCTATCTTAGCGTTGACCATGTAGTCAGCAGATAGACCTATTGACGCTGTGCCGTCTCCTTTTACTCTGGTAAAGGACATTGTACCCCTTGCGTCCTGTTTGTCGCTCCTAGCGGTCTGTATGCCTACTATATCACCTGTAACTAGGATTGCAGGCTTTTGGGTTTCTACCTTACCCTTAGCAGCAGCTTTTGCTGTAGTTCCTCCACCTGCTTTTTGGGTTTCGGTCTTTTGCTCTTCTACTTGTTCGGGAGTTTTTTCTTCAGGTTTTTTATCAGTTCCACCGCCTGAGCCATTCCCTCCGCCAGAACCATTGCCACCGTTGCCAGAAGAAGAACCAGAGCCACTCCCAGAGCTGTTCCCAGAACCACTAGAGCCACTAGAATTATTATTTGAATTGCTTCCATCGTTATTTACTTGTCCTTCCGACGACCCCACGGATCCCTGTCCAGATGATTGGTCACCTGAATTAGAAGTATTCCCAGAACTACCAGTAGTGCTATTGCTTCCATTACTAGTAGGATTGTCGTTCGATTTTCCATTTTTGGTCTTGATACTTACTCCGGATGTCCCTGACGTTGTAGTCCCTCCTACTGATGTACTTGATCCTAGAGAAGTCGAAGATAAGTCCAAACTGGTCAAAGAGTTCAAAGTCATTACATTATTTACTAAACCCATTACCGTGTTGGTAGAAGTTGTCGTAGTGGTTGTGGTTAGCACTCCCTCGCATGGTTTGGTTGTGCTGAAGTTTGCGTACGTAGAATTTAACCAAGAATCAAACGTACCGTCTTGCAATTCTGTATATGAAAAAGCCCTCACCTGTCCATAGTAAGATACCATTATAGGTGAGTTCATGTCTGCACTAATGAACTTCAACTCCTTAGTGCAGGGGTCGGTGTAACTGTACATAAAGGACTGAGCGTTTAGGCCCAGTCCAATAGTACACAACAACAACAATATTTTAACTCTTAAAGACACCGTTCTTGATAAGGTTTTCGATCACTTTTGTACAAGCAGTTTCAAGTGATTTACGTGTAGCCTTACCTACTGTGCTTTGCGAGAATTTCATTCCGTCTAGGGATTTAAGGAAAGACTCACCAGTTTTGGTGGACTCGCCTTCTCCTGAACCAATAAAGATTTGACCTGTCTTTGCATCTACAAAGCGAACCTGTAACCGGATAAAAGTAGTTACAACTACTTTAGCTTTAGCTCCTTCTACAGTTTCGTCCTCATCAACGGCAAAGTCTGCAACAGTCACATAGACAAAGTATTGTGCAGCTTTAATTTTTCCTTTACCATCAATAGGTTCTTCAAAGACTCCTTTTTTAGAAGCCTTGAATTGGGTCACCATCCTTTCCTTGATTTCACCCTTTTCTTCAGTAAATACAAAACGATTTGTTTCATCTAAATAATCTAATACGGATTCTGCAAAGCCTAGGCCAACGTTCTTCTCTTGCAAGTCAGGATACATAGCCAATACTTTGGTCATGTCCATGCTGATTACCTGTACTGTTCTTTTGATAGAATCAGTGTAACCAGATACAGTAGAGATGTCTGCTTTCTCAATAACCTCATCCTCGGTTGTGGTCTTCATAGAACCACAACCATAGATAAGGATTACTAATAATAGACTACCAAGGATCTTCTTCATCAGCTTGAGGTTTAGAAGCAGGAGCTGGGGCAGGAGCGGCAGCTGGTGCAGCCTTTTCCTTAATGATAACGGTCTTACCGCCACCAGTGTTTGCCTGTTGCTTCTGTTCGTTGTTCGTAGTGATGTTGATTACGGGTGCGGGAGCAGCTACGGCCGCTGGAGTTTCTGGGGCATCTTCACCACCACCTAAGTGAGTAGCAAACCAAGCACCACCGGCAGTTACCGCTGTGGTAATTGCTCCAATGATTGCTTTCTTTACACCAGACATTCCGCTTTCTTGTTCTTCTGACATAATATTATGGGTTAGTTGTATTTGACAATGATACTCCGTCTTCCTCATCTACCTTTTGGATAAGCATTTTGTCTCTGTCTTCAGAGTTGAACCAGTAGTCAACTACTTTGTTCAAGTTACCTACAAATGCTCCGAAAAGGATGAGTAGCATTTCTTTCCAGGATTCTTGGATTTCTACTCCAAAGAATACAGCTGAATTGATTCCTGCAATAATGAAGAAGAACAGCCCCAACACAATGGCAGTGATACGCCAGCGATTCGCTTGCATTTGCTGCAACATGTAGTAGAAGCGATTGTTCATCGGTACTTCTACAGGCTCGGCCTGAGTAATACCTAATTTTTCTTTTAGTTTCATATGATTAATAGTTTAGAGTCTAGGACTTGTTTTTCAGTTTTAAGAGTTAAGATGTAAACTCCGTCAGGTAATCTTTCTAAGTCCACGCTGTACTTATAGTTTCCAACAGGCATGTGCTTGTCCAAGATATTCTGAACCAACTGACCTACCTCATTGTAAAGAGACAAGTTGATGTCAGATTCTTCAGCTATCTTAAACTGTACTTGAATGGCACCTTCTGAAGGATTTGGGAATGCTACTAGGTCACTTACCTGGTCGATAGATACCAATCCTTTTCTACGAACCTCAATAATGCCCATAGCAGGATTAATATTCATATCCTTAGCCTTGTTATCACCTACGTACTTTTCTGCCGTCCAGATGGCTGCTGTGGCCCAAGAATCTTGTGGTTTCTTAGCAATGAACTGGAGAGTGAATACTTGTTCTCCGTCTTTCAGTAAATTAGCATTGGTCAAGTCAGCACCTCCCCAAGATACAATCCCGTTAGAAGGGTTTGTGTAGGCAGTCCACTTCATGATTTTTTCAGTAACCTCAATCTGTTTGAAAGACAAGTAAGCTGTGTCGTACTTAAGATCTAACTGGAGGGCAGTAAGGTCTTTGCCATTAGTCAAAACTTTAACTGGTACGCTTACCAGGTTGCCGTCCTCTACTTTGATTTTAGGCATATTGATTTCTACTGTCTCAAGAGTAGGATCATCGTAACTTACTGTTTTGTCAATGATGTAATTCTTAGCGTTTGCTGGGTTAATGATTTTGATAGGAGTCAAACGAGCACGCTTAAATCCTGTCTGGTTTGCATCACCACGCACGTTAATGTAGTAAGAGATAGAATCTTTTCCATCAACACTATAAGTAAAGTTGGTTACGCCTGTGTAAGTAGAAGTAAGGTTTGTGGCAGAACCGTTGATTGCGTTAAACTCTGATACAGTGAAAAACAAGATATCTTTCTTAGAGTTAGGCCATGCAGAGAATCTACCTGCCAAACGACCATACACACCGTATACGTCAGCGACAGTAATCAATCCGTCAGATCCGTTTACGTCAAAAGAGTAGAAGTCAAATCCTGTAGCAGCGTATTGACCTAATACAGCTTGGTTAATCTTTTGTGCATCGGCAGTTGAGAACACAGCACCAGGAGTCATAGTATCTCCTTTAACAGCCATACGTACATCCCAGTAAGTAGTATCCAAGAATTTACGGAAGACAACAACACCAACAGAGTTAGTAGCCAAGGTCTGTACGGTTGTCCAAGTAGAAGAACCGGGAGCTTTTTTCTCTAGAGATACCCAAAGATTCTTAGCGTCTGTTCCAGTAGTGTTCATGAACTTAGCAGCAAAGCGAAGTACTTTTTGGTTGAAACGACCACCATAAGAATAAACTACCAATGTAGTATCGTTACCGTAGTTGGTAGCTGCTCTGTTTGTGAATGACTTTAAGCCACTGATTTTTAAAGTTTTAATAGAATCTAAGTTGTTCCAGACAGCTTCTGCTGCGTGAGTAAATGTAAGGTCAAAAGTAGCTCCGTTAGAATAACTGAATGTAGCACTTGAACCTGTGTAAGCAAGAGTTACGGTCAAGAATCCTTGTGCGTTACTGTCAACATACTGAAGATACTGATCTGATGTAGAGATTTTCAACGAAGGAACAACAGCAGTAAAGGCTGTGTTGTCGTAGAATACTCTGTACTGAAGACCGGTGATTTTCTCACTAGTTCCAGAATTGTAAAAGTAAAGAGGAGCAACAGTTTTACCAGCAGTTGTGGTTGCTACTTGATACCCTGAATCAATTGCGATCCAGTGACCAGTGCCAGGAGAAGTGGTAGCACTCTGTCCAAAGAGGCTAGCCGTGAGCAGGAATAACCCTACTACAAGCGATTGTATTTTTTTCATGGTTTGTATAATTGCATTTTTTCATAAGCATTTGCCGTTAACCATGGCTCTGGGGTTGGTAGTTTTTGGATGAAGGATAATTCGTACAGGTAGCATCTATATTCTTCTTCCTTTTCCGTAAAGACCGCATCCTCTAGCATAAATACTAGATGAAGGCTCTCATGGATTAATACAGCCGCCAAGTTATTGATTGAGTTTAACTTGATGTCTGCATCTGCTATCAGTATGGTGTAGTCTCCTTCAAGTACACCGTTGGAAGAAAAAGAACTTTTCCAAAAGTCGATTCTTTGGCACACATCCTTAAAGACTAGATACTTCTCAGGATCAGTAGTCTTTATGAGTTGTATAGCTGAGTCGACTTTTAAATCCCAACCGTCCCCTGCTTTAGCAATTGTTTGTGCTTGGCAAGGAACGGTTAGGAGTATTAAAAGACTGATAAACAGTCTAGACATTATTTTTTCTTGGCAGCTTTCTTAGCTTCACCCTTTGCTTTGTCTGCGGCAATGAAGTCACCAGACTCAATCAAAGTGTAAGTGAAAGAGTTACCATGGATACCGCTTGCCAATTTGCAGAACTCAAGAAACTGGTTAAAGTCTCTCTCACGCTTGAACACTTGGCAACCTTCGCTCCAGTTTTCTACGAAAGTAGAATCTGCACCAGCCTTGTGGATGTTGATACCAAAGATGCCTTCTTGGATTTTAGACTCATCATAAGTCATGTCCTTGTTAGCATCACGATAAACCTTCACGTTAGCTTTTTGCTTAAGAGCTTGGTATTTACCTTGGTGCAAGCCCAACTGGTGTGAACCACGGTATTGGCCAGGAACCAAACGAGCAACACCTGCTGCGTTGTGGAACTGCATAACACCCTTAGTACCTGGGTCAGTAGTTGCCTGCCATTGGTGAAACTGCCAAACACCTCCTACTTTGAAAGACACAGTCATAGTGTCATCAAACAAGTTAGTAACGTCGTTACCTGTAGAAGAGTTACGTACTCCGATAATATTGATATCGTAGTCTTTTGCGCCATCAAAGTAAACATAGCCCTTGGCTTTTACTGCGGCTTCGATTTGTTCTCTAGTATAATTCATGATTATTCAGATTCGCTAGGAGTAGATTCTGGCTTCTTCATGATCTTCTCTACAGAAGTCAAGCCCAAACAACCAAATGCCAACAAAGCAACAGCGTCTACCAAAGGAGTAGAAGGAGCAAAGTGAGCTTCAGTAAAAGAGTTGGCGTACAAAGTAGCGCACAAAGTCAATGTGCAAAATAAGCCGCACAAACGTTTCATGGAGACATTACCCTTCTCATCTTTGAAAAGTCCTCCAATAAAGTTTACAAATTCCATAAGTTCAATTTTTTGTTCGAAACAAAAATAAACTTTTGAAAAAATAAGTCAAGTAAAAAAAGAAAAACCCCCAAGGAGGTACTTGAGGGTGATTCGAGGGCCTTAATTTGGTAGAATTAAGTAGGTATACAAATATACCCAAAAAACTTAACTTACCAAATTATTGTTGCACGTATTCAAAAGTATGCGGGTCTACCAGACCTTTACCATACTTCTGTTCTAGTGCACCAAAAAATTGGTTTTGCTCAGTAACAACCTGAGCCATGCCGTCTTTAATCTGCTCTTTTACGTTGAGCAAATCAGACAACTGGAGTTCTACTTTACCCAAGTCAATAATGACTTGGTGTACTTTCTTTTGGAACTCTTGGAGAGCAGCTTTTTCTGCCTCGTCAAGAAGAATTCTAGATTCGCTCATATTACTTAAGTGCGTCTAAGATTTGTGCTTTAGAGAGAATAGTCAACTGCTCGTGACTCTCTACAAAAGTCTTTAGGTTCTGAAGATCGCTAGGATCCAACTCCAAGGTTTCACCATTGTGAAGTTTCAAAGCCCAAGCCATGTACTTCAATGCATCACCTTTATTAGAGGTTACAAGCATCTGTGCTACAAGTTTACCCAGGTTAGAACCTTCAATTGCATTACCATCTAAGTCGGTAATTGATTTGTTTAAATCTACTTTTGTCATATTGGTTGGTTTTTAAGTTTATTCAGTTACAGGGATGAATCCCAATTCTTCCAAGGCCCAGTCAACTACGTAACTATCGTCATCTGCCCACAAAGCGTAAACTTCGCTAGACATAGTCAAGTTACCATCCATCAAACTAGAGCCGGGGCTAAGAATAGTTTCTCCTTCCATACTTGACTCTACCTCTGACAAAATCTGCCAGTAGAAAGTAACTGAAGTAGGATTCATTGGAAAATTCAAAGCAATGATATTAAAGTACTTAGCAACACCTTTGGTTGGTACATTTACATCTTCTATCTTAATCATATTTCAAATATAATATTTTAAATTATAAAGTCAAGTTAAAATACGTTAGTAATAATACCACCATTTACTTGGATGTTCTGTTGTCCAGGAGGGTTACTTGGAATCATAATATTACCTGTCCATCCATCTACGTTTCCTACCTTATACGCTAGTCCATTGATTACTCCAGCTACATCAAGCATGTTTCCTACGTCTGTAGTAGTGCCGATAAGAAGATTACCTGTGTTATTGGAGATACGCATATTCTCTACGTTGGCTGTTCCGAAGACCATATCGGTTCCAGAGTAAGTTCCAATTAAGAATGCACCTGATCCTCCTAAGTTAGCCAATAAGGATGCACTTCTTACAAGGGAGATTCCCATCTGAGACCCCGAAACTCCATCTCCAAATACACGATAAACCACATTATCATTCTGGTTGTTCATAGCAACCCAAGCAGCAGAAGCATTTGTACCTGTGGCAGTAATTCTTCCAAAGATGTTGGCGTTGCTTGAGTCAATGATGTGCAACTTATCGGTAGGTGTAGCAGTGCCGATACCTACTCTGTTGTTGGTAGCGTCTACATACAAAGTGTCTGTGTCTACAACAAAGTTACTTTGCACTCTTACTGTTCCATTTACATCTAATTTGTATCCTGCATCAGTTGTTGTTCCGATAAGAATATTACCATTTCCTTTTGCGATTAAACGCTTAATTCCATTTGTGGAAAGTTCTAAATCATTTACTCCGTAAACGTAAAGACCAATGTTAGCAGTAGACACCCCGTAGATACCACCATCAATTCCAAAAATTCCCCTATCAGTTCCACTGTGTTGAAACCTAATTGTAGAAGTTCCTGGAGAATTGTTAAACACAGCACTATTGTTGAAGGTTGCAAGTTGAGCAAAAGTAGAAGTGCTATTAGCAGTAAATGCACCAGTTGATGTCAATGCTCCTGTGGAAGTTATATTTGCAGGAAACGTAACGTTTTTACTTCTATCGTAAGACTCAGCATTTCTTTTACCTGCTGGATACCCTCCTACCCACTCAATAGAGTATATGCCAAAAGCATTTGTATTAGAGTTATGAGTGGTTTCAAAAGTAATTCTTACTTGGCTGTATTGGGAAGCATTGTTACTATATGGAATATTTGAGTGGGGAATATAAGCATGACCTGGCCAGTTATTCGTCGTAGTCGGCCCTGTAATAGTCGTCCAACCGTTAGTGTTGTGATAAGCCTCAATTTTAATTGTTACGTTGTTACCATTGGTAGAATTGAAGACATAGAGAGCATTTAAGAATATGTAACCCGTAGTTCCTACTACATTCCAAGTAAGGCGATAACCACCATAGGTTCCTATTGTTCCAGTAGGTATTGCATTGAAGCTAGTTCCTTCCCCTTCTCCACGCATCATATCCCCTAAATTGGCTGCGGAAGCTCTTGTAGAAGTTGTCCAAGTAACTCCGTCAGTACTTTCTTCTTGAAGAGTTGGAGAGATAAATCTAAACTTATTATTGAACTGTCCGTGAAACATAGCCATTTCTCGAACAGTAGGATCACCTAAGTTATTCCTTAGTGTATTATTGGGAACTTGATACTCAGCCTGTATTTCTCCTAGTGTCCAAGAAACGTTTCCAGAACCATTTACAGATTTTCCTGTGTTACCGATTGTTAAAGTCCTAGCATTACCCCAAACAGCCGTAGTAATATCTCCAGAGCCGTTAAAAGAAGTACCGTTGATGTTTCTTGCTGTTTGTAAGGTAGTTGCCGTGGCAGCGTTACCAGTAATATTACTGTCTGTAAATGCAACATCTTTAAAAGTAGAATAAGCAGATGCAGAACCCCAAGTCTGTTGGTAAATACGCATACCAATTACATCCTTACGGAAGAGAACTAAATTATCCAATCCTCCTGATGCATCTGTGTAAGAACGTAAGTGTAAAAAGTCAGCGTATGGGCTATTATTGTTGTTAGTCCAAGAAGTAAATCCAAACTTTAACTGCCCTGCTATACCTTCGCTTGGACTTATGGTTCTGTTGTCCTCTCCTAGGAGTCTTCCTGAATAGCCACTAATATTAGTTACCGAAGTTAAGTAGGTATTACTATCTACAGATCCATCAGCCTTTAGGAACTGAGCAGAAGTTCCTCCACTCTTAACAAAAGAGTTAGCAGTCAAAGAACTTACAAATCTTCCTGTGCCGTTAACATCTAGCTTATACCCTACATCAGTAGTAGTTCCTACTAGAACATTTCCTCCATCTGGTTGGAGTGATAGAGGAGTCCAACTTACACCGTAGTTTCCCGACTTAATGAATCCAAAACCATTACTATTAGTATCGTATCCAAGAATCATTCTTTTTCCTGGAGTAGTAGAGCCCTCTAAAGATAGTTGAGCTGTTCCAGGATTAATATCTCCACTTTTAGTTATATCAGCTGATATAGTAGTTTTAAATGATGGACTAGTACTTCCTATACCAACATAGCTATTGGTATCAATGGTCAGGTCTGGAGAAGATCCGTTAGAAGCTAAGTATAATTTATTTCCGCTTGTGGCATACACTGTTGCTTGGCCTGTATCCCAAGTTAATCCTCCATAAGCAGTTGAGTAAGCACCCCAGTATCCAATAGAAGTTCCATCAGTCCATAAAGCATTTGATATAAATGTACCATTAACGTGTAACTTAGCAGACGGACTATTAGTGCCAATACCCCAGTTACCTACAGAATCAATGATACCTCTTTGTGTACCTCCAAGAGTATGGGTAGTAGCATTATGTGTCCAAAACTGAATTTCGGTGGCAGGATTAGTCTCGTATATATTACCACCAATAACTACTGCATTGTAAGAAGTCGTAGACAATCCTCCAATCAAAGCAAATCCCTGTGGTTGACTAGTAGCATTAAAGTGAGTACCTGTGAGATAGGACCACTTAGAACTGCCTTCTCCCACATTACCCATCAGAATATTACCACCCGATTGGTTGCCTATCCCTCTTACATTTATTCTACCTGTCGTAGAGTTTCCACGATTCGTAACTGTGGCTAAGGTATCTGTTTCTGTATACCCACTAATTGGGGTAAAGCCTAACGCAGTTGTTACGTCAGAACCACTAAGAGTCACTGCTCCTACCCTAGTATTAAAACTAGTTACCAAGTTAGCTGTACTCAATCCTATAGTAACATCCCCCGTTCCTGAATCCACTCCTGTGCTACTGATAGTTAAAGGAGAGTTTACTAATAACTTAGTGATAAGGGCACTGCCCGACAGGGTAGTGTTTATATCTACCCTACGGACTGAGCCATCCTCTATTAATGTAGTTCCTATCTGCGTTCTAGCCATAATTATGGTTTTAAGTAATTAATTCTAATTTTATCTGTTGGTGTTGGTGTAAACAAGAAGGTAATTGTCAAAGGTGTAAGACCGCCTACAGTGTAGTCGTTACCTGCACCTGACTCCATCAATACACCATTCAAAAATACTTGTTCTGTGTTAGAAACTGCGTTTCCTGTGCAAGTAAATGTAGTAACGACTCCGTTAGGTGCTGGGGTAGGAGTTTCTCTTACAGTGTAGTTTGCACTGTTCATAGTTCCTGAAGGCAAGTCACCTGTTGACAAAGTAGTACCAGAGGTTACACGACCTTTTGCATCTGTTGTTACTTTGGTGTAAGTACCTGCAGTACCCACAGAAGCAAGAGTTACGCTGATTGAAGTTGTACCACTACCACTTACATCGTTACTCAATGTAATTGTTTGGTTTCCAGTAATATAAGTAGCGGTATCGAGTGACCAAGTATTCGCAGCGGTCTTCTTCAAGAATCCTGAAGTACCAGCCAAGGCAGCAATTGCATCTAAGTCAGCATCCCAAGCCTGTACGTTGGTTCCAATAGCAACTCCCAAGGTAGTTCTTGCAGTCGCTGCATCAGCATCGTCAATCAAAGAACGACCAAACGTAGTCAAAGAAGCCATTGCAAATGTATCTACACCCGTAGCGTAAATCAACTGATTTGCAGCTGTAACCAAACCTGCCAAAGCAGTCAAGGTAGCGTCTAGACCCTGTTTACCATTTAATTGAGTTTGAATAGCAGAAGTTACACCTGACACATAACTAAGTTCAGCAGAAGTCACAGTAGATACGGCAACTTTACCAGAACCATCCGATACCAAGGCACGGGATGCAGTCAAGTTAGAAGTAACTATTGTAGAAGCACCTCCCGTAATGGCTGCTTGAGCACGAGCATTCGTAAAAAATAAGTTAGTAGTACCTTCTGTTACGTTGTCTGAGTTTTCTGCACTACCTGCAGTAACACGTCCGTAGGCATCTACAGTTACACGACCATAAGTACTTGCAGTAACACCTGTAGTAGCCAAGTCAATGTTGTCAGCGTTAACTACGATACGAGCAGAGGAAGCAGTCCCTACATCAAGCGTATTTCCTGTTTTAGTAAGACCTGCACCTGCTGTTACTTGACCTGCACCAGAGAACTGGGTAAAGGTAAGTGCAGTTGTATCTAGGGTGATAGTACCGTTGGTAGTAAGTACCCATCCTGAATCTCCGTTTACAGTACCTTCTTCTACGAAAGTAAACATGCCTGGAGTCACCTCAGAAGACGCATCTGCATCGGTTGCTCTAGTCCATCCACTTGACGCAACTAAATAGATACCGTTTTGAGAACCAGTAGATTGGTCTTTTACCAAGACACGATCACCTACTGATAGAGAAACACCATCTATAGTTTGAGTTCCTGATAGAGTAATGTTAGCAGTAGTTGCTGCACGCACTGAATCTTTAATATCTAGTGCTTGTTTAACAGCATCTACGTATCCTTTAGTGGCAGCATCCGTAGAAGAAGTAGGAGTGCCTAAGTTAGTAATTTTAAAACCTCCGTGGGATTGGTCAGAAGTAGGGACTACTGAACCATCCTTCTTGAGGAAGTTGGCACCATCTGCTAGTTTTGAACTAGCTATAGCGGCAGAGGCATCGATGTCCGCATTCACAATTGTGAGGGCATCGAGTTGGGATTTTTTAATTTTAGTTATAGCCATGATTGTTATAATTGATATTCAATGATTAGTTGGTCGGTTGGATTTGGTGCACTTGCTAAAGTTATTTGGTTGGTCCCTGTCTCCACATAATCATATCCTACACCTCTAGTCAATCTTACACCATTAAGATAGACTCTGGTTGTAGTTAATACGAAGTTTGCACTTGAGGTAAATACTACGTTTGATCCGTTCTTAAGACCTACTATGTTGTAGTCGTAATCAATCTGGAAAGTAGTAGGCGTAGGTACGGCACCGTAGGTAAGCAATCCTGTGCTACTGTTATAGTAAACTACGTTAGCAGTAGAAGTAGAAGCTAGCGTGGCTGTAATAGAACCTTGTGCTCTGAATGTACCATTTACGTCTAAGCGATATCCTACGTCTGTGAATGTGCCTCCGTTTTGGATTAGGACGTTTCTTGTTGCTGTAAAAATATAAAGTGCTTGCGTATTGCCAGCGACAAAATTTAATGAACCAGCCTGTGCATTAAAAGACAATTCGGTAGCATTAGCTCCAAACTGCCCCCAAATAGTTGTACCTGCAGCATTTTTGAATCTAATTAATGGATTAGTTCCACCTCTTACAACTAAATTTTCTTGTTGAACCCCCGTAAACGCACCATTAGTAAAGGTAGGATTGATATCTAGTCCTACTAATACGTCATTGTTAGCAGCCGCAACAAGTGTTTGGTTCAAGTAAGTACCTCTAGCTATTGCTGAGGCTGCAGTTACAGATCCTGTAATCGTTGTTCTACTGTTAATAGTGGTTACATAGTTAGCAAGAGACAACTTGTTAACCCACATACCCAATCTTTCTCCGAACTCGTAACGAACCAACTCGTTGTTTAAGCTTTCGTTGTAGATAAACTTACTAACTCCTTGGAATGTCGTAGTTCCTGCCTCTGGTGCAAACAACCAAGATGAAGAAGTAAGCACAGAAGAAGTACCGTTCCATCCATAACCTTGAACCATAAAGGCAGGTGAAAACTGTTGTAAGACAGCAGTTGCTTGGATTCCGTTAGATATTGTAAATCCTGCGGAGTGCGCTTGTCCTACTCCATCCTTAAGATAACCTACAGGATACAAGAACAAAGAATACTGTGGAGTACTATCAGATCTAAGACCGAAGAATGGAATCCAAGAGCCACTATTCAAACGCTTGTACCAAATCATCCTAGTAGAATCCCAAGTTTGAGGCTCTGACTGAATTGCTATATCGTGAGTTTTTAATGCTCCTGAAACCCAAGCACTTCCAGAGAAGATTACGCTTGGAGAGTTCTGTTGAGTTACTCCAGAAGTTGCTGCTGTTGTATTTGCGAGAGTAAGTCCTCCTGAAGCAACCGTAGTTGTGAGAGAGTTAGCTTGAAATCTTCCACTACCCACCGCATCTAATTTGAACCCTGCACTTACAGTTGTACCTAATCCTAAATTGCCTCCAATATACCCATTTCCAGATATGTTAAAGTTTGCCGTTTGTACACTAGCACTTTGGTTAAGTATAAGAGTGTTAGGATTTATTAAGTCTAACCCAAATTGAACGTTTGTGTAGTAAACAGTAGCGCCAGCAACATCTCGGTTATTCAAGAACAGGATCTTAATCGCTGCTGTTCCTGGAGCAAATTTATCGGTTACGTTAGTTCCTGTTGTATCAACTCCCTCGATGGTTCCTGTGTAGTTGGTCCAGGTATTAGGAATCTGTACGTTAACTGCCGTGATGTATTTATATGTACCTCCAGAACTACCATTGCTAAGCTGAGTACCTGCTGCAATTGTAGAAAATGCCCAAGGAACTCGCAAAGTAATAGTGTTGGTGGTGGTATTTACGGAACCTGGGTCCCACATATTACCATACCAGTTTCTAGAATATGTCAACGCAGGAAAAGCATAACCAAGAGAGTTGACGTAGTTCCAAAGAATAATTGATCTTAGGTGGGTATTAACACCTGCTGTTCCTCCGTTTTCCCAGTTTGCAGCACTAGTCAAATACATAACCGTGTCACCAGGATTCAAAGGGGCGGCCAATGTTGTAAGGGTGTTAGCCTTATACATATGATTTGAGGCATTGACAGGTAGACCATCTGCGTCAATCAAACTTACGCCTACATAATACCTTGCTCCGACATAAGGATTTTGTCTAGCAGAAACGGATAGTCTATATCTTTGGTTTACATCTACAGGAATTGCTTCATCTGTTACTGGAGAACTATTAAACGTTGTATCTCTGAATGAACCTGTGCTATAGTAGGCTTCTGATCCTACAAAAGTAAATGCGCTGAAGTTGTAGTTTGATTTTCTGAGACCCGTTCCATTAGTAACAAGATTTTCTCCTCTAGAAGAAACATACCCAGGAACATCAATATCAGAGAGTATCTCGTTCCCTGTTCTGTACTTAACTACACCCGAATCTGATACTAAAAATCTATCGTAGTCTGCTGTACCTGCTGCTATACTCTGAACTCTTACCGCACCATTTACATCTAATTTATAACCAGGTGAAGCAGTTCCAATACCAACACTACCTCCCCCCAAGTTTAGAATTACGTTGTTACCTAACTCGTTAATATAAAGTGGTTTACCACTATGGGTTTGAATCCAACTATAAGTTGTATTCCCGCCTAATCTTAAACTAGTGTTTGTTGTTTGTATTGTAAGAGTAGCTGTGCCAGAAGCGTCTTCTGTTGTGCCATTAACTACGGTATTTCCACCGAGTCTAGTTGTTCCTGCTACATTTAATTTGTTTCCGTTATCTGTAGTTGTTCCTACTGCTAAGTTACCAGCAGGTATTGATGTAAAGGTTGTAGAAGAGTTTCCTAAGATTGTTGTGTTAGATCCTAATCCGCTTACACTATATCCAATTACAATTTGGTTAGTTTGACTAATCGCATTGGGTCTTGCATCATAGCCGATAAATATTGAATTAGAACTTAATGTATTTGCTGACCCATTGGATATGTAACGACCTGCGAAATATCCTAAAGCAACGTTATTATTTGCTGCACCTAAATTAGCAAGTGCACTAGTTCCTATTGCAATATTACTACTATGGGAAGCCCCAGATTGTCCACTTAATGCTCCACTACCAATAGCAATGTTGTAAGACCCTGTCACATTGTAAAATGAAGAGCCTTGCCCAATAGAAATATTGTCACTTGCTGTGGTTGCCCACATTAAAGCATAACTACCTAGAACAGTATTACCGTTTCCTGTAGTAACAAATCTACCTGCTTGAGTACCAACTAAAGTATTTTGAAATCCGTAAGTAATTGCATTACCTGCATTGTAGCCCACTAAAGTTGTTAGTCCTGCAGTAGTTATATTTGCTCCTGCTCCAAAACCTATTGATGTAATAGCTGTTCCCAAAAGCATTGCTCTTGTCCCATCAATAGTAATCTGTCTGGATGTTGTGTTCTCCCTATAAGCAGCCCAGTCTCCTGTGTTTGGTAGGGTACTGTCAGCGACTGTATCTACATAAGAAGTTGTCGTATTATCATTTATTGTGGTAAGTAACGCACCTCTATCTGAGGTTTGTCCTGCTCTTGTTCTGTAGATTCTTCTCCCTGTTACACGAGGATCTGTGGATGTTGGAATGCCTGTAATTGTAACTGTCTGAGACCCAGAAACTATAGTAATGGATGTACTAAGTGCTACGGTTGTTTCTCCTATTGCAGTAACAAAACTAACAAAATAGTAGTGTTGCCCAACATCAACACTTCCACCGGTACTTGGGGTTAAAGTTAAAGTTCCCGTAGGAGCAGCAACTCGTGAGATGTTATAGCCAATGTCCGAACTTACAGCGTGAGTTGTTGTGGTACCTTTTACATCTAATCTATAAGCAGGAGATGTTGTACCAATACCAACCCTACCATTAACCGTATCTGTGTAGATCAAGTTAGTAGCAACCGTAAGCCCACCAACAGTAATAGCATTTGTAGTTGTATTGCCTGCTGTGGTTACAGCCGCTAGGGTAGGAACTGAGACCAAAGGCGTACCTCCGAAGATGGCCGAGAAGGTTTTGTTTTTCCATAGAGAGGTGGCTGATTCGTAAACCAGTAAATCGTTATTGGCTTTTGAGGCAATGGCTACATCGTGAATCTCATCTAACTCGTATCCGTTCTGAATACGATAAACTATAGTTCCGTTAGTTGGAGAAGTTCTTGTTACAACCCCTACGTAAACTAAGTGTTGAGGGGCTGAGGGTTTTACATTCGTAAGGTATCCAGGAATCGTAGGGTGAAGGTAAAGAATATCACCGTCCGCAAGGGTTACGTCTGTAAAAGGATTAGTTGCTACTGAGCGAGTATCTAAGTTATCAATAGTTCCTTGAACAACAACGTAACCGTCTGAGTTGTTAGGAATATCTACTGCTATTACACCAAAGGTCTGAGCTGAGTTAGCGTCATTATTACCTTGTGCTTTTACGAAATTAGGAAGATGACCAGTAGAGCCTTGGATTCTAATTATGGTTCCTTTGTACAGCGTAGCCCCTGTAGAGTTCCTACCTAAAGTCATCAAGGCTTCTGCCTTGTCTACGATTCCACTATTGTCTGTGTCATAAGTAGCCTTAAGCATGTCTCCGATTCCAGGAGCACCACTAATTACCTTCCAGGTTCCGTCATCAGCTAAATAAAGATTTCCTGCTCCTGTAGCTCCTGTTCCCAATCTATTGGGGTCGACAATACCAGTCTTAATGTAAGCCGCATCAAACAACCTCCACTTAACAGGACCATCTACGGTAGCAGGGGGCATAGTGATATACCCGGCTGCCATATAAGTTTCAGTCGTAACTCCATCCCTAGGAGTAAGACTACGATTAATTAATATATCGTATTGTTCTTCTGGAGTTATTGGATTACTTGGCATACTTATAATACAAATATACTCCTTTACAAAAAAAAGTAAAGAATTAACCTTTTAGATTATAATATGCCTAGTAAATCTAGTCCCAGTGCTTATTGTACTCTTCCCAGTAGAACGTAGGGACTTCATTAACGTAATCTCCTACTATCTTAGATTTGAACACAGAGTCTTTGTGTTCTACTAGAGCGAGAGTCAAGATATCTTCGTGTGCGAAGCCAACCTTTGTAAGCTCCTCTATAATCCACGTATAATTACCTCCTGTAAGGACCGCTGCTTCAACCAAAACAATCTTATCCATTATCTTCTTAAGATGAGCCGCTGTAAGCTCTAAAACACGCTTATACGCATCCTTCTTTTCTTGAGAGTCATCAGGGTACGCAACATCTAAGAACATATAGTGAGGAAGTTCTCCATCCCTAGAAAGACCGTGAAGGACTCTTAACCCGACAATACTAGAATAGTCAGGACTAACACAGATTACTCCTATTTTGAGAGCATCTTTCCACTCAGACGTTTCTTCCTTTACCTTACCTACTACCTCTGACAGTAATTTATTTTCTAACTCTTGGTTGATCATTATACAAATATAATCCCTGGAAGAGAATAAGCAAATAACTTAGCATTAGATAAAGTTAATTTAATACCCCCGTCTTTGGGGAATTTTTTTCTAACCCCCCTAGTCTTGATATCTATGGGAGGTTGGGGGTGTCCAAATTCAACTACCCCGTAGCCTTTCGGCATCGACGCTATCCCCCGTCGGGGAAAACCGATGCTGTCTTTACATATACAGATATGTCAAAAGTTACACAGAATGATGTTGACGTGGTCGAGAACCAAATCAACTCACAGGCTGACGCACAAGCGCCTGTTCAACAAAGTGCTGATTCTTCGAATGCTAGTGCTCCGATGGAGCCGAGAGCCGAGAGCCGCTATGCTGTCGGTGATATACGCACGGAGCCTATTCGCACCTGCGTTGCTATCATTCCTACGTCGGGCTCTAATGCAGGGCGTCAGATGTACGTCATCAACGGCACGCATTGGACTCGTCAGGAGCCGCAGCCTACGCACAATACGCTAGTGCTTCAGTACACTTCGTGGAAAGCCAAGGACGGGTCTACTGCCTTCGGTTGGAACGTACAGGGTACGAACGTGGACGCTTTCTCGTTGACCATCGACCAGAAGATTGCGAAGGTCGTGGCCCACGATGCCTCTTATTCGCAGGCTTTGGCGCTGTTGCTGAAATAACTCCGTCACAGGGGGGACTTTGTCCCCCTTTTTGCCTTCCGACAATGTCGCTGTGCGTGGGCTACGTGCGTTCTTCTCGGCAGTTGGTCTGCCTGTCGGCAGGTTTGTGTGTGCTTACGCACTTGCTTACGCATGAGATCGCTGACGCCAGACTTTGTGGGTTCTCAAACCCTTAAAATCTTATGAAACAATACAAAAACTAAAGGTTTTTTTAGTTTTGTTTAACTTTTGGGGTCTCAGCACGGTGTTTTGGGAGACCTCTGTCTTAAAAAGTTAAACAAAACTATAGTTTTTCATAATAATTTGGGTGAAAAAGAGGGTAAAAATGGGGGTCAACACCTTCCAACTCTCTTTCTCTGGTCAAAAAACTCCCAAAAAAGGGGAACTAATTATATAGAAATAGTTAAACCTTGACCTTTACTCATTAGTATTAAGGGCTTATAGGGCTTTATTACTCTTACTATAGAGTATATAGGTATACATCTTCTTTATTCAGAAGATGTCCTTTCTATGGTTAAGCAAAAATTTCGCTTGGCTACTTTAATGCATCACAACCTGTTTCCCAAGGACAGGCAGTTGTATGGTAACTAGGTTTTCAGTACTCCGGAGTATTGAAGTAATAGCTTCCCGAGCTCTACTGTACAACTGAACGCAGAGGGTATTGTGTTGTTCCCTTGAGAAAGGAGTTTAAGGTTGCATCAGCATAGAAAAGGAGATAGACTTTTACAACACTGAGGACTTCTCATCCTCAAACATAGTCAGGTAGCTCAAATGGTAAGAGCAGTTGTTTGTTAGGATGTGTACAGTCCGACTAAAAAGAAAGCAAACAAAAGATGCATGGATCGTTCCTGTCCTGACTACGAAACCCAAGAGCATTTTACATGAACACTGGTTGACAGCTTGGAAAGACAAGCATTAATGCACCACAACTC